ACACGAGCCTTATCGTCGGCAGCGTCAGATGTGTATAAGAGACAGGTATATAAGTTTAACATAGGGAAAAATGAAGAGTTGTCTAGATTATGCAAGATTAGTAATAATTTGTATAATCAAGCTCTTTATATTTTTAGAGAAACTTTATCAAAAGAAGATAAGTGGTTGTCTTATTATGAGTTAAACAATATACTTATTAAAACAAAGAATCTTGATGGAGAGGTAAATTATAAGCTTTTAAAAGCTCAATGTTCACAACAAATACTTCGTGTTCTAGATAAAAATATTAAGAGCTATTACAGATCTATTCATGATTTCAAAAAGAATCCATGTAAATATAGAGGTAAACCAGAATTGCCTAAATATAAGAAACGTGGATCAGAGTTCTCTTTATTTTTTACTAACCAATCTTGTAGTATAAGACAAGGAAGGATTATCTTATCTAAAGATTTATTTATTGATATTCCTCAATATGATAAATATTGTTGCCGAATATCTAATTTCAAGCAAGTAAGGATTATTCCATTATTTGTAGGTTATAAGGTTGAGATAGTTTATGATATTGAAAATAAAATTATTGAAGATATACGAGATGAGAAGGTAGCATCAATAGATTTAGGCATTGATAATCTTGTTACTTTGATCAGCGAGGATTGTAATTTTATTTTTAGTGGAAGGTTTGTTAAATCTTATAATCAATTTTTTAATAAAACGCTTTCACGGCTTATAAGTATAAAGGATTTACAAAGAATAAGAAAAACAACAAATCGTATAAAGAAATTATACTATGACAGGGATAGATATTTAGAAGATGTATTTCATAAGATAAGTAGGAGGATTGTTGACATATTGATTGATTCCAGAGTGACTAAGTTAATTGTAGGCTATAATAAAGGTTGGAAAACTGGAGTAAATATGGGTAAGAAAAACAACCAAAAGTTTACTCAAATCCCTTTTGCGAGATTGATAAGTTATTTGGAATACAAATGTAGATTATCTGGAATAGAGTTCGTGGTAAATGAAGAATCCTATACATCTAAATGTGATGCCCTTGCTTTGGAGCCAATATCCAAGCATGATTCTTATTTAGGCAAAAGGATAAAACGAGGATTGTTTCAATCTTCTGTTGGTAAACTGATCAATGCTGATGTGAATGGTGCATTGAATATAATGAGGAAAGTAGTCGGTGATTCCAATGGTGTTATTCAAAGGATAATCGATAGTGGGTTGCTGTTCAATCCGGTTAGGGTAAGAAGTGTGTTTCCTAGAGAATGTCTACTTCTAAACTAATAAAAATGTAATGTTTTTATATATTTAAAACATTTTAAGGCATGGCTAAAGGACATTATTGGATAGAGCCTGTGGATCAGACGTTAAATGATTTCCAGTTTTATAAGGCACGTATCGTAGGCGATCCTGAATATGACGAGAGACATCATCGAGTTATATTGAGAACTGATAAGTATTTCCCTGTCGGGAGTATCTTTCATGTCCTTAATGATAAGGAGATGTTTGTTATTGAACGGAAATTCAAGATCTGGGGCAATAAATATGTCATAAGACCTTGTGAGGGTGAATGGGAATGGGAGTCTGTCCAGAAACTTAAAGACAAGGCTATTATATTCCGTAGCGGATTCCTGCACGGGGACGGCGGTTTCTGACGCTTACCCGTATCTCCCCCCCCTATATTTCTTGGTGTGTATGTATATAGCTATATTTGAGCAAAAAATAAGTGTAATATGGCAGATTTTCAAGGTAAATACAATGGCGAGCAGATAGAGCAGCTTTTGGATAAGGCTAATGATATTGATCTTACCAAATATGCTCTTAAGACGGATAATGCCCCTACCGCCACGAAATTACAGGCGGCTAGGACCATAGCGCTGTCCGGGGCTGTTACTGGTAGTGTCTCATCGGACTTCGGAAGCAACGTAACTATCTCCACGACATTGGCTAATTTTGATGCCTCTAAGATCGCGTCCGGAACCATCAGCATAGATAGGTTACCTAAGGCGGCTTTGGAGAGATTGATCGTGGTAGCTGATGATACGGCTAGATTCGCCCTTACCACCGCTACGGCTCAAAGTGGTGATACGGTAAAGGTCACGTCTACAGGTAAGATGTATCTGATAAAAGACGAGTCTAAATTAAGCAGTGAGGATGGGTATGAGCCTTACACGGCCAGTCAGGCTTCCTCCGTGCCTTGGTCCGGGGTTACGGGCAAACCAAGTACCTTCGCCCCTCCCACGTCCTCCGCTACCGTTCTTGGCGGTATTAAGGTAGGATATACGACTTCCGGGAAGAACTATAAGGTGCAACTGGATTCGTCCGGCAACGCTTACGTCAATGTCCCTTGGACTGACAATAACACTACATACTCACAGGCCACGAGCGATAATCTGGGTCTTGTTAAGATCGGGTACTCAGCTAATGGGAAGAATTATCCGGTAGCTCTTGACGGAAATGGTAAGATGTATGTGAATGTTCCGTGGACGGATACCAACACGACATACACCAATATGGGAGCCGCTTCTGCCTCAGCGGCGGGAAAGGCCGGCTTGGTGCCTGCGCCGGCTGCCGGAGCGCAAGCCAAGTATCTTCGTGGTGACGGGACATGGCAAACGCCTCCTAATACCACATATAGCAACATGGGTGGAGCGACGTCCTCAGCCGCTGGATCGGCGGGATTGGTACCCGCTCCGGCTGCCGGCAAGCAAACCTCTTTCCTTCGTGGTGATGGCACATGGGTGGTTCCGATAAATACCACATACGCTAAGGCTAATACCACGACCTTAGGATTGGTGATGATCGGATATTCGGAGAATGGCAAGAATTATCCGGTGGAGTTGGATAGTAGTGGTAAGATGTATGTCAACGTGCCTTGGACGGATACTAATACAACGTATGGTGTTGTAGGAGCTAACGGGTCCACGGGGTTGGTCAAGAACGGCAGTACCGTGACAAGCGCCTCTGGATATACGGCTTGTCCTATTGTCGGTGGTATCCCCTATTATAAGGATACGAATACTACCTACGCCAATATGAAGGCGGCTACGGCTTCTGCCGCCGGTGCTGCGGGATTAGTTCCGGCTCCCGCCGCTGGTAAGCAGACGTCCTTTCTTCGTGGTGACGGGACATGGGTCGTACCTACTAATACCACATACGGATTGGCCTCTACTACAGCTAACGGCTTGTTGAGACAGCTTAATGGCAGTACATCCAGTTTCATGCGTGGAGATGGCACTTGGGCTACACCTCCTAACACGACATACGCCGTAGCCAATGAGTCTACTAACGGTTTGATGGCGGCCGCCGATAAGAAGACCATGAACAGGCTTATAGGGGTTAATACGGTCACGACATTAGCTAACCTGCCTATTAGCAAGAGAAGTATCACGGCTACGTTATCAGCCGCTACCACCCTATCCGTGCAGTCAGGGATGCAGATAGGGGAGGAGCTGATGATCAGGTGCGTCCCGTCGGCGGCCTTCACGCAGGCTATACCCAACTCCGGGGCTTATGTAAGCATGAGTGGTACTTCTATAACCACTACGGCTAACAAGCCTTTCGAGATAAATATCTGGTGTTACGCTTCAGGTAAGTATAGTATCGCCGTTAAAGAACAAGATTAATGATATAAGATATGAGCTACGTATATATAAACAGGGAAATATATCCCAATCAATTAGTTCAGGACGATCCGCTTGATGATAATTACGCCAAGGGCTATAGTTATGATGATTACATTAACGGGAATCCCGCCCCATGGATAGAGTTTGGGGAGGAGCAATTGGCGTTCAAGGAGGCTAATCCTAAAGCTACGGTTAAGGAGATTATCGAGGCTAAATTGGATGACTCAAGGCTTCTTAATGAGGAGAAATCGGCTAAGTATGAGGAGATCAGGACTTATGAGAATGAGAATCTTCATGAGTTTTTCTTGGATGACCAAAATATCTATATCCCTGAATATGATAGGCGTAACGCTTTGGCTGATGGGGCTATAGCTGGTAAGATAACGATCATAGGTCTGGAGTTCGATATGACGGAAGGCAAGATCTTGATCGGGATGATGGATAAGTATGATAATGACCTGATGTCGGCGTTAGGAGCCAAACAGAGGGAAGTAAGCTTAGCCACTACCGTAGAGCAGGTGAGGGCTATTGACGCTCAGTCCGGCTATCCAGATAAGGTAAATATCACCATGACTTATGTCCGGCAACAGGCAAAGGAGAAAGATGCCTCCGATCCTCAGGAAGTGGCTGTCAGATTCTCCAGAATGGTGGTTAATAACAAGGCTATATCTTTATCCCCTAACGAGAAATTGGATGTTAAGGTCCTATTCCCTATATGGGGACAAGAGGGGGCGGAGTTTGGGTTGTCGGTGGATGCCGGATTCTGTCTCAGGGTGGTGAAGGAGGATACGGATATCCTTTATGAGGTTATTCAACAACATACATTATCAAAGGAATGGGAACCCGGACTAAATACGGCTTCCTTATACAAGGTCATTGATAAGGAGCATGCCGGGACCATAGGGGATCCTATCCCGTATTTCCCTCCAATGGAGATATTCAAGGATAAATATTACATCCAGAACGCTGATGTATATAAGTGCACTAGGGATAGCGGAACTCCTCTTAGTCATAATCTAAAGGACTTGATCGGGTTGTATGTTGAGGTTGTACAGGGCTAGTCGTATCTACCCCCCCCCCTATATTTGGCTTGTGATATGATACAAGTTATTTTTGGCATAATAAAATGACATTTGTAAATATATTTAAGTATGGCATCACAAAAATTCGGTTTCGTAACCGTCGACCCAGTATCGGGATCAGGAGATCAGGCGGTTAATTTTTCCGGTGAGAAACACACCGGTCGTCTTCAACGCACTATCAACCTTACGGTCACCACGAACGGCGGGGCTAAGAAGGCGTTGGTAGTTAATCAGGCAGCGGCTGCTGAGGTGGTAAGATCAGACAGCCCTAACGCTTCCGTACAAAAGACAGGCGGTAATGTTACCATCACCGGTAAGTCTAACAGTACTAAGCTTACGTTCGCGGTCACGCCGGCTGAGGAGAACGGGCTTACGTTACAGCTCCCGGCTAACTACACGGCGGCTGGAAAGACTACGACTAACGGAGCGGTTATCGCCGACGATCCCGGAGCCGCTGGCGAGTTCGTTTGGAGCATCACGATCTCGGACGTACCGGCCAACGTCACGATCGAGGAACTGACAGCTACATTGAAGGTAACTGCCGCTGGTGGCCAGACAGCCAACGTGACGGTAACGCAAGCCGCTGGAGACTCTACTATCGAGCTTGACAAGGAGACTATTAACTTGGATGTAAATGGTACTCAACAGACGGTTAACGTAACATCTAATGACAGCTGGACATGGGCGCAAGCTGCGGCTAGAACCGTATTGAGAATGATGGGACGATAATCAGTTTCTTTTCTCTTACTCAGACCCCGATCGACTAAAGCCGGTTGGGGTTTATTTGTTTTGCTATCTTTGCAATAGAACAAAAATAATACAACTATGGCTAATGATTTGAATATTAATTGGAAGGACGGGGTAGGCGAGGTAACGGACCAGCCTCTGACCGTCAGCCCGGGGTCCGGGACCGGAAGCGCCCCCGTTTCCTTTGGCTCGGTGATGAACAACGGTCTTGATCGGACTCTTGAGCTGGAGATAACAACTCCAAAAGGTATTAAGAAGACGCTCACGGTGAATCAGGAGGGATGCCGGCAGGCTTATATTACGAGTGACGGCAAACGATGGCTGACTAGCGACAATCGGGTGTATGGGGTTTTGAAAAGCGATGCTCCGTGCGAATGCATAGGTGATTGTCCTTGATATTTTGTTTTTACGAATTTTGTAATTACATTTGTGGCGCATGTCCATCACCATGCTTTTCGTCGCTAATTTATTATAAGGGATACCGGTCTGTGATGGGATCGGCATCCCTCTGTTTTTTAATATGGAGAAGATAAATGTTTTCGATGTTCAGGTTCCTGATGGGAGACAAATCCGTTGTATGTCGTATAATAAGGTTACTTATTTTGATCTTGACGATATATGTAAGTTATGTTTTGACTCATACGATCTACATGATGTGACTGACACTAAGGTAATGAGTGAGTTCCTGCACCGAGAGGGTGGTCGTTATTGGACTACGATAGATGGCGTAAGGCAGTTGTATCGTAGGATTGAGTGTAAGATGTGTTTTGAGGTTATAGAAAAATTAAGGGGATTATAGTTGAATAAATTATTTATTTCATAAAGAATGTTTATATTTATGGCATAAGATATTAAGAATGAGATTAGTTGAGAGACATATCATAAAAGACAACCGATTTGAGGATGTATGCCTCAAATCCGGGTTGTTGTATAATTATGTTCTTTTCAATGTCAGACAAGGTATATTTCCCGGAGATTACATAAATGAATATGAGTTTTCTACTAAATTATGTAAGGAGAATCAGGTTGATTTTAGGAATTTACCATCAGTAGTGTCCCAACAAGTCGTAGCTCAAGTGTTTTCGGTAACAAAGTCTTGGATGAAATCAAAGAAGGAATATGAGAAGAATCCTTCTAAATTTTTATCAAGACCAAAATTGCCGAAGTACAAACGAGGCAAGAAGCAGAATATGGTAGTCTTTACGACTTCTGCTTGCAGATTGAAAAACGATGGTTGTATCCATTTTATCAAAAACATAATTCCACCAATCAAAACAAATATAGGAGATAACAAATTATGTCAGGTTAGGGTAATCCCTCAAGCTACATGCTATGTGGTTGAGGTTATTTATGAGAAGAAGGAACAGGATCTAAACCTGAATAAGGATAATGTTCTTTCGATTGATTTGGGATTGAATAACTTATGTTCATGTATAAGCGATGTAGGTATCAAGCCTTTCATTGTAAACGGCAAGATTATTAAATCCTTCAATCAGTGGTATAATAAGAAGAGAGCTAGGTTGATGTCGTATATTGGCGATAAGGGTACTTCAAAGAGACTTAGACGGCTAAATAATTATAGGAATTTTTGGATTGAAGATAAAATCCACAAGGTTAGCAGATTTATTGTAAATATCTGTATTGAAAACAATATTGGGAATCTTGTTGTGGGTTTGAATAAAGGATGGAAGAATGGAGTAAATCTAGGGAAGAGGATAAACCAGAAGTTCGTTGAGATTCCATTCTCAAAACTTGTTGAAAAGATATCCTATAAGTGTAAGTTGGTTGGAATAGACTTTCAAGTCCACGAGGAATCCTATACCTCCAAAGTGGATCATCTGGCTTTTGAAAAATTGGGAAAGCATGATGTTTATCTCGGCAAAAGAAAGAAACGCGGATTGTTCCAAAGCTCTATTGGAAAGCTGCTAAATGCTGATATCAACGGAGCTATTGGGATTGGCAGGAAAGTATTCGGTGATTCTTACATAAGTGGGATAATCGATAGTGGGTTAGCGAGAGAAAAGAAATTTGATTTCGTGATATATCCGTTGGATTTGATTATCACGGTTGGATTAGATTATAAGACGTTGTGTGATCGTTTCGAGAATATGGAACCTGAACACGAGGGGAAATGGGGAGATGAAGATGATATGGATAAGGAGGCGTCTTTCGCAAATTTGGTAAGGGATAGGGACGATGATGATAAATTTGCCATACTTTGGAATTTTTCGAGCGACGATGATTTAATAATGAGAAATATATGTCACGAGTCATTCCATATAGCAATGAGCGTATGTCAGTTTTGCAATATGTCTCTTGGTTTTAAGGTTGGAGAGGATGAACACGCAGCATATATAGCCGGCTTCGCTGGTGATTGCGTTAGTGAGTTCATCAATAGCAAGAATACGGATTAAGTCATAAATTCTATAAGGAATATAAGAATATCAGCCTCCGCTTATTTGTGGGGGCTTTTTGTTTATCTTTGTCAAAAACATGAAGTTATGTCGAGTTGCGTAATTAAAAGGAATAAGGAAGGTAAGATAACCCGTGTCTTGACCCCTTCCGGCGAGGTATCCACCTTGTTCGATAAGATAGCGGGTATAGCCGCCGTAAGTGACCTTAATAAGGCCGCTGAAGCTTATATGACTATTTATAACGATAAGTTTAGGTCTAAGTTCGGGAACTGGACGAGATCCGTACCAAGGAATAAGGAGGCCGCCAGATCCATAAGCGCCAAACTTAACGCTAGCGAGTGGGGGCAACTTATGTCAGCCAAGGTCCTGTCCGTCATAAGCGACATGGATGCCCCAGCGTTGGCCAGAAGTCTTGGGAATAGCGACAATGTCGTGGCTTATCTTACTTCCGGAGAGGTAGGTGATGTCAATGATATGGCGGTGGTAGATACATCTACGGTACAGGAGGTGGATTTGGATTCCATAAACGAGGATAATATTGGCGATACGATACTGAAAGAGGCGTCATGGGATGATATAAGGGCTATCAGGGAGAATATAGATATTAAGGAGACAGCTCGTATGTTATGGAAGGCCGTGGGAAGCGCTTTTACCGGGCAACGACCTAATATTAGGGTGAAAGGCGGAAGTATAGACGGGGAGATCATATTTTCTGGCAATGTCTTGCCTTTAAATGATATTGAGAATTATACTCCTCCATCTTCAAGATTGGTATATGATTCCGGTGAGCCTCGCCTGTTCTTTAGATCGGATGACGGCAAGATATACGACTCTTACGCCAACGCCATAAAAGGATCGTCCGGTGGGCGGGTCGAGGCCGGGTTCTTGGCCGGCAGTGTCGAGGAGAGCGACATCCCGTCTGGCACGACTGACATCTCCTTTGGCTCTTCCTCAATAACCCTTAATAACAGCGAGTCATTCATCCCGATCCTTGGTATTAGCTCAGACTCTAATATAAGCACCCGTGGAGGGTTCGTCAATTACCTTATCAAGAAAGGTATGTTGAGCGGGGAACGTATAAGGTTAGGGGATAGATATTATCTTACCGGAGCCGGCAACTCTGATGGTCTTAAGATCTATAACGCTATGGATGCCTTGTCTAGGCTAAGGAATAGATTTGGTAGTATGTCCTCTGAGATGAACGTATTAGGCTCCATCGGTTTTGATACGGAGATAGATAATGATCTTGATCTTATCACGACATCAGGGGAGAAGGTTACGGTAAGCAGATCGGAGATCAAGGGCATGTTAAGGCAAGGCAAGTTCGAGGAACTTAATAATAAGTATGATGGGTTCATGGAGCTAGCCTTGTCGTTGATGATGGAGGATAACGCCTTGTACGGAAGTAATGTCCGTGGGGTTATTGAGAATGAGAAGGCGGAGGATCTTCAGAACAGGACTGATATCACCAACATCTTATCCACGTTAGGTATCCGGGTGATGGGTATGTCTGAGTATATGGATAAGTATAAGATGCGTAATGGTATTGAGCCTTCGGCTAGGGCCTTATCCGATATGGCCAATGGGGTTATCGCCTTGGCTGAGGGAGCTACGGTAGAGGATCTTAATGAGGAGGTAGCCCATTTCTTGATCGATACTTACCGTAACCAACAGGAGATTGACGAGGTGCTGGATTCTGTTGTCGGCACGTCGTTATGGAATCAGTTCGCTGGTCGTTACTATGAGGTGTATGGGAAGGAATACCAAGGAGAGGAGCTGGATCGGATGGTGAAGCGGGAGATCCTAGGTAAGACATTGGCCCAGCGGTTCGTGCCGGGCATGGAACAGGCGGTAGAGGATCTGACCTCGTCCGAGGACGCCCAGCTCTCCTTGTTTGGCAGGATGGTACGAGCTATACGTAATTTCTTCTCCAGCCAAAGATCGGATTTAAATAAGGTACTTGACAGGATAAAGGAGTCGGCGTTAGCTGATGATCCAAGCGCCTTTGACGTGCTTCTGCTAAAGGATAGCGATCATCTCATGTACTCGTTATCGGACGTTGACGTGGCTAATAAGTTGATCAAGAACGGTAGGTCATTGGAAAGGCTATACACCAGATTGCAGAGGATGAGATCAAGCCAAAGCCAGAGGATCGGTGAGAGTATCTCCCTTCTTCGTGATATAGGCGAGAAGGTGAGACAAGTCGGGGGTGAGCTTAATAAAAACAACAACCTGTTATCCACCAAGAGCGTTATAGCTACAGCCAAGGCCGAGGTGGAGTATTTGGTTACGGTTGCCAGTAGCTTGCGTAAGAGCGACAAGGGATTGGATTATGAGACGATACAGGTTATCGATAACGTATATGGGGAGATAGTACCGTTAATCAGGAATCTTCGTGGATTCGTCAATAATCAGGCGGCGGATTATTATGGCAACAACAAGGTTGGCATGGTAGAGGATATGGATGATATATTGCGGATGGCTGAGACATCTATGTCTGATATAAACGCCCTTCGTAGCGATCGTAATGAGGACTGGCTGGATGGACAGCTCAGGATGTTTAATATCCCGGAAAGATATTGGAATGGGATAAAGAAGTTGATAAATAACATCCATAAGGATATCAATGTCATGTCCCGGCTCTTTGGTACGCTGGAGCATAGTGGTAACGCTATTTTAGGTATGTTAGGCCAACGTCTAGCCAAGGCCCATAATGAAGCCCATATCGAAGGTATATCTAATATCAATAAGATGACTAGGATGATGAAAGAGCGTGGATGGGGGATAAAGGATAATGAGGATCTTATACAGAAGATAAACGGTAAGAACTCTGATTACCTTGATTCGTCCCGTGATTTCGCCAAATACGATTTACTATACAGGACCGAGCAGGCTAAGGCTATTATCGATATATATGATCTTAAGAATGTTACGGGTAAGGCCGAGAAACAACTTATCGACCTTCTTCTATCCGATAGAGGTCTTAATGTGAAGACCCGTGACGACATAGTAGGATATGACGGGGATAAGCCTATTACGAAGGAGGTATATCATGTATTCAAGCCTACCATCCAGAATTTCGATATCTCGGACATGACGTTCGAGGATCAGCAACGATATCTCGACGCGATAAATAGGTGGTTGGATGAGAACCGAGAGAAACCTATGGTGCAGGCTTATTACGATAAGATCGAGAAAGTTAATAAGAAGGTCGAGGAAAGACTGGGTCGTAGGGTATCGCAAGCCACGTCCGATTTCATGACCCGTATCCGCAGGAGCCGGTATGTGGCTATGGATAAGTTCGTGAGGAACGGGAAGGTCGATTGGAAGGCGTTTCAATCCGATCCTATAGCTTGGAGATCTTATCTGGATATTTTACGTGATAGGGCTATAGCCAAGAGCGAGTGGTATTCCGATGGGACACCAAAGGAAGAGGGATCCGAGGCTCTGATGATGTCCGAGGAGATCAAGGCATGGGACGAGGCGTGGGCCGAGGAGTTCGGGAATACCAACGAGGGTCGTAAGGCTTCCGCCGAGTTCAAGGAGATACTTCGTGGGATAGAGCGGTCCGAGGGAGGCAAGGCTGCGTTTGAGTTCCTGCTAGCTGGCGGTCATCTTGGCTTCTCCAAGGATATGTGGGGATCCGAGGAGGGTGATTATTACGAGAATCTGGTTGATAAGATCACGGAGCAATCTGTATCATCATCAAGGATAGAGAAGGTAGAGGAGGCGATGGCGACAATAAACGAGATCAATGACCAGCTAAGGCCTTTGCTTATCCAGTACCGGGATAGCACGAGATACGGGGAATATGATTTCGATAGGTTACGTGGATCCGCCTCATTAAGAAAGATAAACGAGTTATATGATCGTCTGGCTGAGGCTAAGAGCGTTATTAACGCCGCCGCTTCCGCTGAGGCTATTGAGATGGATATGCCTGATACGGTGGAGAGTGGAGTCACGGATTCTTACCGTAACGCTTTAAGGGATGCCATGGCATACGACAAGGGTATGGATGAGATTAAATTCGCCAAGGAACATATGTCTGCCCGCTCTCGGAGTCAGGTGGATAGGATGGCCGCTAAGCTATCTAGGAAGAACCCGTCATGGACGACCGTGGAGGTATCGTTTTTGAGAAGGAAATACGGTCCTGACTTCAATAATAAGCTAGCTAACGACATAGCGATGGGTAAGGCTGATAAGATCCTTGTCGAGTACGCCAGAACCCGGTTGTATCCTTATATGAGGAAATACTCTCCCAAGGGATATTCTGATTTCGTTAGGAAGATAAATAACGGTACGTATAAGGTATCCGAGTTCTTTGATGCCATAGAAAATGGTATATCTAAGGAAGAGAGCGTATCCCGTTTCGGGTTTGATATTAATATGATCGATCTGACGATCAATAACCAGTGGCTTGATGAGGCTGACGCCGAGAGTTCTTTCCGTAATCCTAATTATAATCCCGATCTGGGTTATGGATATCATACGCCTAGGTTCGATAAGTACAAGAACGAGGCTTTCTTCAAGAAATACGGTATTACCAACGAAGGGGAGGAAGCTACGATCAATAAGGATAAGTGGGAGATGAGGAAGGAGCTTCTTAACATAAGCCATAAGGCTATGGAGGATTATGATGAGCGATTCCGGAACATCTACCAAATACCACAGATATCCAAGGGCGGCGTGGAGAGGATGGTGCAGGCCGGGGTTGACCCGAAGGCGGCCATCGGCAACGCCGTACGTGATATCGTTGGCGAGAGGGTGGATGACCCTATACATGGTCAGGGGCAAGACCTAGGAGGGATTGATGAGAACGATAACAAATATCGTATGATCCCCAAATACTATCTTAGTAAGTTGGAGAACGCCGATGACGTGTCCCATGACTTCGCCTACTCTTATTCCATGTTGTCCTTACAAGCGACCTCTTACAAGTATAAGAGGGCGGCCTTGGATGATGTCATGGGATATAGGAACATGATGCTGGAGACGCAATACGACGGCGGTAAGAACCCAGAGGCCACTCACGCCTATAGAATGTTTCAGGACTGGGTTAACGCCAGTATCTATGATGTTAGGATAAATAATAAGCGGGCAGAATGGAATATAGGTAATTATAAGGTCGATCTTAATAAGCTGGCTCTTATGTTTACCAAATTCGTATCCAAATCCAACTTAGGCTTCTCCCCATTCGTCGCGGCTACCGGCGCCCTTACCGGGCAGGCCAACTTCCTTTTGGAGGGTATGGTAGGGCAGTATATAAGCAAGGACTCCATGAAATACGCCTATGGGGAAGCCCAGAAGCAGTTAAGTACGTACGTGTCGGAGATCGGGGATATAAACCGCACCAACAAGCTATATGTCGTTGGAGAGGCTCTAGGCGTGTTCAATGTCCGTAACCGTGTACGATCGGCAGCGTATAACAAAATCTGGAGAACCTTATTCCGGGACCTGCCGTTTAAGATGATGGAGGTTCTTAACTCCCCGTTGGATCCGCAGGTCATTATCTCGGTCATGGATGATACCCGCCTATACGAGGGTCAGTTCTGGTCATACTCCAATTTCAAGGAGATGATGATGAAAGACAGAAATATGTCCGCTAACGAGGCTAAACGCGATTGGGAGCGTTTAAGGGATTATTCTATGTGGAACATGGTAGATGTCAAGGACGGAAAGATCGTGGCTAAGAACGAGGCTAACAAGGATATTATAGACCGATATATACCCACCTTGTCCAGTAGGGTAAGGAGTATGGTGCAGATCTGTGACGGCGCCTTGAACGAGCAGAACCGGGTGGGGGCTAGCCGGAACGCTATCCTTAATATGGTGCTGCCTCACCGTGGATGGTTTATATTGGCCGTACAGCGGGCGTATAAGAAAGCCGGTTTCAATTTCCAAACCAACCAGTTTGAGGAAGGATATATGAGAACGTTATGGAGACTGGCCGGTAATGTCTATGGATCGATGTCCGAGGGCAGGATGGGAGAGGCATATGACGTGCTTAAGGAAGAGTATGATAAGCTTACCCCCTACGAGCAGATCAATATCAAGAGATCGATTATCAACATGGCGGTATTCGCTACGATGATGGCCATAGGACGGGCTTTGATGGGATATAGGGAGGATAATGAGGATAGCTGGTTCGGGCAGTTCATTACCTACATCGGGTTCAGGACGATCAATGAGATCGCCTCCCAGACATCCCCGTTCATGGAGCTTAACGCTATAGACATGTTACAAGACCCGCTGGTTACAGCCCGTAAGTTGGGTGATCTTACCGATCCTCGAAACTGGGATCCTTTCGCTACCGTCCAGACCGGAGTGTATAAGGGCGAGAGCAAGCTATGGAGGCAGCTCATGAAGTTCTCGTTTGGTAAGCAATGGTATAATATCAAGACGGCTAGGGATATTAAGCAGACATCCGACTACTGGTTGATGACCAACGGCATGACGATGGGATTCTTTCTAGGTGGTAGGAATAAGGATGAGTCCGGAGAGGACGCTAATTGGTATTTTGACAGGGGAAGATAACTGATATGGTATGACAAAAAAAATAGCCGGTCAATTGTTTAAGACAATTTGATTGGCTATTTTTGTATTCCCATCTATCCATCCCGGACGGATGGGAATAGGTAATTATTTTATGAATACAAATGTAGATCTTTTTCATGATTCCACGAACAATAGTAATGGAATTTTGACGTCCGAATCCAACGAAATGGATTTAAATACATTAATACCGGTAGTAGATAATAATAATCATAAGGTTGTAGACGCCAGGCTTCTTCATGCGTTTCTTCAAATAAGAAGAGATTTTACATCATGGATAAAAGATCGTATATCAAAATACGGTTTTATTGAAAATCAGGACTTTGTATTGATAAAATATGATTATTTAGGTAACTTACTGAATGACAGACTCCCCCATTTTGGTGAGTCTGATACTCAGGTAGTTGCAAAGACTGATTACCTGCTATTGATGGATATGGCCAAAGAGCTATGTATGGTAGAGAATAATGATAAAGGGAAGAAAGCTAGAAGGTATTTTATCGAGAAAGAAAAAGAATTAAAGAAGTTGGAAAAGTCGAATAATGATCAAGTAAGTCATTTGCGTATTCCCGACTTTTCCAATCCAGCGGAAGCCGCAAGGGCATGGGCTGATGAGTATGAGGCCAAGGTGAAGGCCGAGAAGGAAGCTATGTTGGCACTAGAAGCCAAGAACAAGGTCGAGGAGGAAAAGAAGATTGTCCAAGCCGAATTAAATACGGCTATAGATACGATAAAGGAGAATGAACCGGTAATTGATATGTTTAAAAGGTCTATTCCAAGAGAAGGTGTCCTTATCCGTGAATCATCAAAATATTTTGAGCAATTTGGCTATTATATCGGGATTAAGAACATGTATCCGTTATTACAGGAATTAAAATATGTTTTTAGGAATGAGAGAGGTAGGATAGAGGCATATCAGTCCGCTCGTAATTCTGGATTAGTTACATATGGATCTGATCCTGGTGATGAATATTGGGAGGCTAAGGCCGTGACTGTTATGATAACATTAAAGGGATTTGTTAAACTGGAAGAATTGTCAAGAAAAAAAAGGAGCGTTTTTGAGAAATATGGTCGGTTCACGATATGATGCCCCTCACTGCGATTATTCTGATAAAGGCAAGGCTATTAGAGCGCTTACTGGCGATAATAGGTTCACTAAAGATATTGATTATAAAGTTTTTACCCAAAATGGTAAAAACCCTACTGAGGGAAGATCAACAATTGTATATACGATAACTGCATTTTGCGTGGAATGTTTGATAACAAGGAAAGAAAGATGAGTATAAATAAATAGTTATACCATTGATAATTAATGTAATCCAAAAATGGATTTACATAATAAGAGAAGGATAGGCGATTATCATCCTATTCTTCTTATTTTCGTTATCGGTTATTATATTTATACACAAAATCATCCACATCCATATACTCACACCCGAAGTTTTCCGCCGTCTTCTTATCGGAGTCGGAGAACTGCCCTTCTTTTCCGGAAGCGTCCCCGATCATCATGATAGTATCGTATATGATCTTATTTTCCTCATCTACATTATCATTTATGAATTTGATATAATCCATATACTGGTCTATCATCCCCGTATTTGGTTTCCTATTGATGTTATCTTTATCATTGTTGTCGCAATAAAAGTTGTATACGGATATATTGGTATAATCCTCCAATGCGCTTGATATATAATCGAATTTATATTCAAACATCTCTTTGTCTACGAAGCCTTTTTCTATACCTCCCTGATTTGATATGATTAGTATATCATCAGGAGCGTAATTTTTGATAGCCTCAAATACGTAGAGTTTGATTTTCATATCCCATATACCTTTAGGGAATGTATCTCCTGACAATGCTTCAATCAGTGTCCCATCTAAATCTGTTATTAACAATTTATATTTTTTCATGATTCAAAATTTAAATGATATATAATTACCTTATTTTATTCATATACTACTCGTCCCATTGCTCCTAATAGCTCTTTATCATCCTGCTCCTTTACCTCTACATAATAATATCCCTTGAAACAAAATTTCTTTTGATCGGGATCTGACAAGAACTTTTTATATTCCTCGAATCCTTCATCTGAAAGATAATAAGCTCTTCTTTTTTGTTGAAGTAATTCATCTGATTCTAATATCTGTTTTTTAGTAGCCATAATATCTGTTTTTTGGATGTGGTATAGATGATTAATCTTTAGGAATAAACCCAACAGCCTTTTCGGTAGAAGCTCTTTGTTTTATAAAACATTCAGCTTCTTCCCATGAGGTTGCCCATATTTCACCGGCATACTTTTTGCCATTGATTTGATACTCTGTTACAAATTTCTTTTCTTCTTTTTTCATGTTTGTAATTTTTAAAAGTTAATAAAACTAAGGTTTTAGACAATGAGGCATTATATCCATTTTACGAAGTTTATTATCTTCTGTTTATAAAATTCAATGTCCACATGAGGAAGTCCCTCGATGACGGATTTAAGAGATATAGGATCGTCCTCCCACTTCAAGTCCCTACCTGTTAATCTACGGATAGTAGCTTTCTTCTTCGGGAACTTCCCGTGCCATTTACCGGGCACCACGACATCACGTCCGTCTGGGCTGGTAGCCAGCCTCCCGCATTCGCTGCACAGCCCCATGCCCTTGTACGGCTGTAGTTCCTTGGCATAGTCGAATTTGTCCACCATATACTCGTTTGTCAACATCCAGTAACTAGACGTAGCGGTATTATCAACGCAACCGCATTTAGCGCATACAAATAAGCTCATAGTAAATTATTTAATATCATTATCCTTCTTATCATCGTCAATCCTCTCCACCTTAATCGTCCCCATATCACCTGAAGGTAACGTGATATCACTATACACATTATTCCAGTCCTCGTCAATGGCCAACTGATGTAATATCGACCTATATATTTGGTAGGTGTTGCCGATAAGTCTCTTCCTATTTATCTTATCCTTACTGCCTCCATCGTACCCTATATGCTCAAAATCCTCAAGATCTGGGAACAACCTTCTTCTTATCGCTCGTGAGTTATTGACTATAAAGCTTCTTATCCCCAGCGTTTCCGTTCTATCCATATCATTTATCAAAGTTTCCGTGGTATGCTGAAGATCCATGTCTCCGGCTGCGTATCTGCTTATGTCCTCCACGCACCGGGATATCAGCATCAGTTGTTCCCTTGTCAATGTTATTTTATAAAGTTGTTTGTTGTTCATATCCTTCTATTTTATTTATCATCTCGAATATTTTCACCGCTATCAACGGCACTATGGCATTACCATAAGCCTTTATTGATTCTTTTCTCCATTTCCCGTAAGGAATGGTAAGGTTGTCCACATTAAAGGGTAGCCCATCATTTCCTCTACAAATAGGGGACTGAGTTGGAAAACTCTTCCATTGAGTCGATCCCCGTCCATCCCAATCACGGCAGGCATATTTCTTAAAGAGTCTGTTCTCGGTGCTCCGTTGCTTTTTGTCATCTTCCTTATCGTACAAGAACCTGTGTGATCTGAGGCCACTGGTGTCGGTAATAAGTCTCCGTATTTTATCCCTTGTTTGGGAAGTGAACTCAAATCCATGAATCTTGTCTTCCCGTCCTTGTCGCAAACCTTCAACCCTTGCGTCTGAACAGTCGGAAGCAATGAACCATATCCTATACCGTTTATGTGGCGCTCCGACACCGCAAGCTGGAACAATGATCGGTTGGACGGAATATCCTTCACGTTCAAGATCGTCGCAGATGGTATTGATGATATATTCTTGCTCAAGTATCGTTTCCTTGTAATTTTCTTCATCTTGATCACTTTTCGTTTCCACGTCAGTTTCACTACCGGGTTGAACCATATTGGTGATTCCAGCAACATTCTCGCCAATAATCCAGAGCGGTCTTGTCTCTCGTATGACTCTAAGCATTTCCGGCCAGAGATAACGGTTATCATCCGCTCCCTTTCGTTGTCCAGCGACGCTAAATGGTTGACAAGGGAAACCTCCGGTGAGCACGTCGATTTTCCCTTTCCATGAAGTGAAATCAGTTCTTTTAATATCTTCATATAATACTGTTTTTGGAAAATAATATTTTAATACACTTTGACAGAATGGATCTATCTCGCATTGAAAGACATTGTTCCATCCTACCTCTCTAGCGGCTAAATCAAAGCCTCCTATACCTGAGAAAAGACTAGCGTTATTCATTCCATCTTATTTGATATTAATTTTTCTTTTATATGTTTAGATATATCAATTATCTCATCTTTTATATTGCAGTCATCTTTTAATAATGAACCAAATATACATGATATGGCGCCCTTTAGGCCTAGCGCTATCCCTATCTCCAATATTTTTTTATCGGTATTAGAGATTTCTATAGGTTCATATAATATTGATGATATGTTGTTAACGACGTATATTATATCATCTTCATTCATTGATGTAGATTTATCGACAATAGCTATAAAATCTTTTATAATCATAATATAAGCTATTTTTATTTCTTTTATCGTATCATCGCTTAGATGTCTATCTCTTATATGCCTTTCAACATACTTGTTTGCTAGATTCTCTATTTTGTTTGATTTGTCCATTTGTACTATCAATTATTTAGTTAATAATAGATCATAGTCCTCTTCATCTATACTCCCATTATTGTTGACATATATAATGAAATCATTTAAAAGCACGGACTTATCCTTGGATAAGGCTTTTATAATAAGCTCTCCATCATCTTTCAACATCACATGCACAGTATCCCAGATAACATATTTTTGACATTCTTTCTCAATCTTCTTGATTGTTTTAAGTATTATCTTATACGTCTCCTCATATCTTTTTACTATTCCGCACAGTTCAGTCGTATTATATTTACGTATAGCCGTGAATATATATTCCTTTTTACAATCCCAGCATTTTATCAGTTTTTCTGATCCGCACGCCTTATTCTTGTAGAAGAAACAGCCCTTACATGGCTCATTATGGTCGTAACTTAATACTACAAGCAGCTCCATGCCATTCTTGTATATCACGTCTCCTTGTTTCATCTTGTCTATTTTATTAATCTCATTATCAATATAGCAAAGTTGGATATTATCCATACTATAGATATCCAGAATGTTATACTCAACATAAGACCTATGTTCTTAGGTATAGGATCTACTCTCCTGAATGTAAGGATCATGAATACAAATGTCTTGAAGTTCATAATTTACGATATTTTTCTATATAGTTAACTATTAGATCCTTGACACCTTTAGGGACATTAATTAGCTTAAGGTTACCTTGGAATATATCCTTACCGTACTCGTCCATGATCACCCCGAATGAAGGATTCATGATTCTTGTCGATATACATATCGGTTGGTCGGTATCGAATCTGATAACGGCTACCTTCTTCTCGTTTATCGCCTTCTTTAGGGCTATATAAAGCTTATGACCTTTAACAATGTCACAATTACCTTTCATGATCTTAGACATATATATGATATGCTCTTTCTTCACATTGCTGAGATTGTCCATCAGTTTAAGATCTCCACCAACAGATTTCCATTTTTTGAAGCAAGATATGCATAGACAATAACTGGACTTGGCGTTCCTCGGCATCATCCTGCTGCTACCAGCGGGAACCGTATCGCCACAGCAGACGCACGTCCGGTCTTTGTTGGTGCGTACTGGGCCATAGCTGTTTATCGGGTATTCTTTTTCTTTAAGCATCTTTTTCTGTTTTCAAAATTATCATCACCATATTCATAATTAGGACAAGCCTTATTGCTTGGGCGTCTCGTATAAGTCTTTTGCTCCCTATCATATTTCCTGTTAGGGTTTATATAATGGTCGCACACTTGCCAAATGGAGCAGCATACTTTCCCGTATCTTTTCGCCCATTCCCGATCATGTAGATGTACACAAGTGGCGCAAGTTGGGTTCTTGAGCTTATCCTTATTCTCATCTATGATCTTATTGACCCGATCAAGAATAACATGCATTTTTTCAATATTTATGACGTTAAATGCGTCTGGGCATGGAAGATATGTCATTGAGCTTATATCTATGTCCATTTCCTTGGATTTATTGTAAGCTGATTTGTATTTCCTTCTCATCAAATCCTTTAATTGATTTACTTTTCTCTCATAAGTCCCCATATTTCACTCAGTTTTCCATCCTTGTTTTTTCAATAGATCCACCATCATCTCCTTTATCTTAGGGCTAATGGCTTCGGTAAGTATATCAGCGGCCAAGTTAATAGAGAAGCTTGTCATTCTAGATTCTCCTATATACTTCTCGCTGGTAACTTCTTTCACATAGTCGTGAATATCCTTGATCATTTCATTTTGAGATCTTAGGAGATCCAGTATCTTATCGAGTTTATCATTCATCTTTTTTCTCAAATATACCTGATAATAACCAGATAACCACTATCAAAAAGAAACACAACCCAAGCGCCTCATCCGGGTAATCATGCATAGCCTCTAAAATTCCCCTCATAACTTAACATCCATTTTGTTGATTATCTTATAAAATATATCTCTAGTCAGCTCAATATCGTAAGTAGCGTCATGGAGCTTATTCTCGTCGATCTCAATACCCATAGTTCTGGCTACGGTCATCAACTTAAAGTTCTCCATATCGTTTCTTACGCCCATCAGGAACGGTGTCACAATAACATATACATCCATACAGTTAGGATAGAACCATGATCCGAAATACTTATCCCCACATTGCTGGAATAAAGCCCGTAGGAAGCTGTTATCGAATCCAGCGTTGTTATACCCCACTAAATACATTTTATCCCTCTTATCGAACTTATTCACGTATTTGGATAATATACCAACTAACTGCCTGTATCCGTCTTCCATAGGCTGATAAGACTGCACTTGCTCCAAGGTAACGCCGGCCACGTCCAGCGCCTCCTGCTCTATCGTGGCGGCAGGGTTCGGGGCTAGGCGGATGTCGAACCTCTCGGCCTCCTGCCCGTCGATATCCACGATCCCTCCTATTTGGTGTATCCCGTTTCTCCAGAACTTAACCCCGGTTGTCTCTAAATCGAAAAATAGTAATTTACTGGTCATATTTTGTATATCTTTTAAATTATCCATGATTTGAACAATTAAACGCCAACCATCCACTTACAACTCCCATCGCAAAAATAAACAAAATCATAAGTGATAACAGCGCCCAATCTTCTGTATTTAGTTTATTGCTCTCCTTCTTTTCAACATTGAAATCGAAATCAAATGTCGTATTATTAGCTATCTTCCCATCAATGCCTTTGTTATTTAAATGGAGTTTCTTTTTGATTTTTCTTTTATTCATGTTTTATGTCTTTTAAATTACCCATAATTCAATCAATTAAATGCCAACCATCCGCCTGCAAATCCCATCGCTAAAACAGATAAGATTATAGACGTGAATAATATCCAATCTTTTGCGCTTAGCTCATTATTATCTCTCTTTATTTTCTCAAGATAATCATATATAGCTGTATAAACAGCATGGTGAATATTCTTGTCTCTAGCCCTTACGATATTATCATATTCATTATATCCTAGATTATAGGCGGCGCTTTCGATCCTCATATTCCCCGTAACCTTTTTATTTACATCGAAATCGAAACTAACCACTATATCGGTGGTTAGAGCGCTGGCGATTTTGCTTTTTATCTCATCATTACTGAGATTAGCATCGTGCACTAATCGCTCATAGTCTTTATCGTCAAGAATTATCTGTTTTTTAATGTTCATATCCCTAATATTTCTGCTACATAAACAAATCCATAACATACATAATTATCAGCGTCATGCTCACCCCAATTCACATGCCATACGACGGCGCACGGGAAATATAATGGCATATCCTCAGCCATAGGATCCTCTTTGAAGTCATCAATGTTTATCTTCTCCCTCCACCTCCACAGGTCTTGGATATCGTTCAAGATTAATTTGTTCATAACAATCTGGTTTTTAATACTGATACAAAGATAGGATTTAAACAAAAATAAAAGCATGAATAATATTAAAATAATATTAATCATGCTTAAATATAAATATATCCCTTCTAGTTCTCACGGATATACGTATTCGTATTCATCTGGAGGAGATGTCTTATATTCAACATCGCACTCCATATTGGTGTAATAGTTATCCCCTTTTCTGTATACTAACGCTACCCAACAGTCATATTTTTTGCTGTATCCTATAAGAGGAACACCTTCCATAGGAGGATTATCCTCCGTTTTGTACCTTATTCTTGCTGTTTGTTTTATACTCATATAATCCATTTTTTAATAATGTTATCATCAGTGAAAATAACGCATCTATAAGATGTTTCTCTTTTCCCCAATATATAGGAATATCATCTATATCCCTATATAATGCAAACCATGCGTTTTCTAGCTTATAACATTCGAATGTAGAACCCTCTATCTCATATGGGAGTAAATTCAGTAACGTCCCTACATCCCAAACAGGATTGGATATATCCGGGGTAACAGCCTCGATCAACCCTATACGACCAGCGTCATCCTCCATAGAATGCAATGAGTCAAGGTACTTGTCTCTGAAGCCGATGGCGGTGGAGATAGGGAGGCCGGCCTCGACCAGCACTCTTCCCTGTTCTTTTGTGGTAAAAATCCGTTCCTTCATAATTTCATTTTCCTTTCTACTGTAACTATCGTATCATTATGCCATCCCCCATGAGCCACAAGAAGAATCTCCTGCTGCTCGAAGCCAAGCCCGGCCCCTATACCGCCGGAGTTCCACGCGCAGGTAATGACTACCCCTCCTTTCTTGGTGATCCTAGCTATCTCCTTCTTCTGCATAGCCCAATAACTAGATTGCGTTGTTTGCATATTAACAGCACCTCCAAGCTTTTTATATGACTCGGATACCTGTCTCGTGGAATATGGTGGATCATATAGTACCATATCAGCTATATTATCCTTAAGACCACGCAGGAAGTCCGTGGCGTCCTTATGATACATAGCCCTAGTATCAGGATCAAGATCGTTGGTGATCGTCCCTATATCGCTGTTTCTGGCGAATGGATCCACTATAACCATCCCCTCTTCTCGATATTTATCTATAAGTTCCCTTATCGGTCTTATGCTGAATGTCTCTTTATTCGGCATTGACCATTTTTTAGTAATTATCATGATCTATGAAGTTTATCCCATTCTTCTTTATCTACTCTTTTACCTTGTATATAAAACAACTGTATTGACCCATCATGAGTGTAAATTGCTTTAGACTTATCATTTTTTAATCTATCGAAAACATTACCAAACCTCTGTGATAATTTCATAGATTGATATTTTTCAAGAAAGTTATATTCTTGATCTGATAAATTTAATTCCTGTTTAATCATTTCCCTGCTTTTGCTCATACCAAATTTGATTGTTTATTTCCTTTTTGAAATTTAATTTCATAATACTTCTAGATATAGGATCACATATATCCTCCCACCAATTCTTGTGTCCTTTTGGTGGATGTATATCCTTTTCCCATAAAGATCCCTTAACTGTCTTGATTCTTACGTATGGTCTCATTTTTCTCGTGTTTACCTTCACATGTCATATCAGTATCCGTTTTTGATGACCCGAACATAAGCTCATCAGTAATCTTGCGAAATTCCTTTACAATATCATTTATCTGCTTACGTTCGATGCTTCTTAGCAAATGGGCTATCACATCCACTGTCCATCCGTTACCCGCTAAAGACATGGCCGTATTTGGGGCTATCCCGTCAAGGTAATCATCCGGCAATGTCTGTAGCCTACACATCTCCACCGGGGTCAGGTATCTGAATTTGTCTTTCATGTCAAAGGCATTAGGATATCTTCCGGGAGGCAACGATGATATCACGTTATCTTTCATGACTGTTGTCAGGCAATTACTTTTCTTAATAGAAACAGTATTTTTATCCCTTCTTACCTCCAAACATTGCGTTATTTTCACGTTCTTGTCATAATCCTTTCGATGCCCGTCCTCTCCTATCCTTCCACCGACAATGGTCCCTATATATCTCCCTCTTATGGCTCCCGGATTCCAACCCTTGTCATGCTCTAGAATATCATCCAATGATATATGCTTGTCTTTCGGCATTTCTACCGGCCAATTGCACCAATAAAGGCGATGCCGGGTCTGTGCCGAGACCAAGGCACTATCGATCTCCACCGGCTCCACGCCAAGCTCCTCGGTAATCACCCAGCGGTGCTCATCCCGCATCCGGACGTTCTCGCCCAAGAACAGGACCTTACCTTTGGTCTCCTTCCTTAAATGCTTTACGATGTCCGAGAAGCAAAAGAAAAGCCTTCCACGAGCGTCCATGAATCCTTTACCCTTACCTGAGCTAGAGAAGCTCTGGCAACAGAACCCTCCCATGACCAGATCTATGTCTTTCCATGGAATATTCCACGTTCTCCAGTTATTGACATCTCCTAACCGGATAATATTAGGAAAATGTTTTTGACTTACCTTTATACATGTCTTGTCTATCTCCGAGGCGTAGTAAGTCTCTATAGGTATACCGGCTCTTTGTAATGCTAGATATCCACATGATATCCCATCAAATAATGATAATACTTTCATATTGTTCATTTATTCTCAGACCTAAAAATATCCTTTGCGATCATATCAAGGGATATTTTATGTATCTTAGGTAAGACCTTAACCAATTTTATACCAAAATTTTCTCCCCTCTTAACAAAAGTCCATTTCCCGTATATGATCCCATGCATCATATTTTGTATTATCTCCTTGCTATCCGTCAAGAACACTTGATAATAGATACTGTTGACATAATTGAAATCCTTTCCATGATCATTTGCCGGTCTTAATATCATTACAGCCGAAGAGCATCCACGAACGAATCCGTGTATCTCAAGACATTCCTCGAACTCATAATTATCGCGTTCCTCATCATGAACATCCTTAACCCATTTACATGGTCTCCCGTCTTTAAACGGGATCTTTAACTGTTTCTTTGCCATCTTTTAAATTATATTATAATGTTATTACCTGCTCATAGGTGAGCGTGCCTTTGTAACCTCTAGCTTTTAGTTCTTCGATAAGTTCTCTAGGTTTGAATTTGGCTAGATCTGGATTGGTAAACACTTTCGTTAATTTACCCCCCCCCATCTGCATTGGCTTTTTTGGACGATTTGTAGGCATTTACACAATCCTTACAGTAGTATCCAAACCCATCCTTTTGTGATTTGTTCTTATAGAATTTATCCACTGGTAATTCTTTACCACATTTCTTGCATATTTTAGTCTCCATGTCTATTAAATTAAGGTAATTATATACTCAATCCATTTATTTCCAGTTCCCCAAAATTATTTAGATTGATAATAAACTCATTCCCAACCCAATCAAAAACTCGTATGCCATTTTTAACTTCTATTTCATCGTCACCGCAGCGATGATTAATAATATGCACTTTCATTACCTTCGTCCCTGTTGTCCTATATTTATAACTCTCAATTTATCATATCCCTCTGAAAGAATCCCATGATCAAACAATTTGTTAGCGTCTATCTTAAGACTTCTATAATTGTCAGTTATGTTGATATCACTCCACAAGTTCAATCTTCCCTTATCATCTAATTGCATATGGATAAATCCTTTTGTTATCTTCTTCCCGGCTTTAAGGCGCTCTACGTCTTTATCAGTAATCTTTTTCATACTTTCGATATTTTATCGTTACAATTAAATTCATCTTTCATCCTGATCTTTATGCCTCCATATGATAATTCCTTATGAGCTGTGACAAAATAATCAACCGCATCTTCATCTAATAAACTATGCGGGCACCTTTCCCATACAGGACTTTGATCTAGATGATCCCATGTGGCTACAAGTAACCTATTCTTGTCATTATCAATAGCTATTTTGTATGTCCCTGTAGTAGCCTTACGTTTAATGATCGCTCCATTTAACATCTGTTTTTTAGCCCAGCTCCATGAGCCTCTCAATCCAAATGTTCTTATAACCCAGTTATTTATCTTCTTAATTTCAAATTATTTGTTAAAAGTGTAATATAAATATAAATACATAAATTGAATAGGGCTATTCACCATGCCCTTATCAGTAGGATCATCGTATTTGTCAAGCCAAAGACGAAGCGCCTCCCAATCGATATCCTTACGGTCACATACCATGCAGGCTAGGTTAGCCCCGAACAGTTCCCCGTCGCCGCCCAGCGACTTGTTAAATCTCTTGGCTAGTCTTCTTTTGAATCCCTTATCATACCATATCCCGGAGGTAGCGGCATAACAATAATAAGCGTTGTACTTCATTTTCACGCCCATCCTCTCAAATAAAGGCGTATGCCATATCCGGTCAAGGAAGAATACTATTCCACGATAGATAAAGGTTCGGAGATTCTTCCTGTATTTCTTCCCTAAGAAGTTATCTACGCAAGATATAGTCCCGCCTGAATAGTACCAGTTATTGGCACCTCTCTTGACCTTATCCGTCATCTTGAACTTATTTTTCCTATCCTCTACTCTATCCCAAGGCTTTAATTTATCCTCGTTAAATGTCGGGCAATAATGATAGTAATGATTGATCCACGAGAGGTAGGGGTTGTATATCGTATATCCATTGTCGCTGACATATGAGTTCATATCATACCCAAGTTCTTTGGCTAGAATAGATCCTTCATCAGCTAATACCTTCAATATCGGGTTCAAGTTCCATATCTGATCTTGGCTGACGAACATCGAGTAGCATGGATCCTCATCCTCCCCATACCATCCTCCCATCCCGCTCACTATTTTATCCAAATCAAGTGAATAATCTTTCCCGGATGAAAAGTCATCTCTAAGGAAAAAACCTCTATATGGGATCATGTCATATACACCCGGTTGATCCTCAAACATATGTTTAGCGTTCTCGGTCAATCTGATCAATGTTTGCAAGGCGGAAGATATATCTATGGGCGCATATTCACACCTATAGACCTTATTATTTATCCAAAGATATTGAAGAAGCTCGGCTATATTAATAGTCCCGTCCTCCACATATCCTGTCTTGTTATCGAAGTTTATTTTGGCTAGAGGTATATTACTCCCTTGTGGTTGACCGCTTTTTTCATTACAACAATGCACGAACCTGTCAAAGAATATATCTTTCCAGCCAAAATATTTATCACTTAGCGTCATGAGCCTATTTCTTATCGTATAATGACATGACGTTAATAAGATCAGCCTTTCTGCACATCCCCTCAAGTTTATTAAAGCCATCCATATTATCTCCACTGACGATAATAGTAGGATATACCTCTATACCGTACTTGGATATCTCCTCATCCGTGGCTTTGTTCTCCGGGATCTGGTTTAACGTGACCTCACCCTCATATTCCTGTAACGTGTTGGCGATAATATATCGCATGTAATCGCTGTACTCAGCGCCTTTCTTCGTGAAAAAATCAATTCTTACCATTTTTAAATAGTTTTTAATTTGTTAATAATTAAATCCGCTGTAAATATAGCGTTATCTACCTCATCTACACTCAACCTCCTCCCATCGAAATCGTTGGACAATAAATCTTTTACGATCTGATATCTTCTCAACTCCCAATCTATGTCTATATCAAAATTAAGATGCCTTACACAATCATAATTCAGCTCCTTACGATTCTTATCAAGGTACTTAACTATCGGGAATGAAGTACCATTGTCAATAGTACGTGCGATCACATTAATGTACCTACCAGTCCTTTTGTCAATAGCTTTTAATTTCTCGTCTACTATTATTTCTCCTGATCCTTCCATTCTATTAACCCTTTGTTATGTTTATCGTAATATAATAACGCTATGGCGTTCCAACAAATTTGTGCCAAATGCATCAGCCCTGTCTCCTTATCATATCTCTCGCCTTTCATGTACGCCGTCATATGGCGAAGTAAAGCCGCTCTATATCTCTCAAATCCATCAGGTATATTCTGCCATGAATTGTCGGCGTATTTCTTAGCCCCCTCCGTATATACCCTCACGATATCCTCTATCTCAGCCAAAGGAAGGAGATCCCACCGAAGCTTGCCGTCGGCCCGGTCGTCCTTGCCGCTGCCGTCTTTCCCTACAAGCGGTCCGCTTTCCACCACCGCGTCTCCTATTTTTGGCTTCCCGAAATTCATCGCCTCATCTGCCGTCTCATCATCAATAAGCCTTAACTTGATAGCCCTGCTTAACGAGACAACCATCTCCTCATCAACCCAAATAAATTTATATGTCTCATCAAATAACGGTTCTATTTTCATTATCCCCGTATTGTCGGCGGTTTCAAGTACCTCAAATACCTCACCATCATAAACAACCTTGTCGTATTTGCTAAATTCCTCTTTCATTTCAAACTCCTTTTTGTTTTATTAATAAAATTCACTAAGATCCCTGCATTCCGGTGTCTCTCCTGTCATAGAATAAAGCTCACCAGATGATAGATATACGCAATGCGAGGTCTTCCCGTCTCTCCACTCGCTTTGCTTCGTAATTCCGCAAATAGCGCAGCGTTGGATCCCCGGCCCCGCCTTTACCCACGAGTGCCGTACGTTTTTCTTTCTTGTCCTGTTGGTGTCGTCAAGTTTTCTCATGATCAATCCTCCAAGGCCGTTACAATTTTATCTTTCCCGATAATAACCTCGTTCCCGCTTCTTACATCAAAGCATCTCTCACCCTCTGCCTCCTTGAAATAAAGAACGCCATTGTACTCGAATAAACCGAAGCCGTAATCATCTAGCTTCATTTCGTTAAGTTTCTTGAATTTGCATACGTTTTTCATATTCTCCATATTATATTGCATTACTGGAAATATCATTATGATACTTATACCTATCACAAGCAGCCCTGTGTAAAACTTTTGTGAATCATATTTTTCCCATCCCTCCATCATCATGACAAAGGAGATTACTATTATTATAATAATAGATATCAATCCTACCATATCACATCCTCCTCTCTTTCAAGAATCCCATCATATCCTCCACGCTAAGTTGGAAGCCGGCAGCCGCCTTATGACCGCCTCCACCGGGATTGGCCTTGCGTGCCAGCACCGAGACATCCACCTCCTCTTTGGTGGTATAGAACGAGCATCTAAAGAATCTTCCGTTCCAGCAAAATGGCATCATCAGATCATGTCTTTTAGGGTTATACATAGATTCAAATGTAGTAGAGTTAAACTCCGTGGTATTCATACATATAGCCTTGTACCCAAATACATCAGCCTCGAATGAGAATATATTTATCTCGCCCCTGTTTTTCTCAACGATATACTCCAGTATCGCCTCCCCGTTCCTTATCATGTCATATATGAAGTCATGATCGCCATCCATGGCCCTTGCCGCCATATCCACGTCAAGACCACAATATCCTCTCATCCCGTATTGGAACGCCATGACATCACTCCATTCGAAGCGATCATGATCCCATACATCATAAGCGCTCAATAATTTTACCACGTCAGGGGTTTCGATATCATCGAAAAGATATTCCCACGTAAGCTCACAAGCCGCCGTTCCGACACGTCTCTTGCCCTTTACCTCGTAATCCCTCATATCGTCTATGGCGGTCTTATGATGGTCTATCCATACGACATCTATACCTTTCTCTTTCCACTCATCGAAAAGGAATCTTGTTCTGTTTCCAAATGACACGTCAACTGCAAACACCTTATCATATTTATTCACGTCAGGTATTTCCTTGCCGTAATTGTAAGGAAGAAGATCAATGTCCCCTTTGAAATACTTTTTTACTATAGCCGCTGACATTACTCCGTCAAGATCAGCCTCATGATATATACATCCTGTCATAATCTATTGTTTTTGATTAAAAAATCTATGTATTCTTTTATATCCTTGTTCCTATCATTATCCCAGTCAAATGTCTCGTTTATGAATTTGAAGTACGATACTGGGATCGAATGCAACATCCACCCACAATATTTCCCGAATGTCATTACCGTAGAGCCAAGGGGATGATCCGGTCTCCCGGGAACAGGGGCGGCGGTTACGCCCTGCGCCAGCCCCCTCCTACGATCTTTCTTGGCTGCTTTGATATCCAGATCTGTTTTCGTTACCTTATCCCCCATCGGGATATTAGTTATTAGCTTATCGCCGATAAACATCCCCCATCCATATCCTTTGTAGTTCTCTATACTAAGTTTCCTTATATCACCGAACCTTGACGAGTTGTTACAACAATCAACGACCAAAGCACTATCCTTTCCGTCTTTTATACGGACTGCCCTTCCAAGCCACTGATAAAACGATGAGAATGAGAATGTCGGTCTCCCTACTATCACGCAATCCAGACCCGGATGATCGAATCCCGTACCGAGGGCGGAATAGTTGAACACTACCCTCGTCCCACCTGACTTGAATCTCTCGACTATAGCCTCCCGCTGCTTCTTTGGCGTGCCTCCGTGAACTACCTCCGCCATGCCAGCGCATATCTTGGCGTTCATCCATTCGGCGGCAGTATTACAGCTCTCAACAGAATCCATAAATACCAGTATAGATCTGCATACGTCTTTTAATACCATCAACCGACGTAAAATAAGGTTGTTTAAGCCGTTTTTTCTCACCGCCTCACTAATAGACTCAGCCGTATATTCGGAGCCGTTAGAATTAAGTTTAAGGGCATCCCCATTGAAATCCCATGTCTCATATTTAAGAGGTGTCCAAAATCCTTGCCTTATCATCTCCTCTACCTGTATCACGTGAATCAGGTTCTTGAAATATACCGGTCTCATACGAGTGATGAAATTAAGTTGGGAATATGATGTCTGTCCTATCGACATGTTTTTAAGTCTACATGGCGTGGCTGTAAACCCTATCACCTTTTTCGGTTTCAGTTCATTCATGAATGTCATAAACTCGCTACCATCCTCCGGGCTATAACCAGCATGAGCCTCATCTATCAATACATTTCTGATCCCCATCTCCTTAAGCTTATCAACAACCTTCTTGATAGACCCTAACGTGGCGTATATCATGTTAGACAGCTCTTTCTTACCACAGGAAGCGGAGTAGATGGTAGCCGGTATGCCATACGACGTTATCTTGTCGTGGTTCTGTTGCAGCAATTCTTTTGATGGTTGTAAAATCAGCGTCTTATCTCCCATCAATCTAGCCGCCTCTGCTATCAGCAGTGACTTACCGCAACCTACAGGACCTACGATCAATACCGGATCATGTCTATCAGAATTTATGTAATCGGAGATACTTTTAACACACTCCTCTTGATATGGTCTTAATTTGTAAATCATTTGGATTTGTAGTTATCAAAAACGTCTTTTACGTACTCTAGTCTTATAGGGCATTCCCGACCATCATCCATCTTCACCATCAAAGTCTCTTTGGTCTTGCTTATGGCTATCACCTCTCCTACTCCTATCTGGGTATGGACTATATCGCCTAGCTTTATATTACATTTGATCATGGTCAAGCTTTTTATTAAATTCCTCTATCTTGCTCCTGTCTGTCTCCTTGGTCATCTTAGCCTCTTCCTTAAACATATCATACCCTTCCCGGATATTGTCGCCAACCATATTCTCTATCATCTCCCTTAGCTCATCGCTTCTTACGGCAAAAGATATCTGGAATGATTTACTTGTGCCTTTCATCAGGTAATCAATCTCCTTCTTACATTCTGTCATTAACCGATCCAGATTATCGAACTTGGAGTTGCCATTGGCTTTTCTTACCCCATCCTTGAAATCCTCCAATATCCCGTTAAATACATCCGCCATACACATCATGGAATGTAGCCATACCAGCATATTGAATTTATATTCATTATCAGCATTATTCATCAAGCCTATCAAAGACTCACTTTTTGTCAACATGATTTTAGATTCTCGATCTACGATATCCTTTATCTCCTGCCGGCATTTCATGGCACCAACGAAATCCATTTTAGAATAACATTCATTTGATTTCTCTACCAATTTCCTAATATCCTTTCTAGACATCAGAAGATCCAATACCTGTTTTTCTCTTTCGTTTTTATCCATAATCATTTATTTATTGACATAAATATAATTAAAGCCTAGATATTTACCTAGGCTTTTTAATAAAGTTAATCTTTTTTATTCTTTCTTTTTGACTCATCCCAATCCGATGAGTACCTGCATGTCCCTTGTTTGTGGATCGAGAAATCGCACCAAAAACACAAGGGCTTGGGGCGGGGTTCAAGGCAGGCCGGCTGGCGTCCCATGAGGTAGCGCTTCTCGTACTTATACCCCTGTTTGGCGTCGTCCCAAACGTGAGCTTGATAGCTATCTATTTTATTTGTCTCGAAATCATACATATCAAGGAGAATATCGTTAAGCTCCTTGACCGACCTCTCTACTTTCTCCTTATCTACCTTCACGTTCTGATTGTCCAGCATGCGGGTAAAGAAATAGCTGCACATATCCGGTAATACCTTGTACTTTCTCAGTATGTAGAAGGCGTATATCGGATGCTGGAGATTATGAAGCAGCTTGTCTTCATCGAATAACTTTCTCCCGGACTTCCAGTCTATCGTATACATGGCTATCCCGTCCTTTGTCTTATACTCTCCACGCCAGTCCACCGATCCTATGATATGCACCTTATCGTACGTCACGCCATCCAAGGTAAGTGGCTTGGGTAGCTTATAGGGCAGGACGAAGCTCTCCTCCACGCCGGCCGGTCTCGACCCCCGGACCACCTTCTCCATTGGCGTAAGATCAGACCATGCCTTCTTATAATTGCCAGCAGCATCCTTCTCAAACAACCCCACAATCCATCTTATTAACCTAGCCGCATGTTGCATGGACTCGATCTGAGATTTTACGCTATCAAAAGGTATCTTCTCTATATCGGCGTAATAGTTAAATGCCTTACTCATGTCCTCATAAGAAGGTCTGCATCCGTTCTTGAAGAAATACTCCATCGTCTGGTGGATAACCGTACCATATGACGTAGCCTCATGCTTCTCCGTGGATCTGTGACCCTCCACGTAAGTCTTATACCACTTATACGGACACTGGACAAACGTGTCTATCTGCGAGTAAGAAGCGGCGAGAACCTTCTCTCCATTTATTATCTTACACAAGAGATGTGTCTCCGGTATAGTCATCATCGAATATATTTAAATCAAGTGATGTTTCGTATAAATCATATGCTATATTTTGAAGGTGATGGAATCCTTTGATATCAATTTTAACAACTGTGTTACCCCATAAACGTGTGATACTTAAAACGTAATCTTTTGTTATTGTCATATCCCCTTTATTGCGGTAATCATGATTATCATAATCGTTAAATCCAATCCAATCCAATATCCTCTCATTCAAGCTTATTGGATAAACATCACATTCGGAAGTATACCACTTTATTGTGCCATTATCAATTCTGCGTTCGAGAATCAAACTCCCTTTGTCCTTATGCATACCGGTAATACATCCTATCCTCCATATATTACCATCCTTATCTTTCACAATATTGCCTATTCTTAACTCCTTAACTGAAATCATATTCTTCCTCCTCTTTATAATCGTCATCGCAATCATCAACAAGAGGGGTCTCTAACCCCTCTTCCCAATCATCATATCCGAAATCCATTATTTACCCTTAACCCAATCATACAACATATCCACAAAAATCCCTACAGTTAGTTCATCGACAGATTTATCGCCAAAGACATCATCCGATATCCTTATATCCATCTTTTCTTCAATCCCTATCAATACCTCTAATAAATCAAATGGATCCATAGCTAGATCAGATGACAAATTACTTTCTTCTCTTACATCGTCAATTACCTCTATATTATTAATGTAATTGAACTTATGCATTTTCTCGAATATCTCTTTCCTCGCTATCTTCAATATTTCATCTCTTTTCATAATCCTCTAAATAATCATCCAACATATTTATAAGCTCTCCTACCGTCAATTCGTGATAAGGCTTGACGCCAAGTGCCTCATCGGGTATACATTTACCCGTTTTCTTTTCCACTTCCATTATGACTTCTACAAAATCAAGGGAATCCATAGCCATATCCGTATCCGGCTTATCCTCGTTCATTATCTGAGCGGCATGATCAAGACCATTAAATTCACCCATCTTCTCGAATATCGCCTCCTTGACTACTTTTTCAACTTCTTTTCTTTCCATACTAAATCGACATTTTCAATCTTCTACCTAATTCTTTTTTTATATCCGATATCCTTTCGATATCCATCTTAACATCGCCCGTGATGGCGTATTCCTTATCCATTCTCTTGGGGGGATCCGGAAGCCGGCTTATGGCGAACAACCATGCCAGCTCCTTGTTCTTGTTCTCCCTAAGATACAAGTCAGACGTCATGCCATACATTTTTATGATCGTATCGAATAACGTTGATTCCGATAAACTCATATGCACGCTATACACATTTGATGGTTTCCAGATCAAGTTATCCAATCTCATCGTATACTCACGTTTAAGATCTATGTGGGATATTACGGCCCTTACTATAGGTTCTTCCTTGAAGTTGGTGTTAGCCACAAACCAGATAAGCCTTTTTTCCACCTCCTTGATAGCTCCTGTATCCTTACCCGTATCGTTATATACCCCAACGATACGGTCCCGGATCCCCTCGACCTCCGGTGTCAGACCGGGTGTCTCTATCAGCATCAGCAGCGATCCTCCCCTTGGCGTTATCTTCCACTTCCCATTCTTCTGAAGCTCAATATAACCAGATGCTTTATAACTATCTATTTTCTCCTTTGGAATGGTGTTAGCCATCTCTTCTTTTTGCCGGATCATCAAAAGATATCCAACATCAGACATCGTTAATCCTGATGTCATCATCTGTTCAAAATTTATATACATATGTAAATAAGTTAAAATATTGACCTAATCTTTCTGGCTACCCTCTCGACTATATCGGGATGATCATTTCCGTTATATATATCTATTAGCGTATCTATTATATGTAACCTTATGTTTTTCTTTGATGAATGAAACCAAAAATCTCCATTTTTTCTGTTTACAGGTTTGAACATCTTCAGTTCTGGTATAAGATAACACGCCACACATGATCTTTCAGCAAGTGATAATTCAACCGCTGTCCTTTCTATTGCTATGCATATAAACGCATAATTATCATTCTTTATTAGATTGTAAGCTCTTCTCAACACCCTAAGGGCGTCTGCTTTCGATAATCTCTTTCCCTTTTTCATATTGTTTTACTGTATAAGATTCATTAGCCATACCAACCCTACCAACTGATATAGATTGATTTATAGATTGGTTAAGATGCCCTACAACCGACATCTTAGCCCTAACCGTATTGGCGCATCTTAGAAGGATTCGATAATCCTCTAACGCCCTCTCGTATCTTACGTCCACCCTAGCCCTTTTATCGGCGTCAGTCATGCTCTTGCATGCCCCGTCCTCCCTCAAACTTATAGCTATCTTATCCCGTATGATCCTGATATCATCCTCGGCTATCACCAGCTCGGCGTCAAGAACGCCCTTGTAAGAGCTAAGAAGATCCTCTACCGCCACTACCTCCCGCTTCAAGTTCTCCAATTCCAATACCATTGAGTTATCGTTCATTCTTTTATACTCCTGTACTTTATTGGATACCTCATCACAGATGCTCATGATCTCCTTCTCCCTGTCCCGGTTTATGATATACCTGATACTGTATTCGGCCATTTCCTTTAATGAGGATATGATCTCTCGTATGCCCATCTTGTTTTCGGTGGAGAAATTGGCTTTTAATAATATCTCCATCCCTTTTATGATGACAAGCAAAAAATTTTTTCTCAATCTCATGCTTAATAAGGTGTTTCGTCATGTACTACATTGAAATCATCACTGGGCGGTATATATTGTTGCTCCAACGGGATACTGGGAGGCGGGGGCGGTAGCGTCACCACAGTCGTGTCCGGCTTGCCGCTACCCACTGGGGCGTCCGAGCCTCCCGGTCTTTCTTGGCGCACCACCCCTCCATCAGGATAATATCGCTCATATCCTTTCATGATATCTACATGTATCGCATCAATCTCCTCTAATGACCGTTGACGGACCTTTACGATATGATGGAACAATAATCCATCCACACGGAAGGATCGTCTTGACTCGCTCTTGAAACGTTCCAGATTAGGATACCATCCTTGCGGAAATTGCATGTATGAGGAGTACCCGTATCTTTTCGGTATATTTAACGCTACCATAGCCGTACATAACTGTCCCAATGTATCTGATTGATAAAAATCAGATTGCTTTGGCATATGATCCTTTGGATCCCGCCGTCCTTCGATATCACGATTGAGTTGAGATATTATAAGAAAGAAAATATTAGGAAAAGTTCTTTTAGCGATATTACACATGGTTATCAACGAGTCGATATTTCTTTTGGCGTCTCCTGAACCTTGTACTAGAGCCGTATGATCTATAGACACGAATACCATTTTCTTATCCTTGTTTATTGGCATATACTCATTCCATAGAAAGTTTTGAAGCTCATCTACGGTTGATGGTTTAGGGATGTATGTTATTCTGCTAGAGTTCTCTTCTCTAAGGCATCTCTGCATTTCTTTTACCTCATCTTCTGACATCTCGTTAAGGAGTATATCTTGTATGTCTTTCCCCATTTTTTTTGATAGTGAACGTAACATCAAATCTTCTGGGTTCATCTCAAACTCACATCTTAACCATACATAATCATCTGCCTGTGGATTGATATTGACATTCATCACATTGCTCATGATTTTTTGCGCCAGATAAGATTTGCCAACTCCGGGCCTAGCGCCTATAGCCACCGCATGTTGTGGGTAGAACCCGCCCAGTAACGCCTTGTCAAGATAAGCGTATCCAGTACGAGCCGGGAGAAGCTCTCCCGACTGATACTTTCTTATCCTCTCATAGGCATCCATGATAATCTCCTTGGATGACCTCCATATCCTATCCTCACTCATCCTCTTGCGTTTCTATCGCCAGCCGTATCGGATTTAGATCCTCTGTTAGCTGATCTTGATTTATATTTTAACCCCTTAGCCGTATGGCATAGATCCTTCCCCTTCCGATAAGCCTTACCCTTTAGCTTATCGGTCTTGTAGTTCTTGCGACCCAACTCCCGTCTCTTGGCTTTCTGCTCAGGTCTGGCGTTGATCTTCTTATCCGTCTCAGCCTTCTTCTTTCTGGCTTCCGGATGTGTTCTGTAATATTCAGTCGATCTCCCCATCCTCGTCCTCCTCATCATAATTATAATCCTCTACGATAATATCCTCTCCATCTAAATATGAGGCTTTATCTCCGAGTCTGCTTCTCATGCTCTCGTAAGGATCATCCCCATCTTTTATTTCCCACACACATAAGTGCGGACCTATTATATCAATAAGCATGTTGGCCTTATCCTCGCTTATGCCTTTTTCTATCATCTTATCTCTGCATTTGTAAAAACCACATGTCTTGTTAAACACTGATCCTCCTACATAAAACCCTGTCTGTTTGTGAATGAAAATTACTTTCATGTTCTGTCAATTTTTATTAATAATTATTTTTTGTAATCACCGTAACTCATGTCAGCGTCACACACCACCAAGTCAGTTACCTTATCCACTACATGGAATAGATGCTCCGGACATCCGTGGCATGCGCTACCGCCTATCGCTATCGCCTTATGCCTAGGGCAGTTATTCCCCCTCCCTCCATCATATATCTGTATCCGATTATCACTATATGTCTTGATATGTCTCATGATTTTAAGTAATGATGGCAAAGACATCTTGTAAGGGGATATATGCTCCTCCGGTATCATAAGCTCACCGGATAGTTCTTTGTAAAGATCATGTCTATCATGTCCTGTTTTTATTAAGAATACGTTGATCTCGGTCATTACCATATCCATAGACCTAAGGAGATCCGGCTTGGCTAACCTACCTACAGGTTCACCCGTAGAATCGGATCTCATCCAAGCCCCACACTTCTCGCACCCAACTTGCTTTCCCTCCACCGTATTTATCATAGTGGATGGGGCCTTGCAATACGGGCATACGGATCCGTTTAACATAGCTTTCTGGGCTAAAGATAGCTCTCTCATGCCTTTTCTTGTATTTTGACATTAAATAGATCACAGAATCTATTAAAATTCCTGTTCTCTATTCTCATATCCTCCTCATACCTGTCAACTAATTTGATGAAATCATTATAACAGTCCTCGCACATCCATTGATTGATTACTGCTACATAATAGCCCACGGATGTAGGTCTGTTACACATATCGCAAATACCTAAGCACCCATATCTGGTGAGCTTATCCATCATCTCCTGTCTTGTTATTTCAAGCACCTTGAATTTCTTGTAATTGTCAACTACCTTTGCCATTGTAAATTTGTTTAATAATAAAATAATCCGCTATATCCATTCCCTCATTTATATTGGGTTTTGATTCTAGAAAATTACTTATCTCTATATTCATCCCCCTCATATCCTTGTCTACCTTCTTTCTCCATTCGTTGAAAGCGTCGCCCTTATCCGGGTACAGGACTATCCGCCTCCTACCCAATGTCTCTATCATCTCCCTTTTCAGCATATGGATACCGCCACAGGCCATAAACAACCTACTAGGGTACACGATGTTACAGATAACAGCCGTCTTCTCTGACTCTACTATATACACCGGAGCGTCATTGGGATAGAAGTTGATAAGAAACTCCCCGAACAGGCATTGCCTAAGCAGGTAATCCTGACCGTCCAGTATATGCACCCAACATACATGATCCATGGGAACCTTTACCCTCTTCCCGTCAGGCCCGTAGTCCATTATCTTCCCGGTCCGCACTACCCAATTCTTATCCAGTTGCCAGAACACACAGCACTTACCCCAGTCCCCGAATCTCATCATCCCCACCTTATACAAGCTAAATGCCCTATTGGTATGATACGATCCGAAGATATTGGATAGATAATCCTGAAGATCGGATGTCTCGAAAGGATTAAGCGTCTCAAACATCTTGCTTACCGGAATGCAGTTGGCTATATCCGGATCCATAGGAGGTCTGTACCTCCTTAATACTTTGTTTGAATCGGTAAAAAGATCATTGTTCCCAAGTTCGCTCCCTGTTGGATATTTAAAGTAACCACATTTATTTTTATGATCACACACCCCAAACTGCTCTCCAACGATCTGACCGGTGGTTACGTCCACGTACGGCGTAAAACACTTATCCTTGCCGCATTGCGGGCACGTCAGCTTCCTCCTTGGTTTGCTATGATCCAGCTCATACCGATGAACGCTCTTATTGAACTCCCTAAATTCCATCACCCTCTCCTCTCATTCATGACTCTATATATATAGTCCCTCAGCGGCTCTTTCCTTACCAACTTATTAACATCAAACTCGCCTTCTATATCTAAGGATCCGATTCTTGATGTAACCGTATAATTAGTTTTCTCGAACTTATACTTTCCTTGAAGATATACTACGGTAGCCATATTCAATATAGGGTTGTCGGTCTGTCTTTTCAGCTTATATTGGCTGGTCTTTGCAGTAGGATCACCCGGAGCGAAGTTATATATCTCCTCTATCTCCAATATCTTTCCGTAGTTCTCCAGTATCATTCTTCTATATAGCTCAAGCTGGAAAGCGTACTCGTCATAGAAATTGCCCTTCCTGTTTGATTTGAAGTCCAATATAGCGAATATCCTCCTGCATCTCTTTATCTTCTTTTTCTCCGTCTTAGGCTGACCTTTCTTGGCTCCCGTCTTATAGAACTCTCCTGTCTCGACCTCTATCTCCACCATCTCCGGCTCGCTATCCATCTCCACCACGGCGTCCACCGAAGAAGCTACCTTTAACCTGCTTGACCTCAACATCTTCTCGATCAATACAGGTTTTACATGTCTTTCCTTGCAGAATATGGCAAATGATATTAGATCCTCTATTAGCTCATCAATGTTATCCACTAATATCCGCTCCATCCTATACTTGTCTATTCTTAGCTTGGCTTCCTTGACCACCTTCCTGATCCATGTCGGGATCAGCTTTATGTTAACCCCGGTCAGATACAACCCAAATAGATAATGCATGATAGTACCTAAGTCAGCCCTATAGTTAGCGTAATCATCAGGGTCCTTGCCCTTGAGTCTCATCTCATTCTTCCATTTCTCCAAGGCTCCGGACGTATCACAATACCCATTGGCGATATTGTTAGTGGCTCCATCGTATATGATAGGATACCCATCAACATCCATCTCATAATACACGCGTTTGCCGGCGACAGTCATTCTATATAACACAGGTGTCGGGATATCCTTTATCCATTCAGCGGCATAATACTGTTGCTCTGTCTCCAGATCATACTCAACCTCCATCTCCTCATTAGGCTCGTTTTTAGGCTCTTCAACAGGCTTTTCCTCCTCGACCATATCTTTCTTCGGGACCGTTGATAAAACGTCTAATATGCCAAAGAAAGCGGTAAATTTAGGATCTGTATGATATGATCTTAATACTGGTAATGATGATCGCCAATAATATGACGACGCATTCTCGTCCTTTATCTTGCCTAAAATCTTGCCTAAAGCCGAACATCCTATCTCTCCATCATCCGCAATAGCCACATTGTGTCTCTCGGATAAACGAACTTTCATCTCATCAAACAATTCTTGATCGCTTATGACTTCTATGATCGTCCCATAACTATATACTGTGTCACTTATAGCCTTATATCCTAGGTCTAAAAGTAATCTTTGTTTTCTTCTATCCATGATAATAATCTGGTTTTTAATTTACCATCCTCCTCGACTTTAGGTGCGAGATCCCTCATCCGTCTGGCTGCCAACAGCCATACGTTGCCAAACTCGTCCAAGAGCCGGCTGAAATCCATCGTATCTAACAGATAATCGAATTTTGCATGCTCATCAACCGTCAAGTAGATAATGTTATCATTATCCTCGGCAACTGATTTATATTTCCGTTTAGGGTATAAGTGGCATATGTTGCTTACCCCCGGGCATGGTATGTATGCGCCGGTAGCAGATCTCCTTGTCATACTCAATCTAGCCACATGGGCGCCAAAGAAAACGGCTAGGCTCTTCCCCTTTGGCTTGGCCTTCACCCGTATCGCCGCCCTTTCCTTTGGCGGTAGCTCCTTGGCTCTGCACGCGGGACACAACCCCTTACTCCTTATGGTTACCATCCTCCCACATCTCTCACACGGTAACATCCTACCTATCATGCCTTTTTCTTTTTATAACTTTTGTTGAACTCCATAAGGCTCATAGCCCTATACCTCTTAAGCCTATTAATCTTACCCTCAGTCCAATCTTGATCCTTGAAGTTGATGATCGTATCGAATATCTGAGCTAGTTCCCGGATATTAAAACTCCTGTTTTGTATCTTCTTATAGAACCCCGATCTGCTATATCCTAATTTAGAAGCTAGATAAGTTTTGTTAGACAATGTGAGGATACGATAAATCGTACCCTCCATTTTACTTATCTCCATCAACTTCTCGGCTATGGACGACGTGGTTTCGTAGCTAGCTTTACTGTTTACTATCCTCATTTTTCTCCGGATTCCTGATCTTACCATCAAACTCGTAGAAGTCCATCAGTTTCTTCTCTTCCTTGATACAAGTGACAACGAAATCTGATATGGTTCCTTTCATGCCTTCCTCGAAATTCTTTTTGGCATGATCAAGGTCATTGGCCCGAACGATGTAGTTAAACGCCTTGCGTTTCTCATTGTTCGATTTCTCGTCTATCGTAATATAATCAGCCGTGACCTTATAGAACCGGTCTCCATCCATGGCAAACAATTCCGCTATCCTGAATCGTTTGATATCAACGCTAAACTCACCGGATATGAATGGCTTCATCTCCTCTATGATTCTAGCCTCACATTCGGTATAAGAAAAGGCATCTACTAAATACTCTTCCTTTACCTTCTTCTTCATGCCGTTCTCGGCATCTGTCTCATAAGAAACCGTACATTTAAACCAATTGTGCATTTTAATCTATATTATTGTTAAACAAAGGATAATCTTTTATTCCTTCACGAATATATCTTTCCGTATCATCATCCACGCCATAAGCCTTCTTGAAAAATATCATAGCCTTATCCGTATCATTATCCACCAGTGGTAGATATTCCCTTGCAAAAAGCGACCTAAGATAGTTCATATTATCAATCCTATGTCTTATATCGGCTACTTTATCCCATATCTCGACCCGAATTTTACTCATTTTCTTCATATTTCTCTCATATCTCTCTAGCTGGTCTTTATATTCCGCCTCAATCTTATCGTTCTTATCCTTGATAGACTTATAGGTCTCCTCGTCTTTCGTGTCAAACATCGGAGTATGTTTGATATTAATTATATCCAATTTGCTGTATAGCTTTTCATTGGATACGGTGAAATCATATCTAGTCCTGTACAGATCAAAGTCACTTAAGAACTTAGCTATTTTAATAGCATCATCCTGATCAAGAACGGCTATATTCAATCCTTCTAAATAGTAGAAGAAATGGGATGGAGAAATAGGTTTACAGTCATATGTCCTCATGATTGGAGGCTCATCCATAAACCTGACACCTTCCTCCGCACATCTTATTACGATCAATTTCTCTACCTGCTCATCAGTAAGATCATATATCTCCTGATCGGTCATCTTATCAATTGTCTTCATCATCCTCATCCTCCGATATCGTTACAGCCTTTGTAAACTTTTGTTTATAGACCTCACCCATAAGGCAGGCGAAATCCCTATCATCCATACTAGCCATAGTATTGGCCTCTACAATAAGACTCATCTCGATGTTCTTTACCAAGATTTCATAGTTATCATCATCTTCTTTATAGAAAATGACTTTACCACCATACTCGAAACCATCATCCCCGGTCTTAACCATATCGATGATCCTCTCTAACTCCTTTACAAATTTACTCTTTTTCATATGTATAATTTTTATGTGTCTACAAAAGTAGGCATTTTGTTTTTGAATTAAATTAAATAAACATTATCAATAGTTAATACGCTTAGGTGATTATATACCATTTTACACTAAAATCGTAAAATGGTATATAATCACCTTATCCTCCATATATCTTAAGCCCTTTTATATTGTATTTGCTTATATCCATACACAAATTACACCCTCCATGACAACAACACCACGAGCAAAAGGCTAGTCGCTCCTGCTCCGGCCTACCTTGAAACTCCACTGCCGCCCTATACCATGCCGGGGATAATACCCTGACCTTCTCCGGTACGGGCGGTGTCATGAGCACCGATCGCCGCCTTCCTTTGGCATCCTCCCTACCTCTCATCTGGATTATCTTTTAACAGTTCAGCTATCTTCTCATCCTTCAACATATTTTGCTTTCTCATGCTATCTACAACAAAGGCAGCGAACGCCATATCATACCTTTTCCTTAACTCATTGACAAAAGATTTGGCTTTTGATTCTACCATTGTCTCGATGTTGCTGTCTACAACTTTCTTCATCCTGCCCCTTATAAACTCGTCTACTGTCAACTCCTCATCCATATAATCTAACCTGAACCTATATTTCTTCTCGCTGGCGTTCTCGACAAGATCGTTCATTGATTCTCTCGCTATATCCTCAATCTTCTCTGATATCGGATTGGATATTTCTCTCATCAACTCATTCTTGAACTTTTCTTTAAGTTCATGTATTATAGCTAACCTGACCGAGCTGGTAAACTCCTCTTTCAACGTCGCTTCATTGTACATAGCTTCCTCGAATACATCTTCCAAATTTAATTCTACTTGAATTTTCATATCATTATATTTTAATAAATTATAAATTTTTTAGGCATATAATTATCATGTATTATTTCCCCTCATCTTTTAATATTAATTTCTTCCCGATCTTTTTAATTTTTGTCGGTCTTGATAATCGATAGTCTCTTTCTATCGGTCTATTAAGTACATCATCCTTGTGCCCCTTGTATCCTTTCTCGTAAGCACTAACCCTTGCGCAAAACTCAACCACATCGCCTGGCGATAAATCAGCACCACTAAATCCTTTTGTTAAATCGAACCACAAATGATCTGATACTATTTTGCTATCAAGTGTCACATCTTGTAAAAGCATCGTTTTTACAGGTCCAATGTATCCATTCCTAAATCCCAATCTAACAAAGGTTGCTGTAAACACATGGCGTCCTTTTGATCCTATTGTTCTCAACTCTTCTCTCATCTCCTTTCTTATTTTTTATTCATAAAACCAGTAATTTTCTTCAAATACCCTTTTGTCATCTCAATAAAGTTCACGCAATCCAGCTTGCTCAACTTGTAAATCAAAGCCGGGTTATGAATTACGGCTATAATTTGTGTTTGCGGTTTATGAAATGACAATACTTTGTACAGATCCATGATATTGTCAATATCTAAATTCCTGTCCGGCTCATCCATAATGATTGTATACTCAAAATCCTTCTCCATTAATACCACATGATTGTCTTTGTAGTATTTTAAAAGATTGTCGATCCTGTTTGCCCAGAACTCATTTGACTTTTTCTTAAATTCCATAAGTTTCTGTATCGGAAACGCATACTCATCTTGGTTAAACACAAAATCAAAAAGCGAGTTCATGGCATGAAGGTTCTTCTCCCCAGAGGACCTAGATGCTCCATTCATATACAAACTTAAATTATTGATATTATCCAATATATCATCCTTTCTCATTTCAGTTTGCTGTAGGAGATGGAATACCTTCCCGATATAATCCGACTTAATACTGATCCCGTCAAGCACCTTGTCATCATCAAATATATCCGGGAAATACAATGCTTCTGACGGTAATTCAGAACACATCTTTTTCTCGCACAACATGTACTTCGATATCATATTCAGGAGGGTTGATTTCCCGCTCCCGTTCTTGCCTACAATCACATTCACGCCGGGCTTGAATATAAACTCAGAGCCATTTTTGAACGCTTTTATCTTTTGGATATATTTAAATGGAGTCTTCTTGTTGTCGTCTATCCTTATAGAAGTTATCATCTTATATGATTTTGTGTTGAATTATTTAAGCCTTTCATTAATTGCCAAATCAAATATCTTATCAAGACATTTCCTCATCTCCGCCGCCCCGATGATCGCCTTTCGATTCCCGAACGAGAGCCACGAAGTAATGAACCCACTGACCTCCGCGTCCCGCCCGGAATACCGCCTTGGGAACTGGACGGGATCGCTGGCAATAAAGTCGGCGGTTTCGTATTTGTCCGCCATGCATTTCGGCATGTCTACAAATTTGTCATTCATTGTTTATCCCTTCATTTGTTCGCATGCCAATCTTTCAAGTTCCGGTGTAACGTTGGTATTCATTATGCCTTTCAAGCAAGGGCATTGTCGCCAGACTATATCATAAATCTTTGACAATTCAATCAAAGCCTCATTGTTTGATTCAACTGTCATAATCCAATTGTCCGGCGATATCTCTATCTCCCTGCATGGTATTTCTTTCTTGCCTTTTGGCTACATTACATCTACCAAAATATCTTCCAGTGAGTATTCCGTTTTCGTCCGTCTCAAACAACCCTCCTATCCATCCTATCTTATGGATGTTCTCCGTCCACGTTCGAGTGGCGAATAAAAACTTTTTTACAGGAACTTTTGAAAATGCATCAACATCATGGATACTCCCGTCCGGCTCTTTGAATATCGATGATTTTCTTTTATTCTGGCAACTCCCGTCTAAGCCTATTTTTTCCCATTCGCCATCGTCAAATCTCAAAGGAGAGATTATATCAAAACTGCAAAGTTTCTTGACGAGATTGATTTCAAATGGTGCCGAGAATCCGCTGTTACCATGAGAAGAGAACAGCGCGACAGCTTCTATTACCTGTTCGCGCATCCATTTGTTAGGACCGTCCTCTTCTTTGCTATATCCGGCTAATTCCAATTCTCTTATCGCATGTTTACATAAATTACTGTTTGCGATAATATACCGAAGAGCCTTCTTGTTGATAAGGCTCTTCTTGCTCATTTTCTTTACAATTCTTCTACTCTTTTTCATGTTTAATGTTATTTAATGTTTTAATCACCAATCTCCTCTATCATTCGTATTGTGCCATGACCATCTGTTTCGCGAAATCTTTGTACGCCACTATTTTTCGCAGGTTTGCTCGCATTCGTATTTCCCCGATACCGCCGACCGGAGACAAGGCGCCTGTATTAACACCTCTTCCCATGTTTATTCCTCCTTGTTATATAATTGCTTGTTTTTATATTCCAACATCCTTCCCATCCTCTTTAACCCAATTAACTGTATCGCAATACCAACAATACCCTGTCTTGGAATCCTTTTTATGAGAATGGGATCCACATGTGGCGCACCAATAATTATCATCCATATTGTATGTATAACTTTCATCCTCATGCATTTTGGCTATTCTAGCTACCCTATCCTCCAGCAGATCCTTTAGATAATGGCATTCGTAAGGTCTATCCTCTTCCTTTAATATATAAATATCGATATCCATCATGCTCCCCATCCTGTCCGTACACATACACTCGGCGGCATGGCGCACGTTCCCTTCCGGCATCCCCGGAACTATCTCCCGGATCACCGCCTCCATCTTCTCTTGGTATTCGGTGTCTACCTTGACCACCAAATCCTCTAATTTATCTATTAAACTCATGATCTTTTTACTTCTTTGTATATGACATCTGTATTGTCTTCCCTATCTATATTGCAACAACAAGAATACATGCAGTAATAACCCCTGTTATTAAATACACATCCATCACAACTGCTATCATCAATCTCTATTACCTCCAATTCTATTTTCTCCATGCCGGTATTATATTTAAATATACTACCTATCTTATGATATCCTATATCCTTCAAATACCTTATATGATTATTTTCGTTAAATAATCGGTTGATAAATACATCCATTTTATCGTTTAGACCATTTTTATCTAATAACCCCTCGCACTCATTTTTATTAAATCCAAAGGATATCATAAAATATTTTGCCATATCAAACCTTTCCAGTTCCACCAATTTTTGTATGCATAGCCATATTCCTTGTCTTATGCCTTCTTCTTTGGCTTCTTGCACTCTATCTCCCATATTATTTTGTATTAATTAAGTAACAATATTTCTCTTCGCTCTATTTTGATCATTGATGGATTATCGTCATGATCATACCAATATAGATACCATATACCTCCTCTATTGGCCTTCCACATCTTCCCTTCATATTCCCCCGATGGGATCGTTACTGAATATTCTCTAAGACCCTCAAAGGTTTGTTTGGTCATTAAAGCGTATTCCTCATCAATTTCTATGTATCTCCTATGGGGCTGTTTCCATAACATCCCACGTTTGTCTGTTATCTTAGGTATTATATTCTCTCCATTCATGATGCTTTGTAAATTATGTATTAACTATTGTATATCTAACACTCTCCCAATCTTCCCTTTCGCATCCCAAGCAACCTGATTTTACGCAATCATATATATAATTTTCAAAAGCGCATCCCGAACATCTATCACACTTATCTACTCTTAATGTCATTTCAGACATACCAACTTTATAGTTAAAGACTTCCCCTATTTTATGATACTTAATATTTATACATATAGTATCGTTTTCACTTATAGTACTGCCTTCACTTATCATATTCTCACGTCCAAACATATTGTCAATAAACTTAATCATCTCATCATTGAATGATTCGCTTTCTTCTTGCAGCTTCCTACATTCATCCTCGGTCAATCCACAAGAAGATACCAGCTCCTCTGCGGCTTGCGTCCATCGCCCGTCGTGAGCCAGCTCCTGAACCGACAGCCATACCCCTTGGTTCATGCCCTCCATTCTTGCCTTATCTAAAATACCCTTATCCTCCATATCCTCGATCATTTAAATTCTTGTTTATTATAACAATCTCTATATCGTTTAACATCTTATCTTTTAATATTTTTTCTACTGTTCTTGGAATGACATTAAAATCTTTATTGCTAAGCTTATTATCCACCATAATCTCAATCAACTGCTTTATAGTAAGCCCAAGCTCATTATGGATATAATTCTTTATCACTTTATATTCTTTACTCATGGCTTTTTATTGTTACTATTTCTATTGGCTCATTGGCGAAAGTCAATGGACCACCTATTATTCTCTCGATTGTTCCGTTGGGTAATGTTACACCATAATCATCATCCCTTACCTCATCCTCATGAACACCCGCGCTATGATCATCTGGATCATCATAAACAAGTCCCCATCTAAGCATAGGTATTTCCCATGTGTCCTCTACCCTATCATAGATAGGACAATCATTAAACACAAGCTCCTCTCCGTCTCTGTTGACTGCTAAATATGCCATAAATATCCTCCTTAAATTACTATTTCCAAAAAACTATATATCCATCCTCTATATTGCTATGATATACAACATCATTGGTATCATTATCCAATATCTCATATACATCACCCGACTCATCCATTACCCCACGAAACACATTCTCTCTATCCAAGAAATAACATGGTTCCTGCACTTTTGGCAGCGAACCATCCAATGATATCCACTCCGGTCCCATCAAAGTTATTTTAGCTCCCATATGATTCTCCATTTAATATGATTACCTTAGTTTTATTAAATTGATCTGATCTTTCGATCTCTCATCTCATTCTTGTCCTTAAACATCATTATCCTATTTACAATCCCCTCCGATTCCATGTATGTCGAGAATCCATGTATCCTTAGATATTGAATAGCTGATAATGATTTCTCCAATATCTCCCTATACTCCATATCTGTTTTAACTGCTTTCTCCATGATCTTTTCCCTCCATTTCTTCTAATATGACTTTAGCCAGATATACCACCTCACTTATCTGGTCGTAATAAACATCCACCCCATCAACTTTATCATTATCGTCATCATATCCATCGACCATCAAATTATCTTCCCCCGATAAATACACGGATGTTATAGATAAACAAATCAACCCGTTATCGGTAAAGATCCTTATTTCAGCCGGAAAATCATCTACATGGGTTCCGCTATCCATATCAAGATCAAGTCTCCCTGTTCTCTTGATCAAATCAACCATAGCTCCATAAGCTACTACGTTCGCATTTAATAGCATTTTATTTAATGCATTTACTCTTTCTACGTCCTTCATAATCTCTAACCCCTTTGTATTACATCGTTATACGTTATTCCGTTATCTTGAATTAGTTTCATAAACTGATCTTCGGTATAAGCCAGAGATTCCCCTCTGTTAGCCCTCTCTATATTCTCACTCATCATCCCTATAGCCTGTATTAAGGCTGCTGAGGAGTTGGCTATCAATTGAGCTGCTTTCATTATCCTATCATCGTCCATAATCATATTACTTTAACTTCCTCGTTTCACAAATGTCTTTCATATACCATGGTTATTCCTATCAAAATCCCGGTATCTTCTCCCCAATATTCAAGGGTATATAATTACCTTATTTATAATATTCATTATTCTCTATCTCCAAAACATCTGGGGACAAATAGTCTTGTAATTCCAATTTTCGTATTTGGACAAGACAATCCAGATGTTCAACATTCATTTCTTGCCTATCTTCGTCTACCCACACCAACGTGTCGTATCCATAACATTCTGGGCACTGATCGGCTCCACATGGAAGAAGCATTTGCGCTCCACATTGAGTACATCTTACCCAGTCACCATGCCGTATTCCTTCGTATATTCTTGTTTCCATATTTATTGTTTATCATTTATAACATTTACTTCTTCGCTCCACAAACGTCTCTTATATATCGGAGTGATGCCAATCAGAATACCAATATCTTCTCCCCAATATTCAAGTATTTGATTCCTGAATTTGTGACGCAACTCTTGCGTCTTTCCCTTATTCCTATTATAAGGCGAGAAGTCAGATAATCTTACTGTCTTCATATTCTATTTAAACTTTTTAAGTTTAGATCACTTAATGTCAATACTTTTTTATCCAATAGATCAATAAGCAGCATCGCCCTCGACTCCACCTCTGTACTTCCAAATCCACTATACACTTCTGTTTGTGGATTGTAAGCATCGTATCGAACATAAGCAGCTTCGTAGTATTCGATATCCTTATTCGGGAAATATTGTGCCAATTGCAACCAGTCATCCCATATTTTTGATTTACTGATATTTATCATACTTGGTAGTATCTCTCCAAGTTCATGACTCATATAAGCCGGTATGAGGTCTCCTTCTTTTCTGTATGAATATCTCATTGTATTTTGTGTAACTGATTCTGTTTTGGATCCCCCTCCTTTCATCTCTTTCACAAAATAAAATTCCGACTCTGAATTTACACCCAACTCATGCAACTTTAATGCAAGCTCATAAGGGCACATAAAATTTTGATATTTCATGTTATTCTATATTTTCGTTTCTGTAATCTCCTGCATAGTCCAACCATACCCTGTAATCATTTCTGTACTTGGTCGCCTTTATTTTCATATTCCGGGATATATTCTTATTCACATTTTCGCCAAGCACCTTCCTTAGCTCCATTTGTAAGACCGCCCCGATAAGAGGATAGACGTCCAAATAATTGCCTTCACACTTTTCGAAATCTATTACCTTGTTCCCTATTGCCCGTTCTAATGCCTTGTCCATTGCCTTCACGATGGATTCTTGCACATCTTTATATCGATTGATAAAATCCTGTTCTTTATTTTCCATTTTAATACATTTTTTATTCTATAAAAGATCCTCATTGCCCCCATAAGGGATACAATAAGTCCAAACCGTCCCATGTACACATTCATATCCATGAGAATTTACACCCGTTATTTCTCTAGCAAATAAACTAATATTCCATGCATCATCTTGGCTATTTCTTACCAATACTTTGTCAAATGGTTTTAACTTATACTCTGGCTCTATCTCAATACCAAAGAATTGTTTCAAACACATTTTGGCTTTAGGTTCTTCACTTGCCTTAAGATCGTTAATAAAATCTCGCTTTTCGTCCTCAGTGGCATATCTATATCTCTCAATATTATTTTGATTGGCAGCTCCATTGTCGAAATATAAATAACCCCCTTCTTGCCAAGAGGCATGATAAGACGTAAGGTATTCCCCGTTTGTATTCAATATGAATAAATAATCACCTTCTTCATTGCTCAATACATCCCCATCCTTAAATGCCGTATATTCCGGAATATTAATACAAAGCCTACATCCTCTTGCTCCTAGTCCATTATCAGAGAACCAGTCTGATGTTATACCATAATCAGAATAAATCACTCCTAGTGTATTATCACCCTACTATACTTGTGCCTGTATTTGTATTTCCCATCAATATATTTACCTGACGTGGAGAAATACTCGCCCTTGATAATATATGGCATAATATTGTTGTTGATATATCTGAACAGTAATTTACCGCATAGATTCTCAGGGAATATATCACGATGATAATCTGTAGGGTGTTCATAAATAGGATCCTTGTATTTAAACTCATAACTAAAATCATATCTCTCGTATCCAACTTCCCAATTATAAACCCTAGTATCTGTCATATCCTCAAAGGCTTTCATTGACTTTTTATAGTCTATGCCATAAGCATCCATACATTGCTCCATTACATTCCAGTGCTCACGCTCTATGATCCTTTCTTGTGAGTCTTTTGACAGCTCATCAAACTCATACAGTTTTAATACAATCTTTTTCATAATCCCTCCTCTTTTAATATAATTAGATCCCTAACGTCAATCGAATGACATACGTACCTCCTTATGTTCACGCTTAGGGATGATCGTGGCTATTCTCACGAACCACCACAATCCAGATTCAGATATCATTCATCCTTTATCTTTACGAATGGGTTTTCTACATAAAACTCCACTACATCCTTAGATTTTATAGATGTCACTATACCGGTGGTATCCACAAATCCATCTGTTTCATCCATTGTCAAATCTTCTATTTTATCTCCCGGCAGAAAACAAAGATTATAGTCTTGATCAATATACATAATCATCTTTAACCTAACCATGTCATCAATGATGCCTTTCATTCTCTCCACGACATCCAATTGATCATTACTAAGCATTAATCTACTTTTTGATGATTCCACTAACCTTATGTCTCCATTCCTGTCAACTACAGTTAAGTCATTGAATTTATACACATCTTCACGTGTTCTGTAATATGTTTCCTTACAATAAATTTTTCCTTTATCATCTATTTCAACATCAAAATATTCCAACTTATCCTTGACAGCTCTTCCGTTTTTGTATTTCCACACATCACCTATTGGAATGAACCCATATAATGACTCAAAAACATCATATATTGATAGTCTTGTCTTAGGAATGCTCTCGCCCTTTTTAAAACATTCTTCGGACGAATAAAATAATTTCCCATCTAATGTCTTCTCAGTCCTACATCCTCCCCATGTTCCTACATATCTAACTACTCCATATGTAAAACTGATCAAGATCTTATCAATCTCAAACCACTTTAATCTTCCTGACATATCGTCAAAAAGATATCCACTCTCTAGATAAACCGATAAACATTCTCTAATTTCCATAACAATTTATTTTTTTTTAATTAAACAACATCATTTGCCTTGATCACTATCCGTATCAATATTATGAACAAGCTCATATAGATCATAATCACTACACTCTGCTAAACATAAAGAGAAGACGTTCCTGTCGTTAATCAGGAAATAGCTATCTTCTAATATGAAGATAGATCTTCCTACCTCTAAAAAACAGTCCCATAACTCATTGCCTCTTTTATTGCCAAACACTTTCTGAAAAGTATGACGATCTGCCTTATTCTCGAATTTACGCATCCGTCTAATCCACTCATATCCGTGCCTCACTAAATCCAATCCGCCGGCTTCATCGAAGCTCCCGTTTTTATCAATCCATTTATTTACATCTATCAACATACTCCCTTATAATATTACATTAAACAACTCGTTTAACCTATCTATCTCACTTAGGTATTCATCTTCTTTATCAAATCTAATTTGCGTCCCTCCCTCCAATCCAAAGGACAGGGTAAAGGATATGACCCAGCCCGATCCGTCCACGGCCTGCCCCTTGGGAATCCAAGACATCACCGTCTTCTTGGATATCCACCATCTCCCTATCTGAACGAAATCAGGATAGTTGTTCATTAAATACACCATCTGACTAGCCATCTTATTAACATCATCAAAAGGCACTATATAATACTTGTTTCTGATCCTGATCTTCAAGAAGGGGTTATCCATATTATATGCCGCAAATGCTGATATCACGGAATTAGGATATCTAACTCCTTTTATTATCACCCATTTCATATATCACTCCCTCTTTATATAACATAAATTCATTGGATAAAATTTATCCGCGCTCTCTTTTCCGTCTCCGCGAAAGTTAGCCAGCCCGCATGTCAGGATGCTCACAAGGTTATCCACCACCTCCAACTCGCTCGATTTGAACCACGCCAACTGACTGTAAGTTTCACCTATCCATATTATACTCATTCTCCCGTCCCGACTGACCTCCTTGACCAGCCCTATATGGTTTTTAGTGTCCTTAATTACATTTGATTCGTCAATATTTGTAAGCCGAACAAAATCCATCGGCCGTATCACTTTATTCTCGTCCATGTCTTTATCCTCCTATATTCTTTTTATTCTCTCAATTTACGCTTAACCTCTTTAACATATTTAGTAGAATGTAGTCCCCTATGCAATCTTATAGCCCGATCTATATCCTTGTTCGGATTATGATGAGATTGATATATCTCGAACATTTCCCTAGCCTTGATAGGATTTGTTCTATCATCGTATCTATACCGCTTTTTCTCCCGTTTAAGACACAATATCCTATTAACCTCATCTACATACACCTTTTTCATCTGCCACCTCCCTAACGCCCCTGAAGTGGCGTTGTACGCCCGATCTTCATCCCTTGACTCCACGAAAGATAGGGCGGCCGCCAGCTTGTCCCATACCCGTGCCTCGATCACGGCCGGCTTCGGGGCGAGGGGCATGCCTCCGTTCCCTTTTGGTGGTGTCAATATTATCATCGTCATCACAAGTAAGTATCTTATCACGTTCCCTTGTTTTTATAAAACTCCTCCCCGAATTTCACATTATCCACATAATCTTCCATACACTCATGAACAATTATATGAATATCCCCCTCCGTGTATGTTACCTCGGACATTAACCTCTCATTGGTCATCCACCAAGAATAACTATCAATATGCCGTATCTCAAATCCATGATCATGCAACGCATACATAACATTATATCTTAAATCCCTGTCCATCATCATACACTCGTACACGATATAGCCATTGATACTTTCATGAGACCTACCGAACGTATAAACGTACCTACCCATCAACTTATACAACTCCCTTGCCATAGGATTCGGGATCGCCTCATCCATATCAAAATCCCCATCTGGATCAATAACCCACTCTACATCCCGCTCATCAATACAAGCCCTAGGCATTCCTATTGTCCGTACATAAAGACGTGATCGGTGATCCTCGCTTAACACCGTCCCGATATACTTTTCCCCTTTGGCATATCCTATATTATGGTTGCCGGTTATATTAAATACAATTTCAGCTCCTATCTTAATTTCATCCATATTCAAGATGTTTGTATCATTTGTTATCTTTTTTATACAAAAAGAGGATATAATGGCATAATATTATGATATCAAGACACGAATGCGTTATCTATCATATTATCATACATATCCTCTATACAACGTCATTTATGGCATTATATCGTATATGATGCCGCAGGCCATAAATACATCTAATTAACCCTTTTTTAAGGGCTTATTGCCATTTAGGGAACTAGCTATGCCTAATATTTTCGAAATAAGGGCTTTTTTAGCCTTATACTCATCGTTTATCCCTATTATCGCATATCTGTATACCATCCCATCCTTCGACACCTCCACGCCCACGTATTTAGGCGCAACGGCATCCCTATGTAATACGATAAACGGGCTTTTGCCGTCTAGCTCATTTATCAACTGATTAAACTGTCGCCTTGTCATCTGATAGTGATATTATTTCCATGTTATAAATACGATCTCTTTTTATCCTTATCTTCTCGCACAGCTCATCGAAGCACCCATCTTCTTCTAACCTACCAACATAATATGAGACATTCGATTTAGAGCTTCCTTGAAGATATATATTTCCTCCTATATTCCTTGAGAAAAAATTAGGCAAGACCATCTTTTGCCTCTTATCCTTATTATCCATGTAAGATATAACGACAACCCATAATTCTGGCTCCCGTTCTTTTACAGATAACATGAGATCAAGACTCGATTGACCATTGATATTCCTCCTGCCAGTTTCGTTATAACGAAGAATAATATAATCATTCGCATTATCATCCTCAACCATCACGACTATAGGGCGATCTCCCCTCCCATTATCACATAATACTCTTGGCTCTTTCCCGTTGCGGAGATACACCTTATCGTAATCTCCGTTTTTGTATATCTCAAAATCAAATTCTATTACCATCTTATTTCCTCCTATTGATATATTGTTGTGTACGACCTTCCTCTATCTTCTCGAAATAAAATTTATTCCCATATAACCGGGTGAAACAGATATTATATCCGAAATGTTCCGCGCGTCTGATCTGCGCGTAACCTCTACTGATGTCATTATTATCAATCAGCGTAACAAAACAATGTGATCCTACTTCTGTATTCAAAACCAGATTTTCCCAATCTTTTACCTCCATATCAAATCTCCTTAAATAATTTTTTGTTATGATTATCGCTATTATACCATTTATCAATATTATCGTACTGCTTTGGATAAACCCCATAAGACCTACACCACCTAGGTAACGGCCCGTTCAGCACGTCTAACGCCGCCTCAAGGTCAAACGTAGCTTCCTCCTTGACACAACACCCCGATCCACTTCCACAGCTCGGTATATAAGCTCTACTATACGCTACGCTCATCCCATATTCCCCATGACTCAGATACCCGATGTTGGGTGAATCAGGGAAGGCGTAATACAACATCGTATAATCACCCTTACTCCAACCTCTATTATAAGTATCATCCTGCCATGCGAAAACCCTGCAACCGGCCTTCTTTAACTCCTCAGCCGCTTTTCTTAAAATATTATCTCCCATATCATTTATATTTAAATTATGCCAAGGCGCCGGGAACCGACCCCGGACCATATCCGCACACGTACGATCATGGTATTCCTTCCGCCCCGCCAAGGCTTGGTTCAACATTAACAAACTTTCATATACTCACACATCTTAAAAAAGACCTCTCTTATGATCCTCTTGTACAAGATGTATATCTCATCATCATCCTCATCGAACTCCACGCCCCATGAACGTAATAAATATCTAATGTCGCAATCCGCTATATGAATCCTAAATATGGATGGAACGCTCATTATGTAATCCTCAAAAGCTTTCTTAATCCCATCCCTTTTGATATGTTCTTTATACTCATCCTTGAACACGTTAAGCATAAAAGATAGATATTCCCTATCATATTTAAACTGCTTACCATAATTATCTGTATCTATATGATCCAGTATATATATCTCTATAGCGTCTCTATCGTATTTTGACATACTCCTTCCTCCTCCTTTTGATATTTTATAACCTTTTTCTCCCCATACGCTTTCGCTAACTGGATAAGTTGACAAGTAAATACCTTGGTACGGTGTTTTACGATCTTATCCACCAACTCCGGGCATCTGGTTCTCCATCTATAATTAACCTCGCCCTTAGCTTTCTTCTTGTAATACCTGTAGAATGTTACGGCTACTACCACTTCTCTATTCTGCTCGAAAGCAACCAAATCGTAATTGTTGTAAACTATTTCGTTCATGTTGTTATTATTTTTATGTACTTAATCACTTCTTCTGGCAAGGATGCTAAATCCCTAACCCTTTTACCAAAATTGTATGTTTTTCTCTTCCACGGGTAATAATCCCCTACATACATCGCTATTCCTTGAGGATGGAACGGGTTCGAGCTACAACTAAATATCGGATAATATAGGGCATTATTATGATTATTACTCTTACCACTTATACACACAATAGTATATCTATCAGACGTTTTATCGCCAAAATCATATACTCTTACCTTCACTTTCATGCCATTGGCATTTGTTATAATATTATCCATATATACCTCCTTTATTGTTTGTTGTTCAATCCGACTAATCTATTTCCTTCCCATATAAGGTATATGAGCCACACCATCCACGACTCTCATTTGATACCCGAATATGATTCACAGGTTTATTCCCCGCCATACAATTAGCGTAAGATAATACCGCCGACATGTTTCTAAACCCAGAATCCATTGCTGATTTAATAAGCTTCCTATCACATCCAAATACCAATATCTTTATAACATCCTTCTCTTTTACAATTCTTCTTACACGCATAATCTTGCCATAAAATAAATAAACATAAAATCTATTCTCTCTTTGTTATCATCCATCCTATGCCCGGTAATTTCAAAAACAACCCTACGCTTTTCTACAGTCTGTATATTATCTAACTGAATAGCTATGTAAGGATATTTCATAACTTTCTCTCTATTGATGTTATTCAAAATAGCGTTGACATCTTGCCTGCGAAAATACATATTTACCCCTATGTAGCTGGCAACCAAAAGACATTCGTCTATTATCCCATCTGTATCGAATAACAATAACATATCATCCTTCTCGATAGTATATTCCATATCAAGAATCTTGATACGTTTGCTCCCGTCCTTCTTATTAGCTATAAGAATCTCTATCATATCCTTATCGGTCGTAAGGATATAATACGCCTCATCCTTTGTAATATTATCACGAAGGTAAGATAGCGCTTCATCTTGTAATCTTAGTAATTCTATTTCGTCCATATTTATTTCTATTGTTGCCAAGGGAAAAAGGACGGCGCTGGCGACAAGGCCTGTCCAGCCTCCCCGCAGCCGCCCGCATTCCCCTTGGTGGTATTAACTTCCTCCAATAATCTCATAATCGAATTTCACATTAATACTCTCATCAATGTTTAATTCTTTCTTCATCCCAAATACAGTCTCCCTTACCGTATCAAAATCCAATAATTGATCTTCGGGATTATTCACAAGCTCTCTCCGGTTATTCTTCCTAGGTTTTCTAGATGTAAGAATATATTCCGCACAACAGCTTCCTTCAAATGTCCTCACTCTGGAATACCATAGATCACCGGTCCCGTACTCAACACATATATTCATGTTTATGATGGTATTATCCCACGCTTTTTCCGGTAAATGTTTGAAAATCCTGTTAACCCACCCCGTGCCAATATCTATATAAGGACAATCTAAATCCGATGTCCCCTTAATATCCAGATATAGCATAACCTGTCTATTATTCTTAAACATTCGAGCTTTCACATTCATTTTCTTCCGTCCCCATACCACTATTCTATTATTTCCAACTTCCCGTAATAAGGATAAAAACAACCGTCTCGATAAACCGAATATCTGAGCGTTTTATCCTTTGCTTCATAGATGGAAACACAACCGCTGTTATAAGCGTTGGATAGTTCTTTTGCTACAAATCCACCTATTCGTTTATAGGTTTTAGGCGTATCCGCCAACGGCCTGCCTACATATATTTTTACCCTCTTGCACTTTTTGTCGCCTACGCATATATCCTTTCCTCTAAGCTCCGTTAAATACATGAATCTCATATCAGTCAATTTTAAATCCAACATTCCTCTACCTCTATCTCCATACGATCCTCCCAATCACATAAATCAGGATTCTCTCCTTCATAAAAGTAATAGTAAGCCCATACTTCAATATCGCCCACTTTTATGCATCCATCACTGCACCATTCCACAATATCGTCACCCCTGCATACGTTTGTCGGTTCAGCACCAAGCGACAATAGTTTGTTTATTATATTGTCACCGAACCTTTCTTTCGCTTCCTCTTTCGTCATATCACTATCAGATTTTTAATATTACACTACCGCCAAAGGAGAACAGGGAACGGACGACCAGCGGGGCCGACCCCACGCCATCGCCGCCGCCCGTTTCCCTTGGTTCCCTCCGCATCACTCCCACACCAACAGACAATATCTACCACCAATAACACCCTACCCACCATCGCTCGCAACCGCTTTGCGTTTCCACTTAACGGTAAAGTATTACCCCTGTTTAGAAAGGAATCCTATTGATTGAAGATACTCCCATTGATTGGAAGGTATTTCTTTTGTTGATTGAAGGGGTTTTCTTTGTTTCCTTGGTTTCCCTTGGCTTCCCTTGGGTTCCCTTGGGTTCCCTTGGGTTCCCTTGGTTTTTCCTTGGTTTCCCTTGGTTTTCCCTTGGTTTTCCTTGGTTTTCCCTTGGTTTTTCCTTGGTTTCCCCTTGGTTTTTCCTTGGTTTCCCTTGTTTGGAGGTGCACCCTCCCGCAAAACAAACCAACCCCACCAACTCCCAGCATAAAACCCGAGACCTTCCTCCCGATTGTTCCACGTGGAACGCCCGTTCAGTCTAGGATATCGAGGTCTTTGTTCTTGATTGCCTTATATACTTGCCTAATACAATGTATTGATAATAAAACCAATAAAAGAACTATGATCAAAGGCAAGGCGTCGCCCGTAGCTATAACATACCGCCCCAACTCAAACGCCATGTAACCACAAAACAAGGTAAGTACGAAATATATAAATATACCCATAAAAATATACAATAAGTATCCGTAACTTAGAAACAATACCCAAATAATATAATTAATTGAGTATCAACAATATAATATATATCAAGCCTTAGAGCTACCTCTAAGGAAAGATAAGCCCAGATATAGATAAAAAATATACAATAAGTACCGCTTATTATATACCTTTTAGGATCGATTCACACACGAAACCATACATAAGGGCACAATATACCCGTCCGCATGGATATATATGTATACAAAATAATGCTAAATGAAGCATTTTGCTTACACATTTTCGGTCAAGGCTTAAAATTTACCGCCTTAACACTTTTATGTGTAAGTAAAAGAATGGTTATGATATCATATTGTAAAATATAGACACAAAAAAGCCCTTCCGTCTTATATCACTACAATACGGAAGGGCAAAACTTTAAAATCAAATAAAAACAAACGACTACTGTCTCAATTTGTTTGCCATGTAACTAACACGTTTCCGCCTGCACTTATCCGACTCCCTACTGCAATCTAATTTATTAGACTTGTGTAGTTCTTTGGTAAGCTCAACATAAAATTCCATTTGAGCTATTTTAACCGCCTCTAAAGCCTTTTCTTTTCTAAATGCTAGCTTTCTATTCAGATTGTCAAACTTTCTCCTATACATAATTTATTAGTTTTAAATGGCACCAATAAGAAACGGTAAGCCGGGGACAATACGGCCGGCGTTATCGATACTACCAGCCGAACGCCCGCACGCCCCCCTTTTTCTTTGGTTTCGTCCCTTTGCCCCGAACGAACGAGACCTAATACGCACATACGTTGCCCGTGATACGTATCGACAAGGCGTAATTTGTCCGTCAATTTAACCGCACAAAATACCCTTGTAAGGGTTGTTATTTTGCTACTACATATAGCGCATAAGTATTTAAGCTACCTTAAACTCTATTGCTTTGATATATTGACACGGTTATAACACCGTTATGCACTCCATGCGTGCTACTCTTACAACGCATGGACATACGCCCTATACATGCGTATATACACCAATATACCCCGTGCTTTCACACGGCCTACTAGGTTAACCTAGCGTACTTACCGGATTGATATAAACCTAAAGATAATAGTACTACCCTGGACTAGGATAGTACCTAAACCACATTACTAAGCGGCGGCCTATCTACTGCAAGTTCTCGACACCCTAACAACCAGCAATATGTTTATATCAAAATATCAAATATCGTACCTATTTAGTCTAAATCAGTAGCGCGACGGGAACGCATAGGTGTGCTACCATAACGCCCCCTATGTGATTAAATAGGGGGCAAATCGTTTTATCTATCATTCTTAGGGTGCGTCAAATAGTAAGTGACACATTTTGCAATAAGATTAAACGTATATCGTTTGATAGGTACAGCGCACTTTATGATACGTTTGTCTGCTCCGTTAAACGTTTCGTAATATATACCAAAATCAAACTCTATAGGCTCATTGTATCCAAAGCGTTTATGAGAAGAACCTAGTATTGCTATATCCTCTATTTCGTTCATTTTAAGCTTTTTGTTTTTATCCTGATCATTTTTATCATAGTATTCACGTTCTACTTCTTTGTATGCGCAAAATGTGTTATTTACACGTGGTAGTATTTCTTTACAAAGCTGTATTACTACTTCTTTGTCTTTAGCTAAAGCAACCAAAGCGGGAACGACTTCTTTTGATACTTTAATATCATTTTCTTTTAGTATGTCGTTTATTTCTTTACCAGATTTAAACAGGTTGCACCAAGTTTTTACTGCACCCGTTAATGTCTTTTCGTTTGATTTTTTAACTTCATTCTGGACTTTGTTTAATTCTTTGTTTGTCATTAGATTTGCCCGTACCCTCGGGGCTTGTATTGGCATCTGGTGCGCCTGTTTGTTAATGCTATTATCTTACAGGAGCAAATATACTACATGTTTTATTTTCAAACAAATATTTTGCAATAAAAATTCGACGATTATATGTAATAAATCTAATCAAATGTAGACGTATATTAAAATATTGATTTATATGATTGATAATCAACAAGTTAAATACAAAATAAGCATTCCTTTTTCGGCTAGCAGATCGTTTACCGTTCTTGTTTCCCATCCTTTGTGGACTGGGGGGGGCTGGTCCAAAAACGGCAGCCCGGCCGGGCCGATTTCGGGGAGGTGGTCCGTCCCGCATATCCCCCTCCCATCATACCCCACCTCATCCTTCCAATAACGTCCCGCATATCATCCTCCCCGAATATCCCTCATACTTCCTCACAACCATATCACCTTCCATCTCATTTAATTTGTTATATTTGCGATATAATTAAAACATAATATATTATGAATAAAGAAGTTAAATACATGATGGGGGGGGGGTATTTTAACCCTCAGATAAGGAGGGGGTATGTTTAGGCGCAGGACTTCTTCTACCGGTAAGATCCACTACCGTGTTAATATAAACAAGAATATGTGTCTTGGCGTTGTAGATATATATATTGATGGGAAGCCATATCAACCTGGTTTTAACGGATCTTATCTTGATATATATCGCGATAAGAAGATAAAAACTATAAGCATAAGTGGCCAGATATCATATCTAAATCCGAAAAATGAGTACAATGTTATTTTGGGCATAAGTGGAGGTATTATAGAGGGAGCCCTTACGTATCAATATAATTCGGGTATGCATTGCGAGTTGGCTAATAAGGTGATATACGGGAATAGGATAACTAATTTTGTTCCTGTAACGGTGATAAAAGATCCTGGGAAGATCATTAATTTCACTTACAGATCTGAATTACAGAATCAGGTTTTAGATGAAAGTTATGTAAGTTGGGATGGTGATTATGTATTAAACGATAATTGTATAGTAACTGATCTTTGTTCGGGATGTGAATCTTATGCCTATGGGAAAAGTTCTCGTGGTAACTATCAAGTAACGGTAAGGATAGTGTAATCCCAAGGGAAGGAGGGAGACCTCGTCCTTCCGGGCCTCCCCCGTCCTACCACCGCCTCCCGTTCTTTTTGGCTTCTCCATGTATTGTCTTTGACCGGATATCAAAAATTCATATCTTTGGAACAAAACTACAATCATGTTTAGAGACACACTACATAAAATCAAGATCTTCTTCTGCGATGACGATATCGAGAAGATATATGTAAGGGATAGTACGGTTATCCGCAACAACGAGATACATAAGATGTATGACGAGATACTTAACGAGCTAGGTGATTTGGCTACGGTCGTATCAAGGAACTCCGTATATGGTAAGATAAAGGACAGGACGGGGTTAAGTATCCGTCATATCAGTAGGATAATAAACCATACTAAAGTTGAGGAGATATGATTAAGGATACGATGGAGCGGGATATGATAAATGAGATATCCACGTTGTTCGTAATGATATTCACGTCAGGGTTGATGTTTGTCATGCCGATATTAGATGTAGGGTATAATGATATCATTGTCATAATAGGATTCGGGATAATACTATCTTTTATGTTAACCATAATCCCGATCTTGCTTTCTTACGATATAAGGGATGAAATCATTGAGTTGATTGAGGATCTGGATAACCAGATCGTGGTAGACACTTCGGTATATAAAACGAACCTGCCCTAAGTAATTCCTAGGGCAGATGTATAAAACTAGATATTCCTTTTAATATATTTATCCATAAGGTCTATGGATAATTTAGTTCCCAGCTCCTCCTCCAACAGGTTAAGGTAGTTCTGGTGCAGGCATCCACCCCGCTCCACCTCCCTAAAGCCGGCCCCGTCCCGGATCCTGACCAGCCCTTTCCTTGGATCCGTATCGATCAGATCCCGAAGCTCGTTCATGTTCTTAAACCGACTCTCTATTACCTTAAATACATCGATCTTAGGTTTCTTATCCTTATCTTTGGACTTTATCTTAACTCTTCCGCTCATATCGATTATCCAGTAACCTTGCATGTAATATGATTCATGTTATTATTGCCGCAATAAGCGCACATAGACGTGAAAGGTGAATATACCCTTCCACATACCGGACATTTCCATCCATACATAACAGGATTTGATTGTTTACCTGCTTCTCTCAAACTTTCATTAGTCGTAGTTGACGTATTCCTATCTTCCATATCATCAATTATTTACCCGTACTACCAAATCCATTACTTCCTCTATCAGCCGTTCCAAGATCTTCTAATGATTCCACCTCATCCCATACGATCCGTTCCCGTCTATGGATAAGCAATTGAGCTACTCTATCTCCTTTAGAATAAGAAGGATCTCCATAACGATCTATACGTCTACATACTACCATAATCTCCCCTCTGTATCCCTCATCCACAGTACCCGGAGAGTTTTGGATAATTGCCTTGGTTTTTGTGATACTACTACGTGGACGGATTTCCATCTCATAATCCTCAGGTAAAGCTACATGCACACCAGTATGGTATATAATCCTACCCCCGTCAAGTTCTATGTTTTTAACGAACAGATCCATGCAAGCGTCCTCCTTATGTGCGTACTTAGGCAATATCGCTCCTTCTTCCAGCCATATTTTGACCTTACATGTATCTATATCATTAAGTAACTCAATTGCCTCGTTATAGCTCATAGGCTGTTCTGAGGCCAACGAAATGGCTTTTGCCAATACATTTTTGATCTTGCTCATCTTATCTTGTTTTTAAATTCCTTTCCTTTCGGACATTGTAATTTACATTCCTCGCCACAAGCGGAACAGTTGGGTCTCATTCCGGGCACCCCTCTTCCCCCATACGGCCAGTAGGCATAATCGCAGACGCTCCAGAACGCCTCCATCGCCCTGATCTTGGCATCGACGGTTATCTTCTCCTTCACCTTTTTCATGCTCTTCCTGAACTCATCTTTCATATCCTTCCCTTCTATCTGTCTGGCCTTACGTCTCTCGTTCCACCAATTGTAGTAGAATTTGTCTGCCATCTTATAAGCTTCGGGGTCAAATTTATCACGATGCAGGATAGGTGCGTCCTTGATCTTTCTCAAATTCCTGCCACAAACATAAGCAAGCCCGGCGTACGGAGGTATGTCCTTAGGATCAACCAACCCATCAGGAACGCAGTAGTAGAAGTAGTTGGGGCGGCCGTACCTGACCCAGTCCCCGGTCTCGTATAGGGCTTGCTTCCGGGCCTCGAACCAGCCTTGCATTACTTGGTGCTTACCCTCCTTCTCGAAATCCTTGTTATAGTCAGCCAACGAGATCTTCACCTCAACCTCATAAGCGTACATGGATCTGGTTATAGCCAGATAATCGGACTCCCAGTTATAGACATACAAGTTGTTTATAATCCATCTAGGAGATACCAAGAACTGTCTGTTAAGGATATCCAATATCCCTCTTTCAGTGTATTCAGCACCTTTATTTGATTGCCGTGTTCCCATCTCCTGTCAGAGGATTATTCCTTAACCCAACCGCCATTATAGCGTTCGATACCAATCTCCGTAATCCACCCATATCCTTATCATGGAACGAGAAAGTAGTTAAGTTATGTGATTCAGTAATCTTATCATAAGACTTTATCATCAACACAGCCACATACTCACCAATCATCTTCCCATTCATGATATCAAGATCGATTATGCCGTGATCTATTAGATCAACCACATCCCATCCTGATGGTAGATACGTTTTTATCTGATTAATGTCCATAGCAAATAGTATTTATAAAAAGGAGGGTCGTGCTACCCTCCTATAGATTACACACGAAAAATAGAACTGAAAGCGATCTTAAGCACGTAAGATTTTATTAATTCCCGTAGGCTGTCTACCGGTTATCGTTAATTACCGACCTACGGGAATATGTTTAAGAAAACACCATGTACCCCAATCCGGAATCGAACCGAAATTTCATCGTTAGGACCGACGTGTTCTATCCATTGAACTATTAGGGCATATGTCCTTATTCTCACGAACCAGGACATCAAACGTCTAAACTTTAAAAAAAACCTAATGACAAAACTCTATGCTAGTTTTTCCCCAAAAAACAACGTAGTCCTGGCGGAGGGGCTTGAACCCACGTGCGACCAACTACCCTTTCTACAAGGTATAAGCTTGAGGGGATACGCCAGGATGGTTTCCACATCGGCTTTCACAAGAGGATGCGGATCGGAATTTCTCGAAGTTTATATAGTAATATCATGAAACTACGGTCCAACATTCTAGCATATAACACCAATCCTCAAACGGGAACGTCTCCACGCCAGACCTACCCCATCCCGTCCCCCAGCTGTTCTGTAGGACGAAGCCGGCCTTGTCCCAGCCGGTGAGGATAACGGCATGACCTCCCAAGTTCTGCCCTTGGCCTTGCCAGAATCGATTACCATAATTATAGCAATACAGACCTATAACCAGAGGCCCATTCAGCATCAAAGCCACCTTAGCTGATACCGGATCTATGATCCTAGCGTAACTGTTTATTTTCTCCCCATCTACGCCTATGTTCTTGATAGACTTGATAGCGTCACGAAGAACCATCCCGTCTTGATCCTTATCCTCTCTCAGATCATATATATCGTAGGGAGAGATCTTAGCCGGTCTTTTAATAGCCCTTATACTCTTTCTCCAGTTAAGTATCTCAGCTAAGCTTACCGCAGCGCAAATAGGAGAAGATCCTTGATCCACTACGCTATCAACGTTGTTGACCTTATACTCATCAGGGACAGCCTCATGCTGCATATTCATGATAGCGTCTCTGTCATCCACAGGGGATGGTATATATCCTAACCCGTAACTCATTTTTTATCCTTTTTATGGTAATCAATTATCTTGATATTAAACGTATCGGATCTTTGCCTTACCTGTATAGACCCTCTAGCCTTTCCCTTGGCGTCGTACAGGGCGGTGAAGCCAAAGTTATCGACCCGGCCGTCGTCCAGCGTAAACCGCCACTCCTTCCATTGGCCCATCACGGTCCCGGAAGACACTATGGAATCCACCACATAAGATATATCAGTAGTATCATATTCCGTATAGTAGGTTCTTGACGTACTGCATCCGACAACCGCTAAGGTAAATAACGTTAACAAGAAAAACAAGATCTTATTCACTTTTCTTAGATTTTTTACGTTTCTTAGATTTCTTCTTATCCTCCACCTTATTCTCGACATTTACATCATTACCGGCATCGGCATCAGTAACCTCAGGAGCGTTATTTTCAGGTATATCAATATGACCGGAATTAGGATCCATCTTATCCTCATCAACAACAACCTCATCAGGTACATCGCTATCTAAAAGCTCTGCCTCAAGATATTTGATACGATCTGACATAGCCTTATTCTGACCCTCAAGTTCCTTATATCTTCTTCTAGCCTCATCGAGTAATTTAGATGATAACTTATGTTTCTTCTCGATATCCATATAAGCCCGTTTAAGAGTTTCTTTCTCTTTTACCGACTCATTATATAGCTCTCTTGATTTACTAAGCTCATTCCCCATCTTAACTATATGAGAATCCTTGGAATCTATATCCATATCAAGAGAATCGACAAGCGTATCAAGATGCTTTATTTTCTCTTCCAATTCAGTTATCTTATTACGGGCATCCTCATAATCCCTTTTTAATCTGCTTGAATAGCTAATAGCTTCATCAAGATCCTGTTTTAGAGTATCTATATAACTACTCTTTACTATCTTCAATCCGAACATCTTCATTACTTTTATAAGTTCTAAAAATATCGGCTTTTATCTTGCCGACTATAATTAACTCAGCTATATGTTTGTCTTTCTCGACTATAGCTATATCCTTACGGACATTAGTGACCCTGATCATGATATTCCCGTTATTAGACGACACGAATGGTGATCCTACCAAAGTAAGTCCCGTATCGCCGATAAACGACGGCAGCATCATCAACACCCCTATGGTATTGTCCGGGAACGATGCCCATACCCCTGTGTCTATATCAAGGACATCACCCTGTCCTAATGGGAAGGCATTACCCTGTTTAATAGGAATATCCTTACCCAACGAGTTCCATGCTTTCGAGAATCTTACGGAGTTAAGGAAGATCTTTCCCTCTTTCTCCACCATCCCTACCATAGGTTCGCAATTCAGTCTAACCTCGTTTTGTTTATCATCCGGCTTCTCCTCAAACTCGTCAAGGTCTCTAGCTGATGTAAACGACTTACTCTCCAGAAGTTTTTTAATATCCTCAATACTGGTCATTATAATTTGATTATTAAATAAACGATCTTCAATCCTAACTTCAAATCAGATGTCTTTTCGAACATCTCCCTAAGAGGTAAGATAGTAGCGTCAAGATCTGACGCTACCCATTCTCCATCCTTATAATACATATCCTTTTCCTCGGAATACGCTACACAAGGTCGATGCCCTAAGTTCTTCATAACCGTATCTACCTTATTTTGGGTAGGCATCGAGACACGGTTCACTTTAGTAGATATATTAAAATTACTTTCCATCAACTTTCTGATTTTTAATTAGTTAATTAAAATGGAAGATCATCGTCATCTCCAAAAGGAGGATATTGAGGAGGTTGCTGGTATGATGGAGGAGGTGTCTGCTGCTGGGCCTGCGCCTGATATGACGGTGGGGGCGTTTGCGTTGTAGCCTCACCATCATTGTTTTGGATTGCCGACTGAGCAGGTTTCACACCATCTGTTTTAATGCTTTGAATATACTTATTAAGTACCTGATAGGCGAAAGCGTCTTGGGCGGTATAATCAAACTTCTTGTTACCCATAATATCCGTGCTCTCAACCCTGTCAGGCCATCCATTCTGTCCATTCTTATAATATTGCTGGATAAGCTCATCTTTTCCGTCTGGAGTCTCCCTAGCGTATGAGATAAAGAAATTACCAGGAGCGTATTGCTCTCCTTTTTTAGTATGCGCAGGATTGATAACAATCTTCCGTTTTAGGTCGATATTAGGCAAGTATCTTACAAGAGACTTAACATAGCTGTTAATACCGCCTCTTGAGGTCATCAACGGAACTTTTATAACATAATTACCTTCCTCATCGCTTATCTTTATAAATAAGAAATTTGTCTTAGCGCCATTCATCTCCTGCTCTAATACAAAAATATCGGAAAGATATCCTTCTATACCGTTCCAGAAAACCCTCCAGTAGGATACGGCTCCTGTCTTCTCATTTATATGTTCCTCGAAACCTTCCTTAGGATCTCTTGACGATTGATATAATACACCACCTCCACTTATATTAAAGTATTGTGTATTAGATGATAATTGATTTTCACGAACTCCCATATTATATATATTTAAACGTTAAACAATAATTGATGATGACAAGAAATACTCGTTCTTATTATCCTCCCCATAAACCTTATTGAAATGAGATTTATGATCATGCTCGATAACTATCCTATTACACGATATGCTTTTTATGATACCCAGATATCTTCCACATAACACGTTGCATACAATATCTTCACCATAATGAGACAAAGGGGTAAGTCTTTCCTTACATGATTTACCTGAAGACGGGTTCTCTGACATAATATCGCATCCTTTATCGGTAAATATCAACTTGCAATGATCGAATTCATTTACCTTAAGATTGTTTTGGAGGGCTTGGACGAGTAGATCCTTATCAAAGACATAGGTACTTGTTTTGACAAAATGCTCGTCCACGAACCTCCAATTTGGATAATTACCCTCAAAATGGGTCTCATACATATCCATATCAGGCGTAGAGAAATAAGTCTTAGTATCGTCCACTTTTATAGACAACATATCCGATGACTTATTGATATGCTTATCAAGCAATATCGCAGATTCGTTCGATACCGGGATAAACATCTTCTCTACCTTATCCTGATTAGGGACAAAATACCTGTAAATAGTATTTCTATCCGTACTTACTATATTGATATTAATATCATCAATATCAATTACCACATTCTCGATGCATGGATAAAAGTCATCTACCTCCGTATAATCGCTGGCTTTGTTAAGAACCGAAACATAATCGCTCATCTTAACCTTAATTCCTCCATCAAGTATCTTATGTACCTGCGGGAATGTATTGATATCAAAAGCCGGACAACTATACTCACCAGAAGCATAGCAGATCGTTATCTGATCTTTTTTATCTGAAAGCAGTATCGTAATCTCGCAATTCTTCTGTTTTTTCATGAACTTAATAAAAGAGCTTGCCTCTACCAAGAAAGAGAAGTTAGAGTCAGCCTCGACCTCCAATCGCTCTATAACACATACCTTGGCATTTACGGAAGTGATATAAGCCAGATTATTGACAACATCTATCTTAAGATCCTTATAAAGGGAGTTGGAACCGGCGTTCTTAACCACCGTCTCCAGTTTACCCAACTTCTCATTTAATGACTTCGACAAGCATCTTATAAGCATAACGAACAACTTTTTATTACATCGCAAATGTAATCATAATTATATTAATACAAATACAATAAATACTTAATAGTATTAAAATAGTTTAAACTTACGTCTAATATACTCGGCTATAAGCGTGGCATCACACATTCCGTCTTGTATCTTAGTAGGTTGCACTCCTTTCCCTGACCATGGTTTCACGAAAGAGACCAAAGGGAAAAGGCGCATGGCGCATCGGATGGAGGTAGCCTTCGTGTCTAACTTCGCCGCCGTATACACCCGATCGGATGTCGTATGAAGCTCCTTCTGCCAGGTCTTTGGCTGGACCTCCTCGAACATGAACCTGACATCTGGATGTGAGTCATATCGTTCCATCATCTCCACCATCATAGCGAAGAGTGCGTTTGGTTCCCGGCGCCGTCCGCCGAAGGTGAAGTTGCTGGCTGCCGAGCTGTTGTGGATGCTATGGACGTCCTCGACGGCGATCGCCAGCGTCCCGCCTCCCTTTTCTTGGATCTTGTCAGCGGCATCGAGGAAGAAGCTTGATATAGCCCTAAGATCTATATCCCCCTTAGCCGATATCCTTGGAGTCATGATTACCTTAATCTCCCCGTTCTCCGGGATCATCGCCAATCCTCCGGTATCTATACCTGGATCTATACCTATTGATATGTTCATAACTTCAACGTATATAATGAATGAAAATCCTCCGGTCTAAACACCTGTATCGAGTTATCCGGGTACATACCTATATAATAACCGTAAAAAGCCCGTAGAATGCCATTTTCTAGCCTTATATCCAAAGCCTTTACCTTATTACCGTCAACCATAATATCGACCTCATCAGTCTTGTTAGATATCTTATCGAACCATTCAGGTACAGGATCAATACCGTACCTGAATGCATTTACTGTCGATTTTATAGAAATATATGTTCCCATCTTAGATAAGATTACAATCGTCTCGTTTAACTACCTTAAAAGCTCCTCCTCTGAATAATAGAACCACATCAGTTCTATTATACTTATGTTTCTCGATATCCACCAAATGGTAAGAAGCCGGTCCAGTAGCGGGCCTAACCGGTCTCAATACGGCTATGGCTATATCACCGCCAAGCTCCACCCCTCCGGTAACACCCTGTAGGCACATGAAAATATACCCTTCAAACTCATGTTTCTTACCAATAAACTCACTCATAGGGATACCTACGAACAAATAGTTCTTTACATCCTCTTTCTTAACATCAGCGGCGTTCTCGACACTTGATGGTATTACGTCTATAAATTTAGCTCCTATTGCCATAATCAGATATTTAATTTAGTTCTTAATTCTTGACACAATTCATAATTATCTCTCATGATGCTTAACGTATTATCAACGCCATTACCGACCCGAACATCCCCGTACCAGTACCATGATCCCTTACGGGTAAAGATACCGGTTTCCTCGCATAACTTCAAAAGCTCAAGCTCCTTATCAAACCCCACGCCATAATACAAGGCTGTCTCTGCTATTTGGAACGGAACGGCTGTCTTGTTCTTCAGAACCTTTATCCTAACCTCATGACCTACTGAAGATCCGTCCTCTCCTAATATAACCTTCTTTCTCGCCATCTCCATACGGATAGAGGCATAGAACTTAAGGGCATTACCTCCGGTAGTTACCTTAGGATCGCCGTATATAACACCGATCTTCTCACGATACTGGTTGATGAATACCAGAACGCAATCGCTTTTGTTAACGATACCGGTAAGGACTCTCATGGCCTTTGACATCAACCTAGCTTGTAGTCCCATGTTGCTGTCTTCCATATCGCCCTCTATCTCCTTCTTCGGTACCAGATTGGCTACAGAATCTACGACAATAAATCCAACCTTCCCGGACTCGACTAACTTAGCCGTGATGTCAATAGCCAGCTCCCCGTAGCTTGGTTGGGAGATCAAAAACCGGTTTATATCCAACCCCATTTTCCTAGCGTACTCAATATCGAAAGCGTTCTCCACGTCTATTATAGCTACCAACTTATCGGGATGCTTTTTCTGGAACTCAATCATACTTAACGTACACATCATGGTCTTGCCACAAGATTCCATGCCGACCAGCTCATGGATCCGGCCTACCGCCCATCCGCCGCCGAGGGCCTTGTCCACCACCAGCGAACCAGTGCTTTCCCTTGGTATGGATATTATAGGATTATCATCGCCGAAGTTCATTATCGAGCCTTCTCCAAGCTCTTTATTTAAAGATGATACTAATTCATCTACGTCTGAAAAAAGTTCTTTCTTAGCCATTATAATCCAAATTCCTCAAAGTTAAATAAATCCTGTTGCTTCTTTATCATACCCTTACCGATATCAGATATTTTCTCCGGCAGGAACACTCCATCGTTATCATCCACCTTCTCCATGAAATTTGATACATTCTCACTTAACAATATCGCGTTATCATTAGGTACTGATTTTAGATAAAGACCATCAATTGATCTACACCTTGAAAGAGCGGTATATATCTGACCGATCTCAAAAGCCCTACTCATATCAACGAATATATTGTCTAATGTCATCCCCTGAACTTTATGAGAAGTGATAGCGTATCCTAATCTTAACGGATATTGGATGATATAACCACAAGACGTTCCTTCTAAAGATCCATCTACTTGCCTATATTTCATTTTATCCCATTTTTCCTTAGTTATATAAACCTCACTTCCATCGGAAAGCTGAACCGATATAGCGTCATCACATGGGTCTATATCTGTTACTACACCCATAGAACCATTCACATATCCATTACCGTTCCTCGTTATTATAACCTTAGCTCCTACTTTTATTATAAGTTCATCCTCACATGGAGCCGTAGGTTTTTCACCGAATATCTTAGCCTCGAATTTAAATACCTTATTCTCTATCTTATCAAGATTAGATTTGTTTATCTCATAAGCCTCCTTATTGGTTGAGCATATTACTATAGTATCATTCATATTCTCAGGGTATATCACCCTTGATTTTAGGATAGATCTAGATTCCTCTGTAATAACCCCACATCTTATATCCTCCAATACAGACAAAAGTTGTGGGTCTTTTTGACGGAATGCCTTATCGAAGGTAATTACCGAGAATCCTGAGGCTCTTAATGCCTTTGACGAGAAAAAGAATCGGCTTTCATAATACTTATCAATAAAATCATCAACGGTCACTACAGGAGGTAATTGTGACAGATCGCCGAACATAATCAGCCTAACTCCACCAAAAGGTTCCCTGCTTCGTTTGCATTGTCTAAGTATATCGGCAACCTCATCAAGCAAATCGGGTCTTACCATACTAATCTCATCGATAACGATAGTATCAAGATTCTTGACCTTGCTTTTCATGAACGGACTTACATCAACCTTATTTGATAACATATTCCTCTCTACTGAGGGGATGTAAGGATCGTTTTTTATAGCGAAGAAAGAGTGAATGGTTTGTCCTCCGGCGTTCAGGGCCGCAACACCAGTGGGGGCTACTATAACACATTTACCCAAGAACTTTACGATACGTCTCATGAACGTACTTTTACCACTACCAGCTCTACCGGTAATAAATAGATTCTCCCTAGTGGTGAAAATCTTTTTCAAGGCACGACCTTGCTCCACGTTTTTATCCACCGTCATAATATGACGAAGGAGGTCGTTTTCATTTTTAAAATCTTCTTTTACCATATCTTTTTATGTTTATGGTACAAAGATACGAATAGTTATAATTAACTATTAAAAATAAATGTGAATAATATATAAATATTAAATTTTATATCTGATACTCAAATCATCCAGCTTTACTCATCTCGGACCCTTTTACCCCTAAAAAGACGTCTTTTATAAAATCTTCGGCGATGATTATATGCATTATCTTTCCTCTGTATGATAGTCTTAGGTGTCCGATAGTTACGTTCTTCCTATCTTTGGTATTAACTATTCCGTTGTTTTTCTTTACCTCATCATATAAATCGGATATAGTCTTACAGCACATACTAAGAACTTCTTTTATCATCCGATATACCGTTCTTTGGGATATTAGCATCATACCTTCTTTTGATAACTTTATATTCAATCTATCCATAAGATATGACACATTGAATTTGACAGTTCTTTTTTTAGTTACCTTATATATCTTATTTATATTTCTGTTTCTAGCTGAGAATATTATTTTTGATAACATCTTGACTCTATTTAATTTACGACTTTTGTTAGCCATCCATCTTCTGGTATTCGAATCAAGATTTTTATCAAGGCAGGTATATACAGATTCTCCTTTCTTTACAAACATATCCTTTATCCTTGGGGTCTTACTAGCCCTATGCTTGTATTTTATGATATCCGATAAAGCTATCATAATCTCTCCTTCAGCCCAAGCCTTTAAGCTTATAAGCTGGTAGTTCATATCCTCATGAGAATCCCTTAACACATGACGGTAGCAGAAATAAGCACATCCATCTGATAGGATATCAATAAAATCATTGGTATTGATCTCTATCTGATCTCTATTCCCGCCATGCATCCTATTTCTTAGAAACACATGTTTGAATACGTTTATGATAATAAGATATATCATTGCCATCTTACATTCATCACTGATCTGAATACCTGATCCATGATACTCCTCATGTTTCAATGAATATTTTATAGCTGTCACTTTTTTGCCTTCCTTATTGGTAACAGGTTTAAAATCGACTGGACATATAAGTGACCCGGCTGGAAGTTTTACGCATCCTAGCTCATCTTTTTTGGCCTGAATATTACGTGGAGTATATCTTTCGGTAAGAATCTTATCGAAATTTGATTTCATTTTATGTAAAAGTACTATCTTTGTTCCCATAGGATATTTTTTTTTTTGCTGCGAATATACAAGTTTCATCAATACGAAACAAGTTATTCGGATGGATGGGTAGCCTGGGAAGGTCGCCCATTTGTTGTTTATACGAAATTGTCGTAATAAAATTGGGGGGGTAAACTCCTGTGTTTGTGGAAGATCATTTTTGACACCACACTTGTTACGCGCGCGTTAATAGGTATATTTATTAAATATAATTAACTCTATAAACATATTCTACTTACTAATATCTCTATCCGTACACAGAACCTCTCCTGACGTCGAGTTCCTGTGTACTCCACTTAAAGTCTCTATTTAATAAAACATTGCTTTTTACCGCCAAGGTATGGTGCCGTCAGGTAGCATACCGCAGGCTAAACCTGGTAGAAGCCGTATCCTATACCGGAAGCCGGAACCCCGGTAGGGGGATCGGGTGGAGCAAAAGCCAAAGAAGAAAAAGCGAGGTCATGTGCGGTCGCTCACGCTCCGGCCGTCCGTATCTTCTACGGCAGGCTCCATCGCCCCAAGACCTCCCATTTCCCCTTGGCTTTATATCCCATAGCTTGGGAAGGGAGTAATCCAAAGGGAAAAAGTAAGGTCATATGCGGTCGCTCACGCTCCGGCAGGATAACACAACTCTACTGCCGTCCATGTCAATAGCGAACCTCTGGCGGCATTGTCCGGTATGACGGCGGTAGCCTTACCTTAGCTGTCCCTGCACGTCCCCCACCAACCTTTTTCCCTTTGGATGCCTTGGGCTATGTCATGGGACGATAAGAAGCCAAAAAGAAAAAGGGAGCGGTCGCATCCCGTGAGGCAGGATAAGGCTGTCCCCTGTCGTCCACGCGCGTAGCGTACGTGAACTTCACTGTCCTCGCCATCGTAGCCAGTCGTAGACATACATGACTTCGTTCGTACTACCCCACCAGCTTTTTCCCTTTGGATTCTCGTAAATACATGCTAGTCAGCATATATTATGTTGATTATGGCAAAATTTCTTGACAACGATATTTTTTTTAAGTAGTTTTGCTGAAAACTAATTTCATATGCCGGAACAGAGAAAAGCTTTCGTATTCGCATTACCTTATGATACTAGACTGGATATGATCCAGCAATTCTTAAGGATATACAACGGCTATCTGGATTCTAAGGGTAAGAGCTTGATTACCGAAAGGACGATAAACTTACTTTCTTTCTACATCAACTACGGATACTCGGATGATACCAGGGCTAAGTACATGGATTGTCATGGGCAGAAGGAATCTTACGTCGCTGTCCTGAACAACGAGCTTAAACGTGGGGGTTTTCTGGTGGACAAGAAGAACGGGAACTTCCGTACCCGTGAGCTGTCTATTGAGATGAGAAGCTTACGTAACTATTTTATTCTTGACGGGGAGGGTGATGATACCCGTGTAATGGGGTTTGTGTTCAAGAGAAACAAATTGGATATTGATGGGTAGGAATCTTATTTCATTCGATAGGGATATCGTGGATGAGGTGGTAAGAAGATCTGATGGGAAGTTTACCAAACAACAGGTAGAGTGGTGCATGAAAGCATCCGTATCTTACGTCCACCACCTAGCTAGGTATACTGACAATATATCTATCAGAATCCCGTTTATCGGATACGTTATATGCAATCTCCGAGAGATGCGGGTAAGGCGTGATAAGATACGCCGGATATTTGTCAAGGAAGGTAATCGTTATCCGGATGAAAGGATGCCTATTGAGCTTGATTGTCTTGATAAGAAGATTAATGCGATAGAGGATATGGAGGGGTTGAAGAACGGAGATCCTCTTATACGTGATAACCATGAGGCCATGTATCAATGTCGGTATGGAATGACATGGGAACAATTACAGGATTTTCAACAAAAACAGTTTAAAAAATAATTATCGTGCAAACAATTGGTAAAGCCCAAGTAATAGCCCAAGCTTGGGAAGACAGTTTATTGGGTAGGATTCCTAAGGATAAGAAAGATTATCCCGAATGGTATAAGAATCGTCTTGAATTATGCAAGAAATGTCCTAAGAACTCTTCTAATATTAGGTTCTTTAAATTGCCGCCTAAGGTATTATTCCATAGATTGATTGGAAGACCGGGATGCTCGTTGTGTGGTTGTTTTATCAAGGAGAAGGCTTGGATGAAGACCGAGGTATGCCCATTGAAGTTCGTGGAAGGAGAGAAAGCCAAATGGAATGCTATGGAGGTGATAACGGCCGATCATAACGATTTTAATATTGAGTGCCCTAACGATTCCTTTGATATAGGACTTACGGATGAAGAGAGCGAGTTTTATCTAAATATTTTTGATCAGAAAATAGGTGATAAGATAGAAATCGTGTTATTTATCACCCATAAAGATGGTTTCCATGTCAAGGAGCATCATCTTGGATGTGGATGTATGGGAGACGTTTCATATAACAAACATCCTGACAATGAGAATAGAACTATATTTAGGATGACATTGGATACCTCAAAATATACGGAAGGTCATTTTGAGAAACATCTATCTCTTATGGGTTATACGAAGGATGATCCTGAACGTAATTTCAAACATTTCCCGCTACGTATTATAGGGGAAGCTTATAAGTAATAGCGATGAGAAGTCTCGTAAGAAGTAAGATAGATGATCGTATCCATGCCCTTATTGTCATGGAAGTCGGATGCCGTGAGTTACCTGAATATTCATTGGGTGATATACTTTACTCCGCTTTAAGGAGAGTTGCTAAGGCTAATGGTGGTAACGTACGCTTCTTGCGGGATGTTAGTACCATGGATTTATTAAGAATAATAGATCAGAGTATCAGTGATGAGATCGAGTTAAACAACAACGATTATAATGCGTAATATGGAAGATAAAGATATAAAAACAGAGATCAGGGATTATCTTAAAGAAGAGGCGGATACCCATATAAGGCATTGGATAGCCATAAAACGTGAGAGCAAGCGTCTGTATAGCGATATTGAGGATAGGACTAAGAAGATAGCCCTTAAATCATCTTCGTTGATAAAAGAGGAGGATTTTGTCGTTCTTCATGAGATGACCCATAAGATACAGATGTTGAATATAGAGGCTGTAAAAGTCAATTCTAGGTTGATGTTCATAATCCAGTTGGCTACCAGCTTCGGTATGGATCTGGATTTAGACACGACATATGCGTCCACCGCCAAGAGTATTATAGAAGACAGAACGTCTGGATTCGTGTTTTATGATGACAAGGAACGTCTTAGATATGCTGACAAGGAGCTTGAGGATATGTTCCATGACATGAGCGTGAAGGAAGTAAGTAAGATCGGGGTTGTTCAATCTTATGAGCTTCTTATGAAGCAGTATAATGAATTTAAGGAATTAAAAGAAAATGCCACAGGGAAGACGAAAGCCGACGAGTAAGGATGTTGATCGGGTTAATGACAATCTTGAGGTCATATCCAAGGCCGTGGATGATGCCAAGGCTTATATTGATAAGCATCCTTGGGACAAGGAGAATCCGGAAGATATGGCAAGGGCGTTCGATTTCATATCCAAGTTGATCGATAAGATCAATTCATGGAATGAATCGTATATGGAAAAAAGCGGAATCATGGATGTATATAGGTCTGTAAGCAATGTCCAGAAAAAGGAACGTAAGGGTCAGGTTTCTGGTGGAATCGAGTCTGTTTTAAAGGATATTATAAAATGAGTCTAAGCACGAGTCCAGAATTTTATGTAAACATGAAAAATCCTCCTGTATGGAACGATCTGTTCGGTTGGGAGGATCAGGATGACGATGTTAAGCAGTTCTTTAAAGAAGAGGCTTATAAGGTCAAGTACGGGGTGACTATCAATGGTACGTTCATCCCCCCATGGCTTTATTGGCATGTTAATTTCTTCCCCGTATTCCAGGATCTTCCAAACGGGGAACGTGTGCCAGCGATCAGTCGTTTGCGTGATAACGAATGGTTTTTCGCCGAGATGTACCAACGTGCCCGTCAGGAGAAGAAAGGGTTGGGGATGTTTGGTACTCGTCGTTTTGGCAAGGCTCTTCTGGACTCGGAGCTGATATATACTCCTTATGGACCTAAGAAGATAGGGTTCGCTGATATCGGGGATATCATATATGGCGATGATGGTAAGCTTACGACTATAGCAGGCGTATATCCTCAAGGATTCGTTGATATGTATAAGGTTACGTTTGAGGACGGGCGCAGTATAGTATGTTGCGGTCAACATCAGTGGAAGGTTAAATATCATGGTGATTATAAAGTCATGAGCACCATGGGTATCATCCACTCTGACTTCCAGAAGATGACCATAGACATAGGGGAGGCCGTGGATTTCCCCGAGCGGCGGTGGCTGATGTCGCCCCATCTCCTTGGGTCTCTGACCGCCTCTTTCCTTTGTGGATCTACCGACAGGATCTTCGAGTTAAGCAATAAGGAGATGGATGATATTATTTATTCATCCAAAAAACAGAAAGAGTTGTTTATAAGCTCATTCATGAAGATAGCTTGCGGCATAAGTACTGGTGACGATCGTTTTAAGGTCGTTTACAAAAGTGAGTATATTATATCCTTCGTAAGAAGAATATTCTGGTCTATGGGATATTATTGCGTCATGGATGGCGATGATATGTATATATCCAAGACCCATAACAGACTTAGGATATCCGATATAGATTATTACGGGAAGTATAAGGCTACTTGTATTGAGGTAGATAATAAATCTCATCAGTTTCTTACTACCAATTTTGTCGTATCCCATAATACGACCATCATGTCATCACTTCTCCAGATGAACGCTACCATGACGATCGGGCTTAGCCATTCCGTGGTAGGTTTCAGCGATAGCGATTTATCTAATATAGGTGAGTATTGTGAGTATGGTCTTGATCATGTTCATCCTTTTTTCAGGATCAACAGGACCAAGACCGACTGGAGTTCGGGCGTTACATTAGGCAAGAGGATGTCCAATGGCGTACGTGATATCCATGCCATTATCTCTATAGCCAACATCAACATGGGTAGGAAGACCTCCACGCAGAAGACGGCTGGTTTGACACCGGCTACGGCTATTTTCGACGAGGTTGGTAAGGGACCTATCAAGAAGCCTTACACGGCCGCCATGCCGTCCTACGACACGCCTTACGGCTGGCGTCTCAGTCCGATCTTGGCTGGTACCGGTGGTGAGGTGGAATTATCCAAGGACGCTCAGGAGATGTTCTCTGATCCTGATACATACAATCTTCTGGTCATGGATTGGGATATTTTAAATCGGAGAGCCATGAAAGGGAAAACATGGAAAGAACGGAAATGGGCGATGTTTGTCCCCGGTCAGATGGCTAACTCCGGTGTCAAGAGAACGATAGGGTTAGGTCATTATTTGGATAAGCCTGACGACAAGAAGCTTAATAAGATTAAGATTGATGCCACGGATTTTGAAGCCAGTACCAATAAGCTTAACGAGGAACGGAAGAAGCTATCTACGAAAGATAGGGTAGCTTATACCTCTCATACCATGTTCTATCCTTTTACGATTGATGACTGTTTTTTAAGCTCGTCCCAGAACCTATTCCCGGTAGAGTACGCTATCAAGCATAAGAATGATCTCCTTGAGTCGGGGCAATATAGCGGTATGCTGTGTGATGTCTTTCTTGAGTCAGGTAATAAACTGGAGACTACTAAATCGAATAAGCAACTGGCTGGATTCCCGTTTAGCGGCGGTGTTATTGACGCTCCTGTCCAGATATTCGAGATGCCTCAATCCAATAGGTTTGATGATTTTATTTATGTGGCGGGCCAAGATCCGTATAAGCAGGCCAAGTCTGATACTCCTTCATTGGGATCCTTTTATATATTCAAAAGGCGTGTTGGTATCCGAGATCCCTATGCCTATAGAATAGTTGCCTCTTACGTATCCCGCCCATCATCTATAGACCAATTCTGCCGTACGTGCGAGGTGCTTCAGAAGGGATATGGTGCTATATGCCTTATGGAGAACGCTGACCAGATGTATGAGCAATACCTTAACCGTAAGAGTGGTATGCCCGCATCTTTCTTTCTATTCGCTGGTGAGGCGATAGCCAATAAGTATGTGAAGGCCGGCTCCCGGCAGAATAGCAAGCTGGGGCTATATCCTACCCCCGGCAACCAGAACCTGCTCTTCTCCTGTGTGGTGGATTATTGCTGGCAGGATTTCGTTATTGGTTATGATGATAGTACCGGTCTTGATATAACGGTTAAAGGTATTGAGTTGATTGATGATATAGCTCTTTTGGATGAGATAATACAGTATAAGCCCGGATTGAACGTCGATAGGATAATAGCCTTCGGGCATGCGTTGGTTCTCGCTAGGTATTTTGATGATAATAACTACATGCCTAAATCGAAGATAGATGAGATGAATAACGCTCGTAAGGAAGATGCTTATAAACACCATGAGATATATGCCTCTGCATTTGGATCGGTATCTATAGGAGCTTTTAGGTAAATGAATGTCAATTAAACGCCTATCTTTGTTGTAAATAAAATTGAATAATCATGGAAGTGTTTAATAGAGATCATTCGTTTCCAGCAAAAGGAGCGTTATTAGGATTACCTCCTCAGGCTATTTCCACGAAGAAAAAGAACAGGAAATGGAAGGAGGATTGTATGGACGCTCTTGAGACGATAGGGTTGAAACAGTATGATCGTAACCAGATGTACCGTGACTATTATCTGATGGCGGATGGTAAGTTATCTTTTATGGAGATGGCGGATGTTATCCCTCAGTTAAGGAACGTACAGAAGCTAAGGAGCGATATAAGGATACCTTCTTTCTTGAAGCATTATGATATCATAGGTGGTATCGTAAACGCCTTTGAGGGATGGCTGACAAACCTACAGGATAAGTATACGGTTAATGAGGTAGGTGATATGGCTATAAGTGAGTATGAGGATACGATGTCAAACTTACTTCATCGTCATATACAAGAACAGTGGGATATTATCGTCAATCAGCGTCTTGTGGAGGCTGGTCTTGATCCTACGTACAATGAGTTTAACTCTGAGGAGGAGCGTCAGGCTTATGTTCAGCAAATCCAACAGGCCAAGACGTCTATGACCCCTGATGATATCCAGAGGTTCATGAGTACCAGATGGAAGACGCAGGCGGCTGTATGGGGAGATCATACGATCGAGGCTGATCGTAGCCGGTTTTATATGGATGAGCTTGACAGGGAGAATTACAGGGATCGTCTTCTTAGCGGAAAGATGTTCCGGAACCATTTCGTTGGCTTCGACTACTATCGTCCGGAGGTATGGAGTCCGATGGAGGTTTTCCATCCTGATGTGAAATACCCGCAATATGGATCTTATGTAGGCCGTCTTCATTATTACGAGGGTGTTGAGTTGATATCAAGATACGGCCATAAGATGACGGCCAAAGACAAGCGTCGGATTATGGGAGGTGACGATGATTATGAGGGATGGGTATCTAATGACGGTGCTAGGTATGATTGGAAGAAAAAGAAACCGTCTATTACCGGTATGTATGAGAATGAGGTTATTCCATGGAAAGGATACCATGACTATGAGTCTATAGTCGCCGCTGAGGACTATTATGGTGTGCCTATGGGAGAGTACCATACCTTCGGACCTGACGGGGAGGAACACACCCAACCCCGCTTCTTGCCCCGCTTCCATCCCTTTGGATATTTCAACTCCGGTATGGCCGATGGTAAGAGATATGAGATAGACTCTCGCCTTTTTAGGGTTATGGAAGGATATTGGGTATCCATGAAACCGGTATTCTTAATAACTTATATGACAGAGACCGGGATGGTTGATCAGGAACTTGTAACCGATGAGTTGCTCCCGGAATTCTTGGAGAAGAATGGCATAAAGAAAGTAAAGAGGGTTATGGCCGATGCTGTTGGTGATCCTGAGGTGAACACCTATATCTTGGAGTATGTCCCTGAGGTTAGGTTTGGCGTTAAGATCACCGGAGGTAATTTAATGGATAAGCCTATATATATTGGTGGGGATCCAATACCTCATCAGATACATGGTGATAGCAGTCTGTATGATTATGTCATTCCGGTTTCTGGATTTATAGGGTCTAGTCTCGCTGATCGCATACAGCCGTTCCAGATGATGTATAACCTTGCTATGAACCAGCTATACAATAACGCCGAGAAGGAGATCGGTAAGTTCTTCTTAGGCGACTTAGGATTCCTGCCTACGGAATATAAGGATATGATGGACAAGAAGGGAGCTTTGGCTACTTTTATGCAGATCGTTAAGTCCGTCTCATTTATGGGTGTAGGTGGTAATGACACAAACAATCCTTACCAGAATCCGCAGATGAGCAGCATATATAATCAGTTCGGTGTATATGATCTTACTAATACGGATCAGATAAGATCCCGTATGGAAATGGCGTCTTACGCCTATATGATGGCTTATAGGATGATAGGTATATCCGAGCAAGCGATGGGTCAGTCAACTAGATACGAGAGTTCTACGGGCGTAAAACAGGGAGTTAACGCTACTATGCTACAGACCCAGACTTACTTTAATGATTTCGATGACTTCAAGAAACGGACATTGGATATTCATCTAGCCGTGGCTCAAGTATGCCAGAAGGAAGGATACGATTGGACCGTGATGTACAGGAACAGCGATCTGTCCTTGGCTTACGTCAGTCTTACGGATGATAGCTTGTCGTTACGTCATCTTAATGTTATGGCTGTCTCTAATTCCAAGAAACGTCTGGAATTGGAGAATTTGAAGCAATATATATTACAGACGAATACTTTGGGCAATGACTTGCTTGATATCACTAGAATGATGAATGCCAACTCGACGGCTGAGATGAATCAGATAGGAAGGGATGCCAGATCTTACGCAGATCGTGTAAGACAGGAGGAGTACCAGAATCAACAACGACTTGTACAGCAAAAAGCCGAGGCCGATCAACAGGCCCGTAATGACGAGCATGAGAAGGAGAAGGAGCTGGCTTATATCAAGGGTAACTTCGATTTACGGGGTAAGAGCATAATGGCCGCCGGTCAAGCGGCTAGGACACAAGATAACGAAGAGGGTATGGATTATGTGGAAGCTATAGCGGATCGAGCCTTGAAGGAAAGGGATCTGGATATCCGTGAGGAGGATATGAGAACCAGACAGGCTAATGCCGAGGCTGAGCGAAGATCTCGTGAGGAGATAGAGAAAAGGAAGTTGGAATTAAAGGAAAAGGAGATAGATGCTAGGAATAAACGTTCTGATACAGATATGTTTACGTCAATAATAAACAAGAATTGATTACAGGTTTTGTAAATATTTTTACAAAATCTGTAATCATTTTGGCGTAAAATTCTGTCATATACTATAATGGGTTTGATTTAATTGGTAATTGGATTAATAATACTTTTGTAAAAAGCAAAAAAGGAAATTGTATGAATGACATGGGTGATTTCGCTAAAGGTTTTAAGACCATGAGTGTCGAGGAACTTTTTTACCGTGGTGACGGTGATGGCGATAAGAATAATATCGAGGGTAAATATGATAAGGATGGTAATCCTATAGGTGATTCCAAGGAAGAGCCTGCCGACGGCGGAGCGGCTGACGGTGGCGGGGATAAGGGCGGCGATGCTACCACCCCAAACCCTGATTCCCTTGGCGAAGGAGGTACTGATAATAATGTAGTATCAGTATTTAACGGAAAATCTTTTTTGGAGAAGATGGCCGCTAGAGGTATTATCGATAGTATTGACAACCTTGATATTATGGTAGATGATAAACCGGTCGATCTTTCTACTATCACTAAAGAGGATGATTTACTCGATATAGTGGAGGGATTGATCAAGGATAAGGCTGATGAGTTGTTAAAGGATAAGGTTGATACCGGTTCTATGTCTGACTTTATGAAGAAGATGATAGAGGTGGATAAGGCCGGTGGTAACGTTGGCCAACTATTAAGCCAATATCAGAACATTCAGGCGCCGTTGGATAACCTTGATATGAGCAACAAGAATGATCAGCTTGCGGTCATCCAGCATTATTATAAGATGTTGGGTATGCCGGAAGACGAGATAAAGGATAATATGGAGATGATGATCGGCAAGGGCGATGAGTTTATTGAGTCCAAGGCCAATAAGTTCCATGATATCCTGAAAAAGGAGATGGATAACCTTATCGAGGAGGAGAAGAAAAAATCCGAGAAAAGGAAACAGGAGTTGATTGAGCAGATGAAGATCTATAAAAAAGGTCTTAAGACATCTATAAGCTCAGGATTCCAGTTGACTGACACTATGATAGGTAAGGCTGTCGATTTCGTTACCAAGCCGATAGACAATCAAGGCCATACGGCTATAGATAAAGCTTATTCGGAGGCTATCAAGAATCCGGACATGGCCGCTGATCTGGCTTTGTTCTTGATGAATAAGGACGAGTTTCTTAAACAGAAGACTAACAAGGCTAAGATGGAGGTTAATAAGAAGACCATCACTCTTCTTTCTGGCAATAAGGGAGGAAAGCAGAATAAAAATAATATCGATAATGATACTATAGAGGCTAACTTCCTTGATCTGAGTGGATCAAAGAGTGTATAACATTAAAAGATAGATAATTATGAATCCTTTTTTAACAAAAAGTTTCCCGGCTACCGTGAATGGCGATAACGTTATCGCCTTCACCGACGCCAAGAACTATAAGACATCGCTCGTAGAGCATAACTTAGGCTCATTGGCGAGCTGGTATTATGAGGATCCTGATAAGAATCATTTGGGTCTGTTGAACTTGTTCTCTAATATCGCCAATTACCCCGTTCCGATGTATATGGGTATGATTAATAACGGCGCTACGATCTCCGTTAACGGTATTGGAGCTTCTTTCCGTTATGATTTACCTGTTACAAAGACATTCGCTGTCGTTACGGCTGAGGATACTTCAGGTCATCATCTAAAACCGGGTATTGACGGTAGTTTGTTTGATATCGTTTTGAATACCTCTGAGTTTACGGCTTATGATGTCATCACCTATGACGCCGCTAACGGCTGTAATATCCTTATCTCAGGTGAGATCCCGTCTAAGACAGAAGGTGATTTGACACGTTATTGGGGTCGTGTTATCGGCGGAAAGGCTAAATACTTCCCTAAAGAGAAATTACGTCCGGGTATCCGTTACTGGAAGATCGGTCATGCTCTTGGAGAGTATAGCACCCAGTTCTCTAAGGTATCTGGAGCTGACAAGGCTGGTTCTATGACTTGTGAATTCCGTTTAGGAAACCACCGTGGTGTTGAGGGTGAGACAACTATGTACGCTGGTATGAAGTCCATGCAGGCCGCCCAGAATAGCACTTCAGAGTTCGTGGAGACCGCCCTTCGTCGTATGAATGCCATGAGAAGCGAGTATGAGGGTAATATTCCTGATTTGGCTATTATCGGCAAGACTGTTAATGGTAGACTTGATTTACGTACGGCTAAGGTAGCATCCACGCTGGAGGTATTCTGTATGGCTGAGTTGGTTAAGCTGGAAGCTAGACAGTTGATGTGGCAAGAAGGTGGTATTATCATGGATCAAAATGGTCCTATCCATTTAAATGAGGGTATCTACCGTCAGCTTCGCCGTGGTTATACTATCTACTATAGCCGCCCGATGGGTATTACCAAGGACACGCTTATGGCCGCTGCCGCTTATATTTTCCGTGGACGTCAGGATCTTCCTATTACGGAACGTAGGATTAAGTTCAAGGTAGGAGCTATGGCTATGATCAATTTAGAGAAGTTGATTAGAGAGGTTTTCTTTACTACGTTGAGTAATTTGAGCTGGGGTATGGGTAGTGACCGTATGTTGCCTTCTAATCCTATCTCTGGTACTAATGATGCTATGATCTTAGGTCCGGTACAGGTTAAGGGCGCTTTTCTTCCCGGCATCGGAAATGTAGAGTTCGAACACGATCCTTCTTTAGATTACGCTGACATGACAGATCGTAGCGAGTTAGTGAATGGCATGTATCCTAGATCCTCTTATTCTTGTATTATCGAGAATATCACTGACGCTGGATCGACTAACGCATATTCCGCTATTCCTAATACGGCTAACGCTAAGTTGGGTAATATGAATAACAACGTATTCTATATCAAGCCAGAAGGCGTAAGCATGTGGTGGGGTTATGAATACGGTCGTTGGGCACACAAAGCTAACGGTAATGAGATCGTATCATCCTTGCCGGGCATGAAAGAGCAATTCTGGTGCCACTCAGCTTCAGCGGCTTGGGTTATGGATAACAGCAAGTTCTTGATTATCGAGCTTCAACCGAACTACTTCGGCTAAGTTTTTTTCATATATGTAATTTGGTTTTTAGAGGGGAGGATATTCCTCTCCTCTTTTTTTAGGAAAGTAACGCAAAAATAAGGAAATGAAAGAGATTTTAAAATCAAAGAAGGTATTGGTCGAGGTAAACGGCTTCAATATCATGTCAGATACCTTGTATGAGGTAGTAGGTAAACACGACGGAAGCGCTCCGCAGGCCTTCCAAGATGCCAATATAGCCAAGGCTCCGTTCCCGGAGAATGCTACTCACGTATGTTGCCCGTGGGATGATTTCTCAGAAGTTTACAATACCGGTTTTTATCCAAGATCAAGATGTTATAATGGCATGGATAAGGATGAGGTTGATAAGTTGGTTGATCAGCGTGTCAATAATATAATGAAGCCTTTTGAGAATATTTCCCAGAAGGATCTTTCCCAGACCAATTTCGAGTTTTGGGATGATGCTAAAGACAAGATCTATATGGGTAAGGTTTATAACACGGCTAATACCGTTGAGTTATTTTATTTATATCTGGCTGTATTTTCTGGCATGTTGACTCCTAAGGAAATGGATGGTGATCCTATTTTCATGAACTCCATGTTCTGTTTCATTGAGAAAGACAACGCCAAGGATTTCGTTCAGCAACGTGAGATCAATAAGATGAATATCAGCTATAAGTTCATCAACGCCCTTAAGAAAGGTGGCAAGGAACGTCAAGCTGTCATCGACCTTCTTCTGTACATCGGCATCGTGACCCGTCCTGATTTCACGGAGGATGATTATTACACCGGATCACTATCAAACTGGATGAACGAGAAGAAGACCAACATCGATTATCTGCTTGATATTTGGGATCGTTCATTGGAGGGTGATTTCAAGGAAGTTCTTGAGTTCTATCGTATCATAAACGTCCTTCAACGTAACGGTCGTATTAACATGACTCCATCCGGCTTGCAATATAATGGTCAGATCATAGGCCCTGACACCCGTACGTCCGCCGAGTTTTTGGCTACCAAGAAAGATCTTATCAGTGTAAAGGCTAATGTCTTGGATGAGTACGAGGAACTTATGTCTATTTCTAATATAGACGATAAGACCGAGACCAAGAAGGTTAAGGATGTCAAGAAGAAGGAAGACGTAGGGGAAGGTGATAAGGAGGAATAACGATGACGATCCAAGAAGCGTATCTAAGGTCTTTGCAGAAGAATGAGCAGAATCTCGCCAATGGCGGGATTAAGCTTGATCCAGGAAGGTTCGTGCTTTTGTTCAATGAGGCTCAGGATAGGTTGATAAGATACTATCTTAATAGGAAGGATGATGAGACCATCCGATCTATACAAACTCTTCTGGTATACTGGAAATCGCTTAATAAGATCAATCATATTGATGACCCCGAATCGACATCATTCGGTCTTCCTGATGATTATTTATGGTTCTCAAATATAAAAGGAGCGTTTTCTTATAATGGATGTGAGGTTGGAGATTTTGTCATATGGGAGGCTAAGAACGAGAATGTCCATGAGCTTCTTGGGGATGATAATAATAAACCTTCTTTTGACTATCGGGAAACGTTCTACACCATAGGTGACGGGAAGGTCGTGGTGTATGAGGACGGCTTCCGCACAGACGAGGTCAGGATGACCTACTACCGGAATCCGGTACGGGTGGATCTGGCCGGGTACATCAACGCCGCCGGCGAGCGGTCCACGGACATCGACCCTGAGCTGCCCGATCCTTTGGTGGAGGAGATTCTGGATATGGTCGCCAAGCAATTCAACCTTAACGAGAATGAACTAAGTAGATATAGGATGGATAAGGATAATGTGGCTTCCTTTAAATAAACACCGTTAGTTTGATCATTAAGCCTACTCGGAAACGGGTAGGCTTTTTATTTTACATAAAATGTAAACATTATATTATATCGTATACTCACGACTTTATTTTATTGCGGTGATGTTGTTTATGATTATGTTTGCGTTAGGTAAATGATTTTTAAATTAAAATATTGATAATATGTTGCACAGACCGCAAGACCGGGTACTTTTCGTACCCCCGCACGCTAAGATGGTGGATGTTGACTCCATCTTCTTAAAGGAAGGACAGATCGGTATTTACGATACTAAAGATACTTCCGAGAACGGTTGCAAGGCCGTAATTGACTTTACCGGTAAGCCTCGTAATGATAAGCGTTATGAGATCCGTATCGGTCGTAATGAACAAGCGGCTTCCCGCTCTATATATGATAAGGATTTTTCCACGCCTTTGTTCTCGTTGAATGAGATCACCGAGATTTACGCTTCTTGGCCGAAGAAAGATCATGCTTATGTCGATGATGTTATCTTAGGATACAACGGTGTGTCTGATGACACGGCTTTCTCCGTATCCAAGGGCGACCGTATCGCTATCCGCTTGATTCTCGCCGGCAGGGCTTTCGAGCTTCTTGGTTATGAGGGAGGTCGTATTGAGATCAATGACGCTATCCTTTTGGATGATTGTGATAATACTCCAAATCAATGCGAGGAGTGCGATCCTTGCGAGGAGGTTGATTTGTTGCCAGCCGTCCTGAAATGTATCGAGAGGATGAAGAACCAGCCTATCGCTGGTGGTGGTAAGGTATCTGATTATATTGATATCACTCCGGTTACAAGATGTACTAACGAGGCTACGGAACCTGAGACGGAGGACGTGAACTTCTATTGTATGGAGGTTTGCGATACTGGTGATGACCTTGCCTTGGCTGAGGTTCGTGCCCAGTACCCGGGATTGAAGATCGTTCGTGAGAGCATCAACGGCAGCATGTCACGTTATAAGGTGATGAAGAAAGGGACTAAGCCTAATGACTATACTCAACGTCTGATCTCTATCATGAAAGGATGCGAGGAATGCCCGCCTAGCTATACTGAGGTTAAGGGCGGATACCTGTATTCCATTTCATTGGAGGATGACGGCGTTGATATGTCTACTACGGTAGAGTCTTTACCTAATGTGGTAGCTGATACGGTTAATAAGATGAGCCAGATCAAGGGATCAGGTTTGTATATTGCCGCTACTTCCAAGAAATTGACGGATGAGGAGATCTCTACTTTCGTGGAGGCTAATCCTACGGCTATTATCTACTATGTGGCTAAGACATCCGATATGTGCGAGAATCCTACGGTTCGTACCGCTTCATGGTCAGCTTGTGGTTCTTGCAAGGTATCCACCGAGAAGTATTATATCACGATCCCGGATGATGAGTGCGGAAACAGTGCTTTGGAGGAAATCAAACAGGCTTTCCCGGAACTGGAGATCACTGACTACGGTACTCCTGCGGCTTGCCAGCATAGCTTCCAGACAACGGTATATACTAACATGTTGTGTGATGAGTGCGACAAGGTGTTCGAGGGATTCTTCACCAGCAAGGCTCCGGCGTCCTACCGCAACCGTATGTGGAAGAAACTGGAATCGGCTCAGGAACTTGGCACTAATTGCAAGTGCGGTATCCGTTTCCGTGGCAAGGAAATGTTATTATCTCCGTCAGAGTGCTTGATGGATAAAATGACTTATGTAGAGGATAGCGTTGAGATCGTTGGCGCTAGCGGAGGTTATCCTGATTCTCTTGACGAGGGGTCTCCTATCTGGTGGGATCAACTTAATTTCGAGAGACTGTCCAGCAAAGCACCACGTACTCATGTCGGCGGTAATATGATGGATGACGAGTTGAAGGGTTACGCTCATTTCAACGGTTTCCCGAAACATCAGGATTTCATGGGACGGACATTCATGAACGAATACAGCCGTGTTGAACAAACAGCCCAATACGTGGACTTCCAGATCACGATTAATCCTCATAGATACGCTCAGGGATTCGGAAAAGTTATCGCCGATGATCCGGTTAATCTGATCTTACGTGTACGCTATGGCGCTCATGAGGGTGTTCAGGAGATGATTAACATGATCGGTGCTGCCGCTGGTCTTGGTCCGGCCATCGTAACTGAGCCGAAATAAAGAACCTTTTTTGCGTTCATATATTTCCTAAAGGGGAGAGATTCAATTCTCTTCCCTTTTTTTGTTATCTTTGAGGCAGTAGAATTAAAATATGATATTATGTCGGCTATTAATGAGTATTTAAAGAGACTGGCTTCCATCTTCGGTAGCATGGGTTTCTCCGTTCCGCCAGATGACTTCTCAGGTGTTGTCATAGACGGAAAGACGTATCCGGTCATGATGAGGAATGACGGGTGTTACGTGTACTTCGATGATAAAGGAGTAAAGAGACTTGTAAGCGAGGTCCCTAAAAAGGACTATCAGTTCATTAACATCAAGGACGCCCGTGTGTCGATCGTCAACCAATGTTATCGTACTCCGGGAGGTCAGGTAGAGGCTCGTATCCATACCTATATGAATAATAAGGGTGAGATATTGGCCGAGAAGATATTTATCATCAACTCATCGGATATCGATACTCCCATTGGCACGGAATTGGATAAGATCCCTGCCGAGTGGGTGGCTATAGATTGTAGTATAGCGGAGATGACCGATCGGGAGTTGATATTCGTAAGTAAATGTTATGCCACGGAAGGAGGCAAGGTTCAGATAGAGGGCGTAGAGTCGGTTGATCCCCGCCTGAACCCGGAGGTGTCTCATTATGAGGTGGTGAATACTACTGACGATAGTAACCCTATTGGAACGAAGTATAATGCCATACCTGATACGTGGAGGCGTATAGTATGTGATTTTCCGGACATGACCCAAAGGGAGATAATACCGGTGCTTAAATGCTTTGATACCGGGACCGGAAGGGTACAGATAGAGGGGTATAAGATATTTGATTACGAGATGGGTACCAGAAAGGAATGGTATCGCGTCAAGCAAAGTACCGATCCTGAGAATCCGGTAGGTGAGTTTATCACCAGCATAAGCGATGACTGGGTTGAGGTCGTTTGTGACTTCACGGATATGGAGGATCGTGATATTGAGGTAACTATAGAATGTTATAAGACACCGGCCGGTAAGGTGAAGCTGGAGGTTCTTACGTCATGGGACGGGAATATAGGAGTTAGGGATAAGAGCTATAAAGTCCTGGAGACTACCGACCCGTCACAACCTGAGGGCGCCAGCTTCAGTTCCTTGCCAGATACGTGGGTAAGGACTGTCTGTGATTTCGACGATATGGAGGAGCGTGACATCCGGTCTTATGTCGAGTGTTATGACGGAGGCAATGGCAATGTCAAGCTTCGTAGGCTGGTTTCTTATGACTCCAAGATAAAGGCAAGATACGTCCGCTTCGAGGTGCTTGAATCGGATGACGCCGGCTTCGTTCCGGGGGCCGAACTGGCTACCCTCCCGGACGGATTCTCTTTGGTGTCTTGTGATTTCACGGATATGGAAGATAGGATGCCTATTGATATCGAGGAGTGTTACAAGACATCAGCCGGAAGCGTGCGTATGAGACATGTGGTGTCTTATGACGGTGATCTTGGGAAAAGAAACCAGTTCTGGGAGATTGTGGACTCGTCTGATAATAAGTATGGGCTAGGAAATAGGATAAATGATATCCCTGCGGATTTTATCCGTGAAAGGTGTGCTCTAGAAAGGTTGGATGATCGTATTACCAGAAATGCGGTAGAATGTTACTCGACACCGGGAGGATCGGTAAGGATTAAATCCACTTACGTTATCAACCCTTTAAATCATGTTAGGTCGTATAATCATCATGTATTGAGTTCTACAGACAATGATATCCATGTTGGTACTCAATATACCTCTTTGCCATCTAATTTCACTCGTATCGAATGCGAGGAGCCGGATTATATGGATCGACTTATAGATACCACTGAGACTTGTTATGATACCGGAAAGGGTACGGTGAAGATCAGGAGACAGGAGTCGTTGAACGGAAATCTGGATGTAAAGACTTTCGACTATAAGATCGTTGAGTCCACCGACACCGATCATCCTATCAATACTACCCCTACGCAGACGGTTATTAACGGCTGGACGGTTATCAGTTGTGATCTTAATATCATGGACGTGGATGATTGTTATGAGATCGGTGGTCATAAGATACATTTGAAGGGATTCAGGACAGTCAATCCGGCATTGCAGGATATTAAGTCCAAGTTATACGTCGTATATTCCGATCATCCTGATTATAATGTAGGTGATGAGCTTACCTCCATACCTGATGGAGCTAAGGTAACGATCTGCGATTACGCGGATAAGAGCCAAAGACATATGGTTCCGGTGCGAGAGTGCTATGAGGTGGCCGATGGCCGGTTCTATGTGGAGGGGAGCCGGTTGATTGATAACAATATGGTCGTAGAGCGGACGTCGTTGATGGTGATGGAGTCATCCTCCCCGACCTACCCGGTAGGGACTACGCTGACCTCCATCCCCGATGGCGCTACTATCGTGGCTTGTTTATGTCAAACCTGTTAATATCAAGGCTATGGTTAAGGTATGTAATGATTATTATATGATTGACGCCCTAGCCGGCGGTGAGGTCATAAGGAAAAGGAAATATCGTCGTGAGAATACGATGATAGGATATAAGTGGTATGATTATAATGGGGTCGAGGTAACTGACCCCATTGAGATATCACGTCTTGACGGATTGGCTACTAAGCATCAACGTGTTGATGAGGCTTATGATGATTATGCCATTTTCATGTCGTCAACAAACTACGTTAACAGCGTTTCCGGTATACCTATGGATAAGCATATGGTTGTCGTTGAATGGAGACCGGATAGCGAGCAAGGTTTTGTCACCATGGCTCATAATGAGGGTCTTGACGGGGATAGCTATTATATAGTTATTATCAACACCGGAGATAAGCAGGCTACGATCTACACCCCCGTAGATCCTGAGGATCCAAAGGATGGGACTTCCCGTGCGGTTGATAGCGATAATATCTCCGTTGGAGGATCATATGTCTCTATATCCCCTAAGCAAGTAGAGAGGATAAGGGTTACTTTCCGTGACGGTAAATGGTATTATGAGTTAGTCACAAAAACATATCCTAGTAATACTGGAGGTGTTAAGATTGGAGATGTCGATTTTGTGACTTTTAGGTATTTATGGGAATCAAGCTCTGGAAGGGATTTGGATACTATGACGGAAGCCCTTAATTCTAATGTTCCCACCATAGATAATCTTGCTGTAGGTTGGTCTGGTCCAGGAAATAGAGATAGCTCTGTTAGAGAAGTCCTTAAATGGGGTGGTGATAATACCGGGTCTGGTAAGGAATGTGTTTGGATGTCGGTGAAGGATTTAAGGGCTAAGTATTATGATATCCTACCTGAAGAGACGTATTTTATGGCCTACGCTACATGGTTTGGATCTAAAGGCACGGGTAAATGCTCTTTTGAACTTGTTGGATACAAGGGAGGTACGATGAGCCAAGACGGATATAATTTTATAAATACCGGTGGATCTGTAGTATATCAGAATACATATGATTTTGTATGTAATACCCATAAAGGAGCCGGATCGTATAAGACATCTTACGAGAAAGTAGCTCGTATTACTTACAATAAGCTAATTAATGAGGTGTATATGTCTATCGGAGAGGCTATAGACCAGGAAGATGATTATGATAAACTAGAGAGGGAGGTTGATAATATAAAGAAAAGGCTTGATGACATCGAGGATGAGCTGGATGTCGTAAGACGTATAGCTGAGGGCAAGAACACGGCGTATATCTTTGATACGGTCGATGCCATGAATGAGTGGCTGGCGGTTCCGGAGAACACGGCTAAGCTCCGTGTTGGGGACAGCTTCTGGATCAGGGAGCAGGAGGTACCTGATTATTGGTGGGATGGAACTCAGGCTTTAGAGCAGGAAGGTCCGAAGGTTGACTTATCTTCTTATTATACGAAAGACGAGATTAACGATATTGTTGATGATATTAATCAGAAGATAGAGGATAAGAGTATGTCGATTATCTTCGATACCTATATCCAAATGAAATCTTTCGTAGACGATCCTACTAACGCCGATAAGCTTAAGGAAGGTACCATCTTGTTGATACGAGATAAAAACGTACCTGATTATTATTACGATGGTGCTGGGATAGTCAAGATGGAGGCTGATGTAGAGCAATGTCTTTATATTACTTTAGCTAATAAGCCTACGGAAAGCACTATAAGTTATACCCAAGATCGGGAGGTAACTAATTTCGCTCCGGGAGCTATAGCTAGGTGGATTGACGCTGACGGGAATAATGTGTTTTATAAGCTTGTAGAGATAGTAGGTGGTAAGGCTAAGTGGATTACCCTTATCGATACTAAATACGGTAATGTGACGCTACAGAGCACTTACGACAAGAATTATGAGATCGTAAATATCGTATCTGGGTCTAGGTTACAGGCTATAAATAGCGAGAAGAATGATATCAAGTTTGTTAATAGCGCTACGGGTAACGTGACTGTCGTGTTGAATGATACCGTATCAGGGGGAGCCAAGAAGCTGGTGAGTATGCTGGCGGTGAACAAGGTAGTCTTGACCCCCGGAGCGGCGGTGTCGTTTACCCGGAACGGTGATGAGTTCGTGCTCACCGAGTTGTTTGGCGTTACTATCTTCCCGGATCTGGCGGATGCCAATCGTGAGGGTGAGTGGGTCATGAGCGTAGGCGCAACTGGTACACCGATCCTTATGGAGGTAAAGGAGATGCGTAAGTGGGATGAGAGCATAACCAAGGAGCTTACAATAGATGAGCTTAACGAGAAGTTCCCTAACGTGGATATCGGATTCGCTGTCGTATGCAAGACCATCAACAAGGTATATGAGATGGTTAACGGATACAAGGAATGGGTGTCTTATGATATAACCTCAATTAGTTGATATGGGATTTTTAGTGGGATATGATACGGTCTTGTCCTCGGTGACGTTTATAGTGAATGAGGACAGGTTCCCTTGTTATGATGGGAAGGATGCTGATTATGTGCCTGATCCGATAGTATATTATGATGCTTTTAATCGTAATCTCAGGTTCTCGGCAAACAATCCAGGATTCGTGGACGTCGATTGGGGTGACGGGACAAAGGATCAATACCCTTTGGTCAAGATATCTGACGGTAGTTATAGGATAGTATTCAGGTCTTTAGATATTGAGTACAAAAAGAATCCTGACGATACTACATGGTGGTATAGGAAGGAGGATGGATCTCAGTATATACCGGTTCCTCCACATAAGTATAGCGATATCAGGCGTAGGGAGGTTACGATGAGGTTCTCTAACGTAATCGATGGGGAGTTCAATATGGATGGTATTGTCCTCCATGAGTTTCCTGTAGTTAATCTACCTAATATAACTTATTTGGCTATGGTCAGGTCCGTTTTAAAAAATGGAGATATCCCATATGACAGGATAAGCAAGAGCGTTAATCTTCGTAATATACATATGGGGGGTTTTTCTCACCCTGGTGTTTGGGATAATTGGCCGGAGGGGTTTTTAAAAATGAAAAGATTGAAGTATTTTGTGTGTAATTCCGTTTTTAATTTCGCTGATAATCCTGATTCTAATTGGAGAAGATTCTCTGAATGGAAGAATCTTACTGAATTTAACTTCAACTGGTGTAACATCCCTTCTTATGATCCGGCTTTTAATTCTATTCCAGCAAAAGGTATAAACATTATAAGCAATCGGAATAATATACCTGTATTTGATGAGGTGGATAAGGTTGGAGATGATAAGACAGGCGTTACTTTTATGGGTGGAGGTAGCTCATGGAAACAAGATCTGGTAGGAGGTAAGTTGAATAAGATTCAGGGCACGTATTGTAATTCAAGCACGGTACCGGTAGACGATCTCCCAGACTGGTTATATGAGGTAAGGGAATTTAGGATATGGACTTTGTGTGATGGTGGTAGATTTATAAATACGCAGGAGAGGGCTGATACGTTCGTTAACACGTTTTATGATAAGATAATGTCGTGGAGTTATATAACGATGTCACAGACGGCTTCTGACGGTAATAGGAATCAGTTTTATAAACTTACCTTAGATTTATATATTTCCGCATATCCTACCAACAAGAGACCATCTGGCGTTTATCAAGCCCCTGAGGGGTTTGTTAAGGGTGTTAGCAACGGTAATCCTACGACGCCTATGGAGAAGGTGTATGTGCTTACCAACAACTACGGGCAGACGTGGATCTTGGCGCCTGCCCCGGCTTCTAAGGCTACCCTTACGAGGGCAAGGCGGGCTGGGAAGGCTAGGATTACCCCGTTCGTCCTTGGCGTAAAGGACGGCCATGTATCCGTGTTCAGCGGAGATGTATTGGATGATAATATGAGTAAGTATAATTTCGCCGACAAATACGAGGCCATAGATATCTGTAACGATCTAGGATTGGACAGCTCGCCGGTTGTCGAGTATTTCAGGAGAATAGAGGAGGGAGAGGTATGAAGTTGATATGCAAGGATACGAATAAAGGGTCTATAACCTTTTTTACTAAGGGTAAATACGCTTTTAGGGGCGTTAACAGGAATGATACTACTGATGATGTGCCTGATCCTATATTGGATGGTAATAATTATAATGAGATTATAGGATTTTATTCTAATGCTCCCGGCATGTGCGAGGTTGATTGGGGAGATGGGAATAAAGAGCAATTCCCTTTTGTAAAGGCTAGGAGTGGATCTATATATGGTCAATATAGGTTGATGTTCAGGAGAAGGGATATAAGTTATCGTAAGAATCCCGACAGTCATCCATGGTGGTTTTACAAAGAGGATGGGAGTGAGTATGTTCCCGCCCCCAATCATGCTTATGATGATGGCATGGATAAGGAGCGTGTGATATCCATGTCTTTTACCAATGATGTTACGATGATGGAATCCTATAGGATTATGATGGTAGGTTTTCCTATACTTGATATGCCTAGCCTTATCAATATAATTATAAGTATTCCTGGGGATCGTACCATAACAGATATACCAAAGGATAGGATAATGAGATCGGTAAATATAGAGCGTATAACATTAAGTGAGTTTGGTGTGGATACGTTGACGTCCATCCCGGAGGATTGGAATAGACTAACTAAATTGAAAAGTCTGAATTTGTCCAAGTCTATTGACTTTAGTGATACCGAAGCTTCCAATATAAGGAAATTCCCTTCCATGTGGCCTAATTTGGAGATATTGCATTTAGCTGGTGGAAGGGTAAGGTTATATCCTAAGGAATGGTTATCATTCAATAATTTGAAAGAATTGTATTTAAGTCCTGGCAATGCTACATCATCGTTTGATCCTAACACATGCCCGGCTATGGATGAGGTGGATAAGATAAATTCTAGTTTAAAGATTTTCGATCATATAAATAGATGGTATGGATCTGTCGTGAGTTGGCATCCGTATATGAGCGGTAAGGGATTGGGAAACATTGAGCGTATCGACGCTTCATACGGTTATAGTAATATAGATGTAAGTAATCTCCCGGATTATATATATGAGATGAGGTCTATGAATAGCTTTTATATGCATCGCAGCTTGTCAACCCAAGGTCGATGTGATACGTTTATATCGACATTATATGAGAGGGTGATGGGATTTGATTATCTCACTATGTCTTCCTCTGCTTCCGATGGCAAAAGAAATCAGTTTTATGGATTGTATCTAAGTATGTATTCGGCTTCGATTCCTGATGATAAAAGACCTGGTGGCGTATTACAGGCACCTTCTGGTTTTATAAAGGGTCAGTCTAATGGCTCTCCGTCGACTCCTATGGAGATGGTTTATGTGCTTATGAATAATTATGGATGGAGGTTTAGTATGGCGCCAGAGGCTTCTGTGTTAAGGTCAATACGATCTTCTGATATTGACACGAGGTCATATAAGCCATATAAGCTTATCGTATTTGACGATGGGCGTACCTTTGTAGGCAATGGAGATGTTTTAGCTCATGATACGGATAAGGTATTATCGTTTGGGGGTCAACCAGAAGGGGAGTATTTGTGTGATTCTATGGGATTGGACAGGAATGTTATTGCAGAATATTTTAACAAGATAGGTAATGGCTAAGACATTATATAAATATGAGGCATCATCCAACAAGTTCGTGTGGTTCACCACATGGGATAGGGCACTTAGAAATTATTATACCGATGATTATAATTATGTACCAGATCCTGTCGTTGGTAATCCATATAATACGTTTGTTGAGTTTAGATCCAGAAAGCCCGGTATGGCTAATGTGGATTGGGGGGATGGAATAAAGGAACAGTTTCCTATGACCAAGGTTCAAGGGGAGGATAATTATTGTATTATATTCCGTTCTTTAGCGATACAACATAAGAAAAATCCCAATACTACGTGGTGGTTCAGGAAGGAGGATGGATCGCAATACGTACCTATAGATAATCATGCTTACGCTGATGGGAGGAGGGACGTACAACGGGCTGTGTCGATAGATTTTACTTGTGATATTTATTATGCCAATATCCAAGTTTGCAAGATGACATCTTTCCCGATTGTGGATATACCAGGACTTGAGTTTTTGGTCGTATCCCATACGAAGTATGTTAATGACGGTATACCTGTAGACAAGTTGTCAAGATCCAAAAAGTTAATTTATATCGATCTTCAAAATATAGGGCAAAGAATGACCGTAATTCCTGAGGCTATAACCAGTAAGACAGAGGTATATTATTTAAATATGTTTAATATGCTTGATCTTAGGGATATAGAATATAGCGGGATAAGGAATATAAAGAATATGAAAAATCTTCAAGCCCTTGAATTGTCTTCATGTTATTTGGATAGGTATATAAAGGAGTTTAATGATCTTCCTAAATTAACTTCGTTGAGAATACATCCTGGCCCTTCTGATATGTGGAATTATTTTGATATAAATACCCTCCCTTTTTTCGAGGTAGATAAGATAAATCCTAACATTACTAATTTTGCTTTTTTAAATGACTGGGTAAGTGGAGAAAGGAGGACGGGTTGGAATGATGATAATATGTCGGGTAGAGGATTGGATCATCTTGCAGGTTTTTTCGTCAATCATAGTAATAGTATTAGAGTGGATAAGCTGCCAGATTATATTTATGAGATGAGGTCTATTACATCGTTTTCGATGAATTGTTCCACTCATAGCCAAAAAAGATCAGATGATTTCGTAAACTCCTTCTACGACCTTGTTGTAGGATGGGATCAGATTACCATGGCATCCGTGGCCAAAGATGGGGAAAGAAATCAGTTTTATGGACTTGCGGTTTCTATGTATGGTAGTCAATATCCTGACGAGAATCAGCGTCCTTCCGGCACGGAGCAGGTCCCAGAGGGATTCGTGAAAGGCTCGTCCAACGGGTCTCCCGCTACACCTATGGAGAAGATATATGTGCTAAAAAATAACTACGCCCAGAGATGGATGATTAAACCAGAATAATATTATGAATATCAATATTTTAAAACTAAATTGGGGGGGGGTAAAATCCTATTTGCCTTATGATGAGAAGAAGGATGTTACCCAAAAGGAAGGTAATAGAGGTATTCGAGGAATTATCTCCTCAGGATAATGGATATTGGACGGTTCCTGATGGGGTCTATGAGGTTGAGTTCGCGTTGGTCGCCGGAGGTCTTAATGGAGAATATTCCGATATATATAATGCCGGGAGTGGAGGTAACGGAGGTGGTGTACTGATTGGGATTATATCCGTAAATCCAGGTGTTACATATAGGGTGGTTGTAGGAGATATAGGTGGTGATAGTATATTCGGTATATATCAGGCTATTGCCGGTAAAGGTGGAAGAGGCGGATATGGAGTTAAAGGGGATGGTAATGATCCTTCCCCGGGAAATCCAGGGCAAGATGGATCATATGTTTTTAATAACAAATATCCTGACCGATACCCTTATCCTATGGGCGCTGGTGGTGGATCGGGAGCTTATACAAGAGGATTGGATAAAGGCTTTTTATCCGGAGGTAAAGGTGGCAATCACGGAGGAGGTGATGGGGCTGGAGCTGAGGATACTGAGGGTGTTATTATTAATGGCGAAAATGGAGGTAATGCCACTTATTATGGTGGTGGTGGTGGAGGAGCCTCTAAAGCTTCTAGTAGTGGGGCTACGAGCGGTCGAGGAGGATCAGGTTATCGTGGTATTATTATTTTGCATTATTTAAAAAACGGATAATATGGATAGAAATAGTATTATAAAAGAACTAGGTTCGTATTTTGATATAGTGGAATTAGTATGTCCTCATACATATAATAAGTGGAAGGACAGATCGTGGCAGTTTCTTGATACAGCGTTTCTCCATAATCTTCTTATATTACGGAGGGATATAATCAAACAGCCTATGTATTGTAATAACTGGGATAAGCAAGGGCAGTTTTCCCAACGTGGTCTTAGATGCAACATCTGTCAGATAGTTAAGGATAAGAAAGATGTTTATCTATCCGCTCATGTGTTGGGTAAGGCTGGTGATTTTGATATCAAGTCGATGACGGCGGAACAGGCTAGAGGCTTGATCTTGGATCATCAAGATATGTTACCATATCATTTCCGGCTTGAAGGGAAGGTGGGTTGGTTGCATTTTGATAGCCTTGATACTAGGAACGGTATACACGCCGTGGTGTTTTAGGTACTTAATGGTATAGTAGTTAACTTTGCGAGTAGGGTATAAAATGAAAGACAAAGACATGATAGAGCGAGTAGGGGCTTTGTGGAATATTGCGCTTGCGTATGGTGCCTCTTGTTGGGCTTATTTCCAGCCGGTACACCATTTATTAATTGTATTACTTATAGTATTAATAGCTAATTTTTTAGCTAGGTTAGCGCAAAGCATAAGGGGCTGGAAGCTCCGACGGAGTCGTAGAAGAAGGTTTAGTTTTAAGAGATGGTTTAGGGAGGTCAGGTTTACCGATATTCTTAAGGAGTTCGCTTTGTCCTGTTTTATAGTAATGACATTATGTGTTATATATAAGACGTTATACCCGATCGAGGAGGAGGCTAGCATGATACTTACCGTTACCAAATATGGGGTGTATATAGCTCTTGTTGGATATGTTATGCTTTTCCTGAATACGATAGGGGATGCTTTCGCTGACGCTTATTTGGTTAAGGTATTCAAGGCCGTGTTTAAGAGGATAAACGTATTCAAGATGTTTGGCTTCTCTAAAAACATACCTGATGAGACGTTTGACGATATAAAGAAAATTGCGGATGATGAGGTTAAGGATAAGTCTTAGGGCTGTTTTTTGTTTAGGTCTGTCGCTATTCCTGTCCTCTTGTGGAAGCAGGAGGCAGGTTAGCGAGGCGTCTATTGATAGCCGGTTGATCAGCAGGATAGAGACGATGATAAATGAGGTTATAGACCGGAGGATGGTGGAGATAAAGACCTCTGACCTTAATGCCGATATCGTTATAACTGAGAGGAAATTCGATACGGATAAGGATGTTGATCCTGCCACGGGGGAGCGGCCGGTATCGTCCGTGACTGACGCCCATATCGTCATTGGCCGGCGGGACAGCACGGTGACGGCCGATTCCGTTGGAGTTAATAAGACAAGGAATGATATAAAGGATCTGGACAATAAGATAGATATCAAATCTAAGGATGTAGATGATAAGAAGGGATCAAGATGGCCTATAGTGTGGATAGTAGCTGGTATCTTGATGATATTGTTGGTATTGGTATATATATTAAAGAGGATAAAGATTTTATGAGAAGAAGAATGTTGAATAATAATAATGATGATCTTGTTGATGAACATACAAGGTTTTTGATGAGATTTGATAATAATTTTAAGGTTGATGGATACCCCCCCCCCTAATATTGAGGATGGTTTAAGCATCAAGGGAGGGGAGTTTACTACAGATTCTACAAGGACTGGATATAAATACACAAATACATCCAGCTCTTATGGAATGATTCATACATCCAGCGTGTTGTCGTCCCTTTATTTTCACTATGGAGATCCATTTACCGTTGATTTTTGGTATAAACCATTAGCTATCATTAATGCTTGTTCAGTTGGTCATGAATGGTATAATGGTTGTTTTTATTTTGGTATAGCTAATGATAATGGCTTATGTTTGTATTTCGCCACTTATAAAGGATCATATGGGATCAATGCAGGTAATGTAAATGTTGGTAAATGGTATCATGTTGCTATGGCAAGGGATATTAACAATAAGTTGTTTTGTTTTATAGATGGTATTCTTGTAGGTCAGTTACCATGTCATAATTATCCGTTGAGGTCATATAATATAGATTTTAATAGACAAATGGATGGTGATAATAGAGGATCTTTTGTGATAGATAATTTCAGGATAAGCGATGTGGCTAGATGGGTATCTGATTTCACCCCACCCCCTAAATAAAAAAAATGGACTATGATCTCTCACCGTCCATTATCTAATTAGTTTTTAAAGGATATGCAAATAGCATAGAGGTCAGTCCCGGATTCGAACCGAGGTATATGGTTTTGCAGACCACCGACTAAACCACTCATCCAACCGACCGTGACGCGAATATAAAGATTTTATTTGACCAGATAACTTAATTGACCATCTTTTTAACTAACAACTTTCCTTAAAGCCAAATAGTTCTTATTTAACTTCTGGAACCGTAGAGATAATTGTATAGACAAGTATTGTTTTTAGGTGACTCTTGCTGGAAGCCAATAAACAAGGTGGCGGCGTCATGGCGTGGGGCTGGTGGTCGCCTTCCATGGCCGGCCAGGAGCGGAGCGACTCACGACCCACCCTGCCGATTCCCTTTGGCACTTCACGCTTTAGCGCAGAAAAGAAGTAAACATATAGGATCATTATGTTTAAAGATAGTAGTCATTTGCCAAATAAGATCGAATGTAAGGATATAGTAAATATCTCAATAATACAATCATAAAGAGTCTTGAGTGGGATTATTAAGATCTTTATCTGCCAACATACTACTCATTTTTAAATTAATGTTTTTTGGATGTTTACTTTAGATAATAAAAGGCGTTAGCTAACATCATTTCATTAATAGGGTTATTAATTAGAAATTGGTAAGAATTAAATAAAGGAATGCTTTATAATGGGATTTGCTTCAGAAAGAGGCGAAGCTTCTTATTACACATGTCACAAAATGGACAACTGTGTTTCAGCAAGTTATGTTATTAAT